ATATAATTTTTTATCGTATATAGACATAAAAAATCACCTTCTACAAACTACTTTTGTTGTAAGCTGTAGACAGCTTACATAGTTCATAAAAGATGATTTATACCTTTCTTATATTCCTAATATATATTATATATCATTTTATTCGTTAGAATAAAAAAGAGAGGATTATCCTCTCTCGTTGACACATATTAGAAATTGTCCCATCCTTCATCGCTATCAGACTTCTCTGATTCTGACGGCGAATCATTGCTTGCAGAAGATTGAAGAATATTTAGATGCAGGTCAAGAATTTCTTCTGCACTAAGCACCTTATTTAAATCCTTAATCTTTGGTGCGTTCTTAACTGCTTCCTTTTCTTCTGCTGTTAGTTCTGAACGCTGTGGAGATGCAACGACGCTATACTTTGTATCATATCCGCTACCTTCCTTACGGATACGCAGATTATATTCTTCGATGTTTCCGTATTCAGGGTCAGTTGCAATATCCTTAATCTGATTGATAACACTACGACCAATTTCTAGCACCTTAACCTTTGGTGCTCCATCCTTATACCCTTCATCAGGCGACCAATTATTTTTATCAAGAACAAGAATCTGATACCTCGGTGTAATCTTACTACCGTGTTCACATAGTAGACACTTAGAACCTGAACAAATAATTCGTTTTGTCTTACCTTCTGCATCTTCTTCCCAATGCAGGTCTAGCTTTGACGGCTTAGATACAACACGAACAATGTTCCCTGCCTTTCCTGATTCAAGTGTCATAAAATCAACATTGTTCCCATTTCCTTTTGGAGATGTTACATCTCCCCATTCAATATCAAACTGTGATGACATTTTACTAATTCCTCCAAACTTGAATAAAAAATAACTTCTACATTTATTCTATGTATTTTATCAGCAAAATGTATGCTGTTGTTGTAAAAAAATTTTAAAAGTTTTCTTCGACCAATCCATAACGAACACATTCGTTATAAATCTTATGCCACGATTTCTTTTTGTTTTCATTCGCCGCTTCGATTGCTGATATGCCACAAAACAAAATACGATATACTGCTAATTTTTTAATTAATTTATCTAATTTTGTCCCTGTATATCGATATTCGGCGAGCATCGCCATATACAAGATAGAAAATGTTTTTTCCATAACTAATTCTTTATTTGTATATCTATGCGATATATAATTAATATATGTAAAAACATCATTATCACATTTTCTGTGATTTATTTTCCATTCGTCAATGGTTTTGTCATAGATTGAACAAAAATCATTCCAAACAGTTTCAGCAGAAAACAATTCAGCCGCATTAATTAGTATTTGGAAGTATTCTTTATCTAATGGTGCAACAGTTTTACCATTTGGTGAACGGTAAAATACACACCAATCATCTTTATATCCGCGACCGAAATATAAGCAACTGTTATCTTTGAATATAACCTCTGCCATAGCACACCTCCTTTCACATTTATTATATATAAAAAAACAGTGGGAATACGCCCACTGCTTTAATATATGTTTATGAATTTGATTCAAAATACTCATAAGCGTCAATAACGTCTAAGAAAACACCATCGAATCCACGTTCACAAATTAAATCTAAGTATGAATTTTTATCACCAAACAAAATATGTTTCCATTCATCTGTCCAATATTTTACTTTGAAGTTACCTTCCCAATCTTTATTTAACTGTGCAATCCAATCGCATTTGGATACTGCTTTTTTCCACGGTACATAGCCTGGCGTATTTTTATCTTCACCGACATAATTCGACCAATCTTTATTCCAATATGGACGATATACTTCTGCTTCACCTAAAGACATATAACAAATCAATAATCTTCTACCGCCATTTGCTTTATATCTTATTTTGTCTATTTGTTCAGGTGACAACATACCATTACTATCAGAAATATCCATAATAATGCAATCGTAATTTGTTTTTGCTAAAGCATTCGTTAAAGCGTCTACTTCTGTAAACTTTTCACTGTTTAGCAATACCATATAGTTTTTAATGTCTTTAACACTATAATGATTATCAGCATTTTCATATGGTACGGCATAAGTTTCTATTGCATCTAATTGTCGCTTAGAAGAACAATAATCTACATAACCCAATGGTTGACATTTGTTAAATGAATCGGTTACATGACTAGGTGAAGAACAATAATCTAAGCATAATAATGTTAAACCATTACTTTTTACTTCATTCATTCGTGAAACAAAATCATTTGTAATATCCTGTGGTGTTGGTTTATCATCTGCCATGTTATAATCTTTATCTACACCATAGAATACATCTTCCACCATAACAGAATTTACTATCTTATATAGTTTATTGATATATTCTTGTGTCCATCCGTGTTCATCATCAACCTCAAAAATACCAATACCACCGTTATTAATTAACTGAAAATTCGGACGATTAATATAATTTAAGTGATTACGCATTTCTGTTAATAAATCTAACATAGCAATACGATAATTTTTTGGTGTAGGTGTTGTGGTATGTGAAGGAACAACAATAGGAGCAATAGTACGTGTGCGTGGTGAAGTGGCTTTTGTATCGTATATCACTTGACACGTAGAAGGTGCTCCCCACGGAGCATTTTTCTGTAATTTTTTTGTTGGTTTTGATGTAACAATAATACGCTTTAGATTTGGACAATTATAAAACGCTTTTGCATCAATAGAAGTAATATTATCAGGCAGAAAAACTTCTTCTAAATTTGGAAGATTTGCAAATGCATATTCTGATATATCGTTAAATCCATCTGAACTATTTGTACGTGGAATATCAATATAACGAATATCACCAACAAAATATTGCTCTAATGATACACCTGAACTGTTAGAATTTTTCGTAATAATACTATTATAAACCATAAGGGGTTATACACCTCCCATATTTTGTGCATAAGCTGTCGCGCCCCATGTTGTTTTCACTTTTGTTGCGGAATATGGATATAAATTCCAATCATCACTATTCCAATAATAATTTTTGAAATAGAATTCGCTTCCAACACCATATACGCCCCAATAATCTTTTTTAGCAAACATTTCTTGAAACCATGTATCTGTTGTTGAAGTTACATCAATTTCAGTACAATCGAAAAGTTTTATATTAGAATTAAATGCGTTTTGTTGTACTTCACAAGCGACAGGAAGATATACGCGAATACCTGCTGTTGCAGAACCAATTTCAGAAAAAGCACCTGTTTCAATGCGTTTCGTAGATTTAGGTAAAATAATATCAATAACATCCGTAGCACTATATCCTATAGATTTGAAACAGTTAGCTTCAAAAACCTCCACCCCTTCAGGAATATGAATCTTAACTAGATTACCACTCAGATTAAATACACCTGTTGGAATTGATTTTAAAGAACTAGGTAAGTATAATTCGCTAATTCCTGAATCTTTAATTAAGTTTTGCCCCAGTTTCTTTACCGTTGATGGTATTCTTAATGATTTTAATTTAATCGCCGATTCGAAACAAGAATCACCTAATTCTTCTAATCCATTCGGAAAATCAACGGTTTGTAAATCATAAGCAGACATAAAGCAATGGTTTGGTAGTTTTTTAATATTTCCTAAAAATGATATTTTGCTAACACCGCAATCATCAAAACAATGTTCACCAATTTCAGTTATATTACTAGGAATAACTAACTCTCCTGATTGATTTTCGACACCTTCTTTTCCTATCCATTTGCTTGCATATAAATATGGACGCAATGAAGATATTGTTGAAGGTATTTTAACCATATTCATATTCCCTGTGGCAATATAAACAAATTCTTGTATTTGTTTGCTATATTGAACCCCATGATATTGATTAATTACATTAACAATCATTTTTTACCTCAACTCGCAGAAGAATTTATATTTTCAGTTTTTATTGTGACATTTGAAATAATAAGATTGATATTTACATCAAATGTAGGAACAGTATTCACTTCAAATTCAATCAATCCATCTTCTTGTTTAGTACAAATTAAATTTGCTTGTGATACCATATTCATAACGGAATTAGATGTACCAATAGGAAGTGATACAACAATCAGTGAATCTCTCTTAATATCCGTAGAACGAACAACACACTTTTTGTTGTTCCATGAAGATTGTAGCAATGTAACCGTTAATGATTTATGTATATTGTTCCACATGTCTTTTTCTGTTTTTGAAACAAACATCTTATCATTATCTTCTTGTATCATGGAAGCAGGATGATTTGTTGGATGAACATAATTGTTTGCATTGTTTTCAATTCCTGCTAATTTTGTACGTTCATCGTCTTTAAAGAAACGTTTGTTTACTTCTTCTTCTATCATAGAAGCGGGATGAGTAGCAGGATGAATATAATTATTTGCATTGTTTTCTACACTAGCTAACTTAGTGCGTTCTGCATCGGTCATAAACCATTTGTCTGTTCCTTCAATAATCATTGATGCAGGATGCGTAGAAGGGTGAATGTATTTATTTGCACCTTCTTCAATTCCATCTAATTTAGCTTTTTCCGCAGGTGTTAATCCTGTTCCGCTACTAGGTGTACTACCGCCACCAATACCACTAGCTATTTGATTCTTTATTGCTAAAATTTGTGTACTATGTAAATCAAATCCTGTTTTTAGGTCTGTAATATTGTTATTTGCTGTGGCGATTTTATTGTTAATATCGTTAACAATATTATCTTGTTGTAATTTGTTTAGTGCTTGGTCGTTGATAATTGTATTAATCTTAACAATATTATCATTGATACCATTTTTATTTGCTAATATTGCATCATTGATTGTTGTAATGGACGATGTAGTTTTAGCATCTAATGCACTAATAGCAGATTTGTTCGTAGCGATATTATTTGTGTTTTCAGTAATTTTATCATTCGCTAATTTAATATTATCTGTATTTTCTTTTTGTTTTTGTAGTATATTGGTAACGCTAGTATTGAGATTTGCTATATCTGTTGCAAACGTATTGTTTTGACTATTTGTTTCTAATGTTGTAATACGTTGGTCGAAATTCGTAGAATAATTTTCGACGGTAGACATTCTTCCCAACAGTTCGTTTAATTTTGTTTCATTTGATTTAGATAGATTTTTGTTTTTCTCAATCTGTTCATTTGTTAGATTAACCATATCATCTTTTGATACGATTATTTCTACCTTATCACTTAAATAAACATTCATATTTTTCACCTTTTGTGTTTATAAAAATAGAGTGAACTACACAATGTAAATATAAAATTGAACCTGTGATAGTCTGCTGAACCGCTAGTAAATACAGATGGTGATTGATTTAACACAAACAAAAAAAAATCAGTAGAATATATCTACTGATTCAAAGAATGTTAAATCCATATTTTGTAATAACAATACAATCATCAAAATCTTTAGCAACGGATTGTCTGATTTCATTTAATGCTTTTTGTTGTTTTCGCAAGTCAATGTTATTTAGATACCATTGTACTGATACACAAAAATCCCACATATCATAATTTGTTAAATCCTCTAAGAATCTAGCAATATTATGTTTTGTTAATCTCATTTTACTTGCTACATGTATAGCGTCTTTTGCAGTAAAATAATCTTTACATCCGTACTTATCCCCATCAAAATCTTTATGTGGCGGGAATAGTTCAGCAATTTTATCTGCTTTCAGTATTACCAATCCTTGCAATACAGAATCGATTGCTTTTTCGTTAAACGATTTATGTTTTTCTAAATCATTTATACTAAGACTACCTAGCCATTTTACACCTGCTACACACATTTTAACAATACAGTCATGGCATAATTTTGTATCAGATAATGGTAATTCTGTATATTTATTGCATTCATCAATAAATATACGTTTGTAAATTGATGCTTTATCTTTCTTCATCCTGCCACCACTTTATGAGATTTGAATATAAATGATTCTTCATGTAATAATGCTACATGTTTTTCATTTACATCATTTTGTATTGATGTAATGTTATTTCTAATTTCTTCGTCTTTTTCTCTTAATGATGTTCGTTGTTTCGTCAATTCTTCGATTTGGCGATTGATTTCATCAATATCAGAACTAATATAGCTACGTTCTGATTTCATATAATCAATCTCTAACCATTTGTTGAATTTATAATCTTCGTATTCGTTTCTTAATCTTTGCACGTTTTCTAACTGCATCAATGTTGCAACGGCATTGATTTTTTTATCTGTAAAACCGAAATCATTACGCCATAATGACATAATAATGTTATCCATTGAAACAACAAAGAAAATCATTTCTTCTTTATCTAAAAAGAATTTACAATTTTCATCATCCCCTAGATATACAAACTCTGAACGTTGAAATGATTTTGTAATACCATCAACAACTAGTTCATGATTTTCTACATTCATTGTTTCAATGTGGGGTTCAATGCGCTCCCGCCATCTACGCATACAATGTGACGTTAGTTTATATTCTTTGTTGTCTTTTGTAATAGAATCGGCGCAATTAAAGAAATCAAAAATTAATTTATCTCTTAATCTTAAAATCTCATTTTTGTATTCGTCTAGCGTACAAAAATCGGTATTCGCTTTAATAAATGAATCGTATTCTTCTTTCTTTTTGATACGTTCACTAACAAAATCAACGTAGATTTGGTCTAAGGTATTAGATACTAGCGGGTGAACAATTAAATCATTTTGTTTCCCATTAGAGCAAACAATACCATACCAATTATTACCAAAATCTACTAAATTAGAATCAATACAACAAGAAATGATATAATTCTTGTTTTGTTTAAATTCATTTACAATTTTCAGCTTTTGTATAATAAGCGGTTGGCATTCTTGTTCAGACATTCCATAACTTTTAGCTTTGGATAACGCTTTGTTAATAGCGTCTTGCATTTTACGGGATTCCATAAAATTCTGTAAATCTTTTGTCGGAATTTTTGTGAATTTCATTTATACGTCACTCCATTCCATTTCAGGTGCTCCTGATTTATAATCATTTGGCTGTTCTGCTTCTGAACGCTTTCTGAAATCTTCAGGATTTTTCTTACGATATTCACCCAATGTAATTTGCATTTGCATAATAGATGCTTGTCGTGAAATTGTTTCACCAATAGAACGCATATTATTTACTTTATTGGTTACTTCTGAACGAAAGCTGTCAATCGCCGAAAATTTAAGAAGCAATATTGGGAAACGTAGTGTCGCTTCACCTTTTCTTTTATCTGCCGACGATTGCTTTGATACTGCTTGATTTGCGTCAAAAAGAATTTCATTGACACGTTTGCGAGTAATATATTCGTGTTCTACTAAATTAACAATTTCTGATAGGCGGTCTTTATATGCTTGTACCTTTGCCATAGACTCTGTAATTTGAAATGTGGTAGGATTTTCATATACATCCACATGCATATCAAACATTTCATCTCTAAATTTGTCTATATCTAGCTTTGGAAGTGAAGATAACATTCTTTTTCCAATAGCTTCTACATCAGCAAAAGTACATTGCTTATCACCGTATTCATCTTCTAATTCATCAAGAACAGAAGGTTTCTTTTCTTCGATTTTCATGTGCGTATGTCACGCTCCTTTCCTTATGTTTATTATATATAAAACGCAAGAAAAAAGCAAGGCGTATATCCTTGCTTATCCTATCCACATTTCAGTGCCATTACTAAAAACTAGCTTTGTATTATTAATCATCGTAGCGGAATCTGCATTACCTTGTAAATTACCAATAAATTTTTGTGATTTAATACCATTTGTATTATTAATTTCTATTTGCCCATCTGTGTTTACTGACATTGTATTTGTGTTATCATCACTATTATTTGGATTGGTAATTATCATTTTCTTTGTTTTAATTCCATTACCATCAACAAGTAACCCATAATCTTTATTGACTAGATTTAATTGACTTGAGGTTGGTTGAGCAAATGTAAGTTGTGCGTCATAACCAGATATCAAAAATCCTTTGCTCGCTTTTACTTGTCCTGTGAACATCGTATTTCCTTGATTATCGACTAAATCAGCATATCCATTAGGGTTATATACTCGAATAGATGAACCAACAGCGGTTGACTTGTTATATATAGTCATTACTTTATAATCTTTATTAATTTCAATTCCATATTCATCAGTATCATTAAACATACCTTTTATTGGTTTTTCAACAGTTTTATCAAATGAAAGAGTTCCGCTAAGTGTATCACCTGTTTTCTTTACATATTGATTTTGAATATCAGTATTTACTGCATATTTAGCATCCGATTCTGATTTGCTATATACATCATTTTTTGTGTACAATGTTGTTTTGTCTATAACATCAGATTTTAACGCATATTTTGTATCTGCTTCTGCCTTGCTATATACATCATCTTTTGTATATAATGTTGTTTTATCTATAATATCAGATATTAATGCATATTTTGTATCTGATTCTGATTTACTATATACATCATTTTTTGTGTACAATTCGGATTTTTTATATACATCACCAGGCTTTACTGCATCTACTTGTAAAGCATATTTATTATCTGATTCTAATTTATTATATACATCATTTTTTGTGTATAATGTGGTTTTGTCTATAATATCAGATTTTAATGCATATTTTGTATCCGATTCTAATTTTGTATATGCATCTACATTATTTACAGCTATGGTTTGCCATGTATTGTCAGAGCGTAAATATTTGTTATTATCATTCTCTAATGTAGGTACATGAATTCCATGATTTACATTCGCTTTTTCATTCAGTTTAGTATCAACATCTGCTTGTGTATATGTATCTGATTTTAGTGCATATTTAGCATCTGCTTCTGATTTGGTATATCCGTTTACCATATTAGCAGTAATTGTCTGCCATGTATTATCAGAACGTAAGAACTTATTCAAATCATTTGCTAAAACGGGAACGTGTATTCCATGATTGATACTAGCTTTTTCATTTAGTTTTCCGTCAATATCAAACTTATTATATGTATCTATTTTCAATGCGTATTTAGCATCAGAATCGGTTTTGCTATAACTATTACTTTGTATAATTGTTTGCCACGTATTATCTGAACGCAAATATTTATTGTTGTCATTTGCTAAAGTAGGAACATGAATACCATGATTTACATTTGCTTTTGTATTTAATTCATTAACGAAAGCTGTCTTATCAACGAATTTGGTATTAGCTTCTAATTTTGTATACGCATCTATATTATTTGTCGTTATGGATTGCCATGTATTATCAGAACATAAAAATTTTTTGCTATCATTTAATAGCGTTGGCACATGAATACCATGATTGATATTTGCTTTACCATCAAATTTAGTGTTTAATTCAGTTTTGTTATATAAATCAGATTTTGTATAGTACATTGCATCGAATTTATTTGTAAGTAAATCTTCTGCATCTGCAATAGCACTATCTATTTCCGAACGTGTATATGTTTCGTTTTTGCTATATCCTTGTGTTGTGTAATTTTTAATTTCTTGTTTTGTTTTATTGATTTGATTTTTTACTAATGTATCTATCTGATTTTTATTATATGTTTCATTGATATTAAATACTTCACTTTTTTTGTATACTTCATTATTCAAACTACTAACAACTTCTGATTTCATGTTATCAATGCGTGTATTAATTTTATCTACATCACTCCGATGTGTTTTTGTTGTATTTAACATTTCTTGTGATGTATCATCGCTAAATACATTAAATCGTCTTTCAATAGCGGTTATTTTTTTATCCAACTCTGTTGTAGGTGTCATTGATGATAATCGTGAGGATATTGTTTGTAATGTAGAATTGATATTGTTAAAAAGATTGTTATAATTATCTTGCATTAACCTCTGTGTGTCTTTTATTTGTTGTGTTTGAACAATTATATTGTTAAATTGTATTTGTAATTGTTGAATCTCTTGTTCTAAATCCATCTGTATTCATCCCCCTGCTTGTGTTTTTTCTAAAAACAAAATATAAATATCCGCAATAAAGTTTTATAAAAAAAAGAGAGAATACATCTCTCTTTATATAAATGTAATTTGAACATCTACTTTGCCTAATATTGCAGGTGTCACTGCTAAATTAGCTGGCTTGTTTCTAAATGTTATTTTTGTAATTTTTGTTCCTGCTATCATATTATTTATATATTTTACACTTCGTATATCAAATATAGGAAGTTCTGTTAAACTTTTACAATACGAAAACATCAAGGACATATCAATTACATTTGATGTATCAAATTGTGGCACTTCTGTTAATTTCCAACATTCCTTAAACATACTAATCATATTAGTAGTGTTTTTTGTATTAAGTAATTGAACAGAAACTAAATTATAACAATATGCAAACATATTATCCATACGAGTAACATTTGTCGTATCAAGTAACGGTATTGTTGTTAAACTATCACAACTTGAAAACATACTATTCATGTTAATTACATTTTGTGTATCAAGCATTGGAATTTCTGTTAAATTATTACATCTAGAAAACATAGCAATCATACTAGTAACATTTTGTGTATCAAATTGTGGTACTGTTTTTAAATTTTTACAACAGTAAAACATACCACTCATATTAGTAACATTTTGTGTATCAAATATCGGTATTTCTGTTAATTTCCAACAATCATAAAACATTTTGTGCATACTAGTAACATTTTGTGTATCAAATTGTGGTACTGTTTTTAAATTTTTACAACTATTAAACATATTATTTAAATCTTTTCTATATTTAACAAATTCTATCCAATCTCTATCACTTGGAAGTTCTGTCATATCTTCATATGTAGATGGATATAATTTAGACATTCTATATTCATCTGTTTTCCAAACAATGACATTACTTTTTATTTTATATAAATTATGATTGTAACTTACATTAAAATCTATATCACCATTGTTACTTAATACAGCATATACAGTATTACCGTTATATTTAAAAGTTAAATAATTATCCCCTACATCAGATTTATCTGTATATAGATTGGCTGTTTGTATATTACCGTCAGTTTTCTTTATATATAATTTTTTATCGTATATAGACATAAAAAATCACCTTCTACAAACTCTTTGTTGTAAGCTGTAGACAGCTTACATAGTTCATAAAAGATGATTTATACCTTTCTTATATTTCTAATATATATTATATATTATTTTATTCGTTAAAATAAAAAAGAGAGAATGCATCTCCCTTTATATAAATTACATTTTTTCTACATACGAGCCTGTCAATTGATTTTTCTGAACTAAAATCCGATTATCAAAAACATTTTGTAAATCTTGTATGTGCGTCACTACCATGATTTGTTTGAACAATTGATTTAACGACATAATACTTTCAATAAACTTTTGTTTTGAAAAATCGTCTTGTGAACCCAATCCCTCATCTATTATCAAAAAATCAATACTAGCACCAGCTCGTTTTGTTAGAAATTTTGCCATACCGATATGACAAGCAAAATCAATTCTAAATTTTTCTCCACCACTATACGTTTCATACATGCGTGAAGTATTTCCATCCGACACAACAATTTCCAATGTGTCTACTAATTTCTTTTTCCCATTCTTTGTTGTTATATATTGTATGGACATTGTATCATTAGATATAATTTTTAATATTTTATTTACTTCATCTTCCATTTCAGGAATATCATGTGAAATAATAGAAGCTGGTATACCATTCTTACTAAATGCTGTAATAATGCTAGTATAATCGGTTTGTTTTTCTTTTAGTATTTTCACACGTTTTTCAATTTCTTTTATTTTATCTTTATTCTTTTGATGAGTTTCTAACAACTGCGTATTCTTAGCAATATCATTTTTTAATGATGTGATTTTAGACTCTATACTAAATATATTGTTTTTCAATTCGTCATCATTAAATGTTTTCTTTTCAATATTGACAATTAACACTTTCAAAGAATCGTATTGTTCTGTAGATTCTTTTACTAATTCAATATATTCATCATACTGTTTATGCACATAATCATATTCTTTTTGTAAATCATATTTGATTGCATTGCTTCTTTGTATGTTAGAAATTGTTTGTTGTAATGTTTTCCCATCACTAACCAATGATTTACCTTTACTATTTAACGAATCAATGATATTAATAACTTCTGTACGTTTTTTTTCTCCATTGTCAATGGATTTTTTTAATATGGCTAAATGTGATTCTTTGTGTTCATCTGTAATCTTATTTCCGCATAGTTCACAAACACTTTCGTTATAATCAACAAAACGATTATATTTACTTCGATAATCATTTAACTTATTATCAATGACTGCCAATATAGATTTTTTATCGCTAATATCTTCTTTTATCGTATCTATTGATTTTTTTATTTCTTCTAGCTGTTTTTCTAGTGAATCGGTATCTTCAATAATAATCGGTAGATTCGGAGATATTTCATTGATTCGTTTTTCTAATTCGTTTTTCTTATTAACATTACGTTCCATTTGATTTTTTGCCGCGATAATACTTTTTTGTAGTTCTTGTTGTCGTTGAATATTGTTTTCATATTCAATCTTTTCTTTTTGTATTGCTTCTAAATCTTTCTTGAGTTTCACTAACTCTCTTTCTTTTGATTTTAATTCTTTTTTATCATTATTAATAGATTTTTCTACGGTAAATACATCAATAAAAGAATCCTCTAAAATATCAATCTTGTATTTTAACGAATCTAATTCATCTTTGATTTGTTTCTTTTTTTCTTTCGCTTTGTTTTCGTAATCCTCAAACTTTTGAACATCTAAAATTTGCATTAATGTTTGCTTGCGTTCAGCAGGTTTTTTGTTCATAAATCTACTAGACGCACCTTGTCCGATACAAACAGTATCCATAAATGTATCATAATTCATTTTTAAAATAGAATTGATTTTTTCTTGTGTTTCGGATACTTTTTCGGATTGATTTACACCATTAATATAAAAATCTAATGTTCTGCTTTCTCCTCGTATTTTAGATGTATTAACAATATATTCAATGCCGTTCATCACAAAACAGAATTCAATAGTAAAAGAATTACAATTAGAATTGATACATTCATCCATCCATGAACCTTTTGCATCGGTACAAGAATTACACCAATATAAAGCAGTAGAAATCATTTCAATAATTGATGATTTCCCTGCCCCATTTTCTCCAATAACACAAAATATATTACCAAAAGATGTAAAATCTATTGTTGTATCTATATATGAACGAAATCCTTGAACTTTCAAATACTTTGGTAACATGAATTTATCCCCATCATCATTTAACTAAATTAGATTCATAAGAATTAATAATATAATATTCCGTATTTGTAAAAAATCCCAATTTCAATAACTTATTATTAATTTCCATTTCTTTTTCTTTACTCAATTTAATATTTGGTGTTACACCGTCCATATATTGTAAAGACATATTATCACCATTGAATATAATTTTTGTTATTAATCCTTCGCGTTTATATGAAATTCGTTTCCCAATGACAAATTCTCTTGAACGTTTTTCATCGCCTACTTGAATGTATTCTAATCCTGCATCATCAATTAAATGGTAAAATTCATCATTGTTCATTTTATGAATATGTAATATATTTGATATTTCTCCTTGATGAGAATATATGCCAAAAAATATATGGATATAACATTCCACAGGTTTTATATACATTCTTCTACCTCCTCAACAATTTTTTTTGCCAATGAAATTCGTTCTTTTTCTCTTTTTTGTCCTTTATAATATTGCTTCAACGATTCCACTACAGATAATGTATTGCTAATACTATCATCAATAATCGTTTTTACGTCAGGCAACTGTTTTTGTATTTTCAGCATATAGTATACATTACAATTATAAGCGCATTCTAATATTTTCTTTTCATCGATATTAACATTTTCAGTTAGTTTAACTCTAATCCTTAAAATCACATGATTCAAATTATGTTTTTTTAATTGATTCAATATTTCATTTTCAATATCTGTTGGTGATGTAATGTTTTCGCAATTTACATTAACAGTAAGGAATTTTTGTGCATCTAATTCATGGAATGTATATTCGACATTATCCTTATTAACGTCTAGTACGACAAATCCTTTTTTTTGCTTTTCTTCTGAAAAATCGATACGATTGGTTGACCCGACATAAAAAATCAACGGTTTCTTTTCTAATATCTGCGCTTTATGAAAATGCCCTGCGATAACCCCTAAAACTTTATTCTTAACAAACATTTCTTTGTCAATACATGTTTCACTATCTACTGTATTCCAATCATTTAACTGCGCATTATTGATACACCCGTGGAAAATAACAAATGTTTTATATTTACTATCCAATGAATCCATATACTGTTTTATATCATTTTTTGTATGATATGTTGGTAGAATAACAAAACGATATGTATCATTATCACAATCGAATAGACATTCTTTATAAAAACGACTATGAACGATATAAGGAATATTTAATGTATTAAATTGTGCCAATCCACTATCTTGTGATTCCATTTTGGAAACATCATGATTTCCGTCAGCGATATATGTTTGTATTTTATATTTAGATAATTTAATTAACGCTTCGTTTACTTTATTAATCAATGTAGGCGTTGGCAAATTTTTATGGTACATATCCCCTGCAAAAACAACAACGTCGATGCGTTCATTGATTGCATAATCCACAATTTGATTTAATAAATCAATCGTTTGCACCTCACGTTCATTTAACCCTGTGTTTTTATCTATCTTTCCATAAGTTTTTACACCAACATGTGTATCAGCAAAACACAATATTTTCATTGTATAATCCTCCTCATTGTATTATATATAAAAAAGAAGTCAGTTAAGACTTCTTTTTCTTTAATTTCTTCTTTAGTTTTTCTTCTTCTTTTTTTCTTTTTTTCTCTGCACGGATACGTTCTCGTTCTTCTTTCCTGCGTTGTTTTTCTAATGCTTTTGCTTCTTCACGCTCTCTACGTAGCCGTTCTTTTTTCGTTTCAATTGGCTTTCCGTCCATTAGTATATATGTATACGCCGCCGATATACTATCAGTTACATCATTATTATATTCTTCGATAAAATTTTCTTTACCAAAAATATCAATAATTTTATCTTGTACTTCCTGTTTCATTTCATCGCCAGTCTTTTTTGTGCCATCCTTTTTCTTTACGCTGATACCACCTAAGACTTTTGATTTTAATGACATAACAGAGTAATACACAACAGGAATATTATTTTTCTTCGCAACTAACAACATAACCCCATGCACAAAACATAGCTTTTCACCTGTTTGTTTATTATTACCAACAAACGGTGCTTCTACCGACATGGCATCAGGTTTCCACAAGTCAATAATGTTTTGTAGTTCTTTTTCAAAATTAACCAACACTTCATTGATTGACATTTTAAATCTAGGGATAAATCCGTATTTCAGTAATATAGGTTTTTCTTCTGTATGTTTAATAATACTCCATCCCGTGTTTTGCGTTGATATATCTAATCCCAAAATGATTGTATTTTCAATTATCATCTTCTCTCACCAAAAGTAATATATAGTAAAATCAAAGTAAAATGGTAGTCTATGAAAGACTACCATTATTATTTATGTTCTTAGGCTTGTCCGATATATCTTCCGTATTTGTCGAACTTCATTCCATTTACTGTTTGAATATCGCTATGAATTTCAGGTAGTAATGCTTCTGCAATCTTACCGCCTGTTTTTGTAACAACATTGTCAGGAAGAAGCGATTCAGAAATCTTTCCATCTGATTCTTTGTATACGAGCGTATTGGGAATACCATCAATACCGCTCCATGTAACAAGTTTAGAAGTCTTGCTATAGAATTCAAATTCAAATGGAAGTTGCTGTCCTTCTGCATCTGCTTCTCCACGTGTTACTTCGTCAGCATCCGCACGGTGAATATACATAAGTCTCCATTCTTTGAATGCGCGTGGATTGGTTTCGCTCTTACCCTTTGTTAGAATAAATAGTGAGAATGGGAAATCACCCATAAACTTACCAGGCTTATCAGAAATTGGATTGCCATTTAAACGACGTTGATATTCTTCTTCGTCAATAACAGGAACAGGTGTTTGCAGTTCATTATATTGTGGAATATCAAGATAACGAACAAGAATCTTACCACGGTCATCTAGTGGTACATATCCACCAGGTAGACCTTTCTTTGCTGTCTTTTCTAATGTAGAAACATCAATTGCATCTTGTTTGTTGTTCCATTCGTTGATTTGGTCTGTTGTAACGAATTTATGTGTAACATCCTGCATAATGTTATTAGGATTAATACCACTTAATGCAGAAGAAATAACTGTATTTGCTGTAGAAATTGTTAAATAGCCTGAAAGCATTGCTTCAACATCAGAACGTGAAACGCCATTTAATGTAGCACCACTTAACTTTTCATTGATTGCAGATGTAACTAATGCACTAGCCGCTTTCTTCGTTACTAGCTGATTGTCTACAAAGTTTTCATCAGTAGATGAACTAAATAGTTTATCACCAATAACATTGGCTGACACCGTAACAGGTTTTGTAACTTTTAAATCGCCATTGACATTAACGGTTTTACCTGTTAAATTAACATTACCTTCTGTAGCTGTTAGTTCAATTGAAGCTGTTGTGCCTTGTGAATTTAACTGAATGTTTGTTGTTGTTCCTAAAACATTAACTACATGACTTGCTGTTCCACTTTCAGACTTAACTTCAACCTTATTAACAGCTTCATTTGTAGCATTTGTACGTGTATTACGTTCTGCTTCTGAACCTTTCATAAGGTTTGTGTAAGAAACTTTACGACCTGTGGATACACGAGATTCAGATGCATCAATAGCTAAATCAGAAGAAACTGTTTTCGTGTCTGTAATATTAGAACCGCTTAGTGTTGTTTCAATGCCATTAGAAGTAACATTAATAACGTTATCTCCTGCTTGAATACGTGTTTTGTTTAATGTGGTTTGGTTTTCAACGGTTAAATCGCCGCTAATTGTACCGCCTGTTAGTGGTAGTTTTGTTGTATCTACTCCACTTCCACCACCACTAGCTCCACCGCCGTTACGTTGTACTTCTTTTGTAACATATTTTGTAAATTCTGCGTCACGTGTTTTGAAGTCAATATTACGTGATTTACCAATAGAATATTCAGGAATACCATCGGCAGTAGTAGGCAAGAATGTAAAACCTGAAGGTGAAGTCATACGACCAATAAGACCTACACGGTTTTCTTCACCATCATAAGGTGCATATACAATCGCACCTGGTTCTAAATCTTCTGTTAGCTCTACTGTTAGTTTCTTCTGTCCGAGTGTTGTACTATCTTCAATTGCCTTTACAACAAAACGACCAAATCGACTAGTATCACTGTTGATGTCATATCCATTTAGGAAAACAACATCATCCACCATAATATCACTAATTAAAAATCCATCACTGCTTTTGAAACTAATATCAAAGCTCCATTTCTTTGTAGAAATTTCTTGTGGTGAAGAAGTAATCGTGATAACACCATTAAATATCCTCATATATATTTCACCATCCAATGTTTAATTACAAGAATTATTGTTCATTTAACAAATACAAGTAAGAACAATATATTTATTCTTTATCGTAAACAAGCAAATTAACGTTTTAATTACCCAAGCGAGTAATTTATTTTATAACTACCTGAACTGACCAATTGAATTTCGACTGTTTCATTATCCACATAATCAGTTATATATTGTGAATTGGGAGAACATTTTCTCCATTTACCTTGCTGATTGATGTCTAAATTAACAGAATCAATATATACATCATCATTAACAAATTGTTGACTAATACTATAAGCTACACCAAATTTGCTAACCACTTGTGTTTCTTTGTTCGTAATTAATTCACGCCATTTTTCTTTTGGTATTAACTCCACTGCATTCGCCGAACATCCTTTTATTGGAATTTCATCTGTTTGTATTTCTTTCCAATCACTATTACTATAAGTAAAATATTTATTTTTGTCTATTGTAAATGCAAATCTAATTTCACTATTAGCTTGTGTAAATCCAATAACATCATAAGGTTGCGTCGGCGGCGTAAAATTATCTCGCCAAACAGCATATGGTCTAACCATAAATTCATCAATAATACCATCCAAACAACTATTTGTCTGTGATGAATAGCAACATCCAATACTTTTCAACGAAAACAGATTATTGGTAGATGTATCATTACTTTTGATTAATTGTCCATCTTTATAAATATAATATGAACCATTATCTCTAACTAATGCAATGTGATGCCATGTATCATCAGCAATTGTATCAAATGGTACATAAGAACTATATGTAAATAATTGTGCCACTTCAAGACGAACGCCATAAGATTCATCAGAAATCAATGTTGGATATTGAGCAGTTTGCGTTGGATTACATTTTGTCCAAAAATCTATTGTAAAATCTTCGAGTTTGAAATCTATTCTGTTTTGTATTTGTAACATACCATTATTAAATTTAACTGCACCATCGCCAAATTTACAATCATTGGTAAATGTAACGCCTGTTGGCGCACTCCATTTATTTGTATAAATATCATTAAAATCATTATCAAAATGAAGAAGTGCATTTTTTATAACATTTGGTTTAGATTCTTCTTTTCTTACAATAGAAACTTTATTAATATTATCCACCTGTTTAATATTAAACAGTTCTTTTGGTAAAACAATTTGTACTTTTGGAGTTCCTATAACTTTCCCAACAAATTTATCATTTTTTGTACTATAAGTAGCAATTTTGAACTTGCCTAATTTCTTTAATTCTTCAACATTAGCTAGACCATATCCAACAGAATTAAACAAATTTTCTTTTTGTGAGTCAGACAACGAATTCCAATTATCTGCAATTTTAACTAAAGGCATATATTTACACCTCATTTATTTAACAGCATACACACTGTTATTGCTGTCAATATATATTACTTTTTTATATCCGATTAAACCTGTTGGAACACCTGAAAATGGAATCGCTTCGTCCCAAAGAATAAAGTTTGAAAATTTACCTTTAACCCCAACATAACTGACTCCATCAACACATAAAGATATAGTGGAAAGTGGTGGTTGTTTTACTTTGGTACTAGAAGTGTGTTCAACGCCATTCATATAAAACTTTTGTTCGTTTTCGTCTTGAACAATCCAAAAATGTATCCATTGATTTAATGTTGGTATGCCAAAGGAATCATTTGACGAACCATCCCAATAATAAGTCATTGTATTACCATTTAACCATAATAAATTATTATCGCTATTTGCTGTTATAATACGTTGCCATGCTCCACCGAATGTTTCAATATTTAACCAAAAAGATATGGTGAATACAGTTAGTGGTTTATTTGGAGTAATCGTAATTCCTGCATTACCTTGACTTACAATACATGGTTCGCCGAATTTACCACCTGTCATATTAAAAGAAAACTTTCCTGATTTAGTAGTTTTTGCTCGGTTTGTTGCAGTTATTCCATCTTGTGTTACAACTAAATTTGTCAGTAACATAATCTCACCTATTTATAAAACACGGTATATCCCTAATATGGGATATACACATTGTTTTAATCATATGACATATATATCATCTATATTATTATAATCATTAAAATCTATCTCGTCAGAAACAGATATAAAACCATTGCCTAATGATTGTGGTGTTGTCATAACGATATTATATTCAGTATTACAACGCGATTTACCATCAAATATAACTTTACCTTCATTATAACTAAATCTATTACTATCGACATTATCAAACGTATATTGATTTAATATTACATTTGATGCGCCAGGTACTAATTGTAATACGTCAATTGGAGGCAAACAAAATGTCAATGTCTCAGGGAATTGAATCCTAACTTTTTCTCCACTCGATACATTTAATTTTGTTATTTGTTTCCATCCTGCCGCGCTACCTACACCGCCACCACTTAAACTCTCCCATTTGTTTGCATCAAATTCCAATGATGATGTGTGTTTGCTTCCTGCACGCCAAATCTGCCCGTTATGAACAATTATATCGCCTTTTTCATAAAAGACATTTTGTTTCCAATCAGACATTAAAACTGCTTGAAACAAACTTTCCCATTCTTCTTCCTTAAAGTAATTTGATTGTGTATCTTTCTTCGCACGGAACAATTTCCCTGCATAAAAAACTACTTCGTTTTTATAGTATTGCTTTCCACTTATCCAATCTTGAGCAAATGAACCATTGTTTACTAATAACCAATCAGATTGAAATGTATTTGATTTTGCAATAGCAAATGGAGCACGATATAAACGATTATTATAATAAACCATTTCTCCACTACGATAATTTTTATTCACATCAAAATCTTCAATTATCGTTGTGTTAGAAAACGCCGCTACTAACTTCCAATTTTCTTTTGCAAATAACGTTTCACTTGTATGTGAAGTAATACATTGATATAATGCTTCATCATAAATAACCGTAATACCTTTTGCATAATTAGCATTTTGTTTCCATTCAGCAATACTTGCATACTGCGGTTTAACATAAGTAAATTCAGATGAGAATGTTTCTCCACTTGTTAAATTATATTTCACTTGATATGTAATATCATTAATAATAATAAACGTATCTTTAACAAATGTAGTATTCGCTTCCCAATCTTGAACAGCGAATGTATGGTTTAATTCATCCCATTCATTGATGTTAAAATTAGATTTTGCACGTATCGTTGTCTTTGCACGATATAATTGTTTATTATATCGAACGATTTCACCAAAAGAATACGCTCTCCCATTAAAATCTTCTACGGTAATTAAACCAATTAGATTTTGATTTACGATATCTTCATTTATGTCTGTATTACTAGTATGTGATTTGTTTGCTAAATAGAAAATATCTGAGTGTTTTGATTTAACAATTTCACCTTGTATATATTCTTTATTTGCATCCCACAGTGATACTTTTACCATTCCGTTCTGCGTTAGGATGTCCCAATCCGCTACAGCAAAAACAGTTTTATTTGTATCAAATTTAGCACGATATACATTTCCATTGTATACAACAATATCATTTTGTTTATACGCAAAATTGTCTTTCCAATCTTGAATGTTAGGAGCAATCCGATTGGTTATTTTAACCCAATCTTCATTGTTAAATGTATTAGAATCAATGTTTTTATTAGCAATATAAATATCATTCTTATAAACAACAATATCATTTTTCTTATATAGTTCTTCTTTCCACACAGAGAATGTTTTAACGTCAACTAACTTTGTCCATTTACTTTCGTCAAAGGTTTGTGATGTTACATCTTCATTTGCGCGGTAGATACTGTTTTTATATACAACAATAGATTTTTGTTTATATGTTTTGTTTGCTTCAAAATTAACAATAGAATCAAAAGAACTTTCAGAAGATAATCGTTCAAAATCTTCTGCATCAAATAACGATTTGTTAACATCATTTTTAGCGCGGTAAATATCCCCGTCATGGACAACAATTTGGTTTTGAACGTAATTACAATTAGGAATCCATGTAGAAATAATAGACCTTGAATTGTATGTTACATTATCCCATTTTGTGTTTACAAATTCATTATCTTTGTTATCAATATTCGCTCTGTACAAATCATTGTTATATACAACAATATCTCCAACATAATATTGTTTATTTGATGTCCATGCGAATAGTCCATTATCTGTTATCCTCTGCCATTTTTCATCACTGAATATTTCATTGCTAATATCAACTTTTGCACGATAAATGTTATTGTTATACACAACAATATCGTTAGCAGAATAATTTGATGATTGTTCCCAATCTTTTAGCTGTTGTTTATTTGGCTCTGTTTTACCAATTTTTTGCCAACTATCAACATTGAATATAGCGGAACTGTTTTTGATTTTTGCCATATATAATTCTTTATCATAAACGACAGTATCATTAACATCATATTCAACATTTGATTCCCATAATTTTATTCCGCTTTGATGGATTTCAGTGGAAGAAAGTTTATCCCAATCAGCATTAACAAATTCATGACTATTTGTATCTTTATTTGCACGATATAAACAGTGATTATAAACAACTAAATCTTTGTTTTTATATTGCGTATCGGCAATCCAATCGCTGATAGTAAATGACTGTGTATTCGTTATTTGTTTCCACTGTTCTGAATTGAATATATTTTCTTTACTATCCACTAAAGCAATAAGAATTTCGTTATTATGATAAATAATATCATTAGCTAAATATTGTTTATCTGCTTTCCATTGCGGAATATAACTACGATTTTCTTTGTTTAATGAAACCCATTGTTCAGAATTAAAGACAGATTCGTTATTATTTTGTAATGCTTGATAAAAAATTTTTTTGTATACAACTACATCTTTTTCTTTGTAATCAACATTTGGTTTCCACTCACCAAATGAACTGTTATCTCCGCTAATAACTTCCCATTTTAATTCATCAAAAGATTCAGAAGTTACATCTTCTTTTGCTATGTATAATTTGTTATTATGGAGAATTATAGAATCTTTAGGATATTGTTGATTCGATATAAAATCAGAAATCGTAATAACATCATTAGATAAACATTGCCAATTTAAAGGATTAAACGATGATTCTTTATTGCTACTAATAGCGCGATATAACTTGTTATTATAAACAACAATATCATTAACAAAATATTGTTTATCGGCGATATACACAAATACCTTACCACCATTTGAAACATTTTTCCAATGGTTTAAATCAAAATCTTGTGAAGTATGATTATCGGTAGCGACATAAATATCTTTTCCGTAAGTAACAACATCGCCTATATCATAATTAAAATTAGAAACCCAATCATTAATTTTTGTCTTTACATTATTAGTTAGCTTCTTCCATTTGATTTTTTGGAATGTATTGTCAGAAGAATCTTCCAATGATAAATAAATATCATCATTATAAATCACTACATCATTTTGTTTATATGCTTTATTTGCTTCCCAAATGTTTAATGATTTTGGTTCAAATACTATATCCCATGATGTATAATCAAACTGTTCATCTTTATTCTTTTTGTTTGCTTTGTAGATTGTATTACCAAATACAACAACATCATTCACATTGTATTGTTGTTCAGATTTCCATTGTGATATTGCACCGAATTTATTTTGATTAACAATTAATTCCCAATCATTCTCAATGAAGTTTTCAGCATTAGAATCATGCTTTGCTTTATAAACACTGCCATCATGAATAATAATTTGATTTTCGATATAGCTAACATTTGCTTCCCATTGTTTAATAACAGAACGGGAGTTATTTGTAATGTTTTCCCATTTAATAGAATCAAATTCATTATCGTTATTACGTGATTTTGCACGGTAAATATCATTATTGTATACAACATAATCATGCACATCATATACAACATTTGGAAACCAATCTTTTAGTGTTATATCCTGTGTATTGGTAAGTTTTTGATATTTACTTACAATAAAACTGTCGTCATTAATTGCATTAGCAATATTACGATAGATTTCATTTTTATAAACAACAATATCACCGACGATATAAGCATTGTTTTTCTTCCAATCAAAAGAAACATTTTTAATTGATTGTTCGTTTATTCTTTTCCATTTGTTTCCATCAAATGTACTATCATTACTTTGTACTTTTGCAATGTATATACCATCATTGTATGCGACAATATTGCCAACATCATATTCTGTATTGCTCAACCATACATTAATCGATGCATTCGCTGAACTGTTGGCACTAGATAATAATGTCCATTTACTTTCAATAAAAGTACTATCGCTATTATTTTCGTTTGCACGATATAATTTATTGTTATAAACAACAACATCAGAAGCAGAATATTGTGTATTTGCCGACCAATCATTAATAGTGAAATTATGATTGTTCGTTATTTTTTCCCATTCAGATTCATTAAATACTGTTTGTTTTGAATTAACAATTGCACGTTGAATGTCACCATTATGACAAACTAAATTATTGATATAATATTGCTTATCAGATGCCCAATCTTCAATAAACGGTGCAACATCTTTAATAATTTGATGCCATTGTTCATTTTTGAATGTTGTTTCACTATTATTAACTAATGCAGAATAAAATTTATTCTGATATAAAACAATATCATCTATTTTGTATTTACGATTCGCTTGCCAATTAAGATTTGGCGAACAAATTTCTTCCCATTTATCATTATCGAATTCAATAGACGATACATCTTCTTTTGCTCGATAAAACTTATCATTGTATACTACTAAATTATCTTTTTTATATTTAACATTCGTTTCCCAATTAGTTATGGAAACGAATCCTGTTTGTGAAATTTTTTCAAATTTTGTATTATCAAAAACATCTGATTGGCTATCTACAACTGCACGATATAATTCATTATCATTGACAACAATATCATCAACGGAATATTTAACATCTTCCATCCAATTATTAATAACCGTATGTTTATGATTGTTAGTTAGATTGCTCCATTGATTTTCATCGAAATTATTTGATTTTATGCTATTTTTAGCACTATACACATCATCATTGTATATAACAACATCATTTGGTTCGTAGCTTTTATTTTCTTCCCATAAAGAAATGGAAGCATAGCCATTTCTGGTCAACTGTTTCCATTTATTACTATTAAATTGTTCGCTACTATGTTCAATATTTGCTATATACAAATTGTTTTCGTGTATGATTAAATCATTTATTTTATACGTATACTTTGCTTTCCATTCTTCAATAAATGGATGCATATTATTCGTCAATTTATCCCATTTATTTGTAATAAATGATTCGCTACTATGATTTTCTTTTGCACGATATATATTAGAATCAACAACGACAATATCACCAATCATATACTTTTGATTTGGTTGCCATTGTGATAGATTTATATTGCCCGTTAGTTTACTCCAATATTCATAATTGTTTAGTTCAATGTTTTTTGGAACATCTTTTTTGGCAATATAAAAAACATCATTTACTTTAATTATTGAATTAGCTCTATATTCAAATTCTTTATTATAATCAAAAATTAAAGAAGTAAGAATATTATAATCAGTAAAATTGATGTTTTCCTCCGACACGTGATTTTCTTTTGTTTGTAACAGCATACCATTATATGTTAATAGTTTATCCTTACGATAAGCTGTGTGTGGCTTCCAATCTGTTACAATAAATTCAGTATCTCTTAATTTATTCAGTTCATTTTCTATCGTGCGCATTAATTCTTTATCACGATATTCAAAATCGATATTACGTGCTTTAACAATATCAGTAGGTGTTGCTCCATCAGCAATAGAAGGTAGAGGAACAAAGCCATCTTCAGATGTTTTTCTTCCTAACAATCCTAATCTGTTTTCTTCGCTATCATGTGGAGCATATACAACACCACTTTGTAGCATTTCATCGGATAATTTAACAGTCATTTTAACTGTAACTAATTTTTGCCCTAATCTTGTACCTTCTTTAATATCAGTAACAACATAACGACAAAAATGACTTTTGTCATGAGTTTTATCATATCCGTTAAGAAAAACAATATCATTTGTACTAATATCATCAATTAGTAGCCCATCATTATTTTTAAAATTAGCTTCAAAACTCCAAGTGGAGGTATCAACCTCCACTGGAGCAGAAACTATAGTGATAACACCACTAAACAACTGCATATCATTCACCATTTTTAATTATCAATACAAGAATTTAACGATTAATGGATATCCTTCGCGTAACGCAACAATTTCAAAGAACTGTAGATTTACGTTATTATACATAACACTAGTAGTACGTTGAATGTGGTTGCCGTTTAACTGCATATAAGAAACAAGTGGGAATGGTAGGTCGATTAAGTCTGTATCTTGTGAATGATATTCCTTGCCATCTGTAAATGCTGTTGTGAAGCTCATCTTGTTCGCACCTGCATTCTTCGTAAGGAATTGAATCATTGATACATTTGCAGACCTATCGATTGTAATTGTGTAGTTATCCCCTGAATAGGAAATTTGTACTGCATTATCGCTGTCTGCGCGGAAATGACCTTTTACTAATCCATCTGCACTAGCAAAATTATATGTAGCTTGTAGCTTTGCTACGGTTGAAACAGTACCACCTGCACCGCCGCTTGTAGGAGCATCTACATAACCCCATTTGCCATTTGCTTGATAGGAAAGTAGTTTACCAACTGCTTTATTTGTATCATCAACCTCAAGGACATTAGCAGGGACAGCAGGAACATCACGATATACAAACTTATCGGCTACCTGATTATATACGAGATATTTTCCATCGCCAATATTTGTTTCATCAACTGCTTTTGTACCAACTAAACCTTCTGTGGAAGTCGTTGTAGGTTGTTCAATCTTCTTATATGTTAAATGACCGCCATCATAAACAAGTGACATTCCATTTTCAACTGTTGGAGGTTCAACAACGCGATAAGAACCAACATCGAACTTATCAAATGTTACACCGCCACCTGAAAGTGTCTTATATTGCAATTGCTTATGTTCAAGGTCAAGAACGAGTGTAGCACCATCTTGTGCACCAACTTCTGAAACTGTGTAAGAACCTAGTACAGACTTATCATGGAGACGAGCATCGTCATTCTTAACATAATCTGCGAGCTTTGTTGTTACCTGTGTTTCAGACATATATTGTGCATCGTGGTTATGGTTTACATCTGATTTACCATTTAGAAGTGCATCTACTTCTGCTTTGGTATAAACTGTACCTGATACACCGCTCTTTGTGAAATCTTTGATTAGTTCGTTGATTTCATCTTTTGTATAGACTGTACCTGTTGCACCTGTCTTAGCGACATCATGGAAATAAGAATCGAAATTAATATCCATTGATTCTTTTTCGCCGATTTTTACCCAAGTATTATTTGAATAAATATAATCAGCCCATCCGCTTTCAACGGTTGCATCTTCGCTTGCATCCACAACAAGATAAATCATTGTCTCATCAGGTGTTGGAACTGCTAATAACTGATTATAGGTTTGAATTACTTTAATTCCACCTGTTCCTATGCCCTTATTGAAAAGATTTGGAATTTGCGCAAGTGGAATTTTGCCATCAGAATCAAGTGAAGCATAACCATCTGCAACACCTTTCTTTGAAGCATCTTCAGGTGTGTAAGCAATCTTATCTTGCTTTCCATTCCATCCTTCAATCTGTGTATCTGTTACAAAACGATGTGTTTCATCTTCTGTAATTTGATTTGCAGTATGTCCATGATTCTTGTCTGCTTTATCTGTTAAGAGTAGATTGACATCTGTCTTGTTGTAATAATCAGTTAGATTTACAGATGTTCCACTACCATTTGTAGGAAGATTTGCAAATTTATTATCAATTTCAGTTTTTGTATAAACATCTGCTGTTTTTGCACAAGTAGCAAGTGTAGTCTTTAGTTCATCTGCGCCTACTTTAATTGCATCTAACTTGAGGTCAATAGCATCCTTAGAATAAAGAATTTCTTTAAGTTTTTGGATAATATCATTAACCTGTTCAGATGTGTAATAGCGTGACATATCAACTGTGCCTGTGCCACCGCCAACAATACCCATGCTCTGAATAAGTGCCTTGAGTTCATCCTTAGAAAGAATCTTTGCAAGTTTTTCGTCTAGTTCTGCACGTGTATACACAGCCGATGCGTTTGCTTTAAGATTGAAGAATGTATCTAATTGTTCTTTTGTATAAGCACCGCTTGTTCCGAAATCTGCACGTGTAAGGAAAATACTTTCTGCGTCAGACTTTGTATAAACATCATCTACATTTGCTTTATCACGCATAGCAAGACGCATATCATGTTTGGTAACATAATTTTCTTTTGCATCTTCTTTAGAAAGTTTGTTCTCAATTTCTTTAAGACGTGGGTCATTATCACCAACAGCAATAGGATGACGGTCATTTTCAGGTGCAACTGAAAGCTGTGTAATACCTGCATCGTACATTGATGCTAAGTCATGTAGGTCTACATCATTGCCAATTGGATGCCATACAGTGCCATCATTTGTATATTCCCATTGGTCTACATCTTCATTGAATCGAATACCTACTTTTGGTTGTGAACCACGATTAATGGAAATGCCACAGTTTTCTACAGGTGTACCTACTTCATCGGTATTTAGTGTAAATGTAGAACTAACTGTACCATCATTATTTGCCTTACGATTTAATTCTTCTTGAAGGTCTGTTGTATTAATACGGTCATCAAGAGCTTCTTTTAATCCTGTGATTGCTTCAATAGGGTGGCAATCTTGTTCATTGCGACCTGCTAGTAATTGATGTGATTCAGGATATCCACCTGCCGCATAAACAGGACGTGCATCATAAATCATATCATTTGTAATTACTTTTGTTGATGATTTAACAAAAACAAATGCAATTGGTAGTACATTTTTATCTACTTTAGGTGCTTCAGGATTATTAGGAAGTGCTAACCCATTGTAAAGAACTACCTTGCCTAGTTTATTAATTGCGACAAGAACCCATTTTGCGCCTGTTGCAGGTGCTTCTAGTGATGGTGATTGTCCACCGCTGAATTCAATAAGTGACTTGTTGTTTACCCAAAAAGAACCTTCTGCAATTTTGATTCGCATGTCAGGAATGTCATTCGCCGTTGCTTGAAACATTGCATGTGCAAACTGACCTCTGCGAAAAGAATCACCTTTAATTGGACGATTCATATATCTTCACCTCATTTGTTTAATTACGTAAATAAACAAAAATACAATTTGTTTCTAACAGTTTAATACAGCAAAACGAAAATACATTTATTGCTTGAAACAGATAGCAATTTCAAAACAGAAATAATAAAACATAAAAAAATAGCGATACTAATGAAAGTATCGCCCAAGAATGAAATAAAGGAGGTGAAAAAAATGCTTACACTGTTATGTTATCACAGATTGATTCGTTTGTCAAGTGTAATTACTCTTTGCATCAACAAAATCTTGCACAGTAATGCCACCAAATCCTTTTTTTCCATATGCTTTTACAATATGATTTACTTCTAATATCTTTTGATATTTCAAAAACACATTGTTCCATACAGTAAGTTTTTGTTTTTCTAACGGGGTTTGTAGAATAACATTATAAAAGTCTTTGCCTGTCTTTGTTACTTTTTTAATAATATCTACAATAATCCCTGCTGTTCTTACCATTGTATCATCCTTAACTTTATCAAGTATTGGAATTAAACTACTTGCTTTTTCTAATGGATGTGGAATAAAAGATATAGAAAAATCGGTCATATTGTTCAAATATTGTTGAACATTATTTTGATGTAGATTATTTAATTCATCTAACGCCATTTTTAAAGCACGTTCTTCTGCACTAGATAAAACCGTTTTGATATTTTTAAATATTCCTTTTGGTTTCTTTCTAGTTTTGTATTCAACAACACTATTTTCATCCAATCCGAATTTGTCTAATTCGGTTTCAGGAATAATAATTGTTCCATCATTTTCTTTTACTAAATCATCTTCAGAAAAATTATTCATATATTTTCCTTTGATAATTTCATTTGGAATAGCATAATTTGGAATAGATTTCTTTGCTTTTACTTCCAAATATTTTGTATACCACAAGAATTGTTGTTGTGTTGTTAAGAATACATTAACAGTATCATCCGCATTGTCTACTGTTTTAATATTATCATATTGTTTATCAAATAAACTTTTAGATACTTTAATAGGAATATCAGAAAATGCGCCAATTTTAATGCCACATTCAACAACAGTTTTTCCACTGCCTTTCCCTGCTCTTGCAAAATAATCTGCAAAATCGGTAAATGGTTGTTGCGGAGTAATATCATTAACAGCTTTTTCCCCAATACCTTTAACACAATTTAACCCCATACGAATTACCATTTTATCTTTATCTTCAATGGTTGATTCGAATTTTGATTTTGACATGTCAGGTGGAGCAATAATTATACCATGTTTAACAGCTTCTTGCATACAACTTTGCAATTTTTCTATTGGTTCTGTATTGAACAATGATACATAGAATACCAATGGATAGTTCGCTTTAATCCATGCTGTCCAATAACTTATGAACGAATAAGCAACAGAATGGCTCTTATTAAACAGATAACCTGCGTTATCTAATATTGCTTGTTGTATTTTTTCTGCCGCTTCTTTTGAAACGCCAATTTTTACTGCTCGCGGAACACATTCTTTCTTAAATTCTTCAACTAACTCTACATTACCTTTCTTGTTTGGCTTTTCTAATGCACGTCTGTAAATATCTGCTTTACCAAATGATATATCCATCATTTTTGCAATTAACGACATAATTGTTTCCTGATAAATAATACCGCCATAAGTAGGAGCAAGTATTTTATCAATAATTGGATGATATTTAACAATTCTTGTTGGGTCTATTTTTGCTTCGCAATAGTTTTCTAATCCACTTGTACCAGGTCGGACGAATGCATTAACCGCTGAAAGTTCTTCCATATTCCTAGGTTTTACTTGACGAATAACGCCTTTCCCAACATCTGATTCCATTTGGAATATTCCTGCTGTGTCACAAGAACAAATTAAATCCCATGTTTTATCATCATCCAAAGGAATATCTTTTAGCTTCATATCCAATCCATATTCCTTTTTTAACGTATCTATTTGATTATATAAAGCTTCGCAATTTGACAGTTTCAACACATCTAATTTAATTTTAGTCAAAATATCGTTTCTTGTCAATTATATTATATGTATAAAGAAAGTAAAAAGTGAAAGGAATTTTGATTTAAAATGAAAAAAATTAAAAATTTTACACAAGAAGAACTGTTTGATGATTTCAAACGACTTTACGACATATTCAAAGTGTTAAATAAAACACTATATCAAAAATATGGTAAATATTCCTCAAAAGAATTAAAAGAAATGAAATCTTTCTTGATTTTAGTTCAACAATATAATAAAAAAAATGCAATAAATATAAAAATTGAACAAACACAATTTATTCCACACAAAGTTGAACGAATTCATTCAATAGGAACGAAACAAAAAATCAGTCAAGCACGTATTAATAATAGAAAAGGAAATGTTTCGTTTACGAAAGAATATGCAATAAAAAAAGGAGTCCAATATTGGGAATATTATCTTGAAGATTTTTCTGAAAAAGAATTTTTATCTGCCAACAATTTTAATAAAGGATATTTTAGAGAACTCTTTCATACTTTTACAGAATTCAAGAAATCACTTCCTTGCTGGGATGAAATCTTTCAAAAAAAATGTGAAAATGCATTAAAAGCAAAAAATGAAAAGAATTATAATTATCCAACAAAAGAAGAAATTTTAGAAAAAGCAAAAGAACTATTCAATGAAAAAGGAGTTTTGATGTTAAAGGATTTAAGAAAATCGCTTGTCACAACAGATGCACACATTCAACGCTGTGTTGGTAAATTAACAGATATCAAAAAGACGTTAAATATTAACACAACCCCTGCTGAATACAAACATGATGAATTTATGAAATCTTTATTCGAATCTGAATTAAAAAGAATTTATCAATTATACAAAACAAATAATGTAGAAAAATTTACAATGCAATATTTTTTTAATCATGCAGATTCAAGATTAACACATTCCCAATTAAAAAAATACTATAAAACATTTGCATCATTCACGAAAACTTATGGTATTATGCCGTATCAAAATGAATATACAAAAGAATCTATATTAGAAACATCATGGGAATTGTATCGAACACATGGAAAACTAAATGCGGCAATACATCGTAAAGTAATTCCACAAAGCGCAGTAGACAGATTGTTTGGTGGGTTTAATGGATTATTAAATGAAATGGGATTAAAGTTAAATATGCCACGTGGTATAACAAAAGAAGATGTCTTGGAAGATTTAAGTTCTATTGTAAAAAAATATGGTGTTTTAAGTGAGGCTATTATTATCAATGAATCAAAATATAGTTTCCCCACAATTTTAACATTATTTGATAGGTCGTTAGAAAACTTATATAACGAATTAAACATAATGACAAATCTCCCATCACAAGCATCACAAACAGGAACATACTGTATTATAAAAATAGCAGAAATCTTAAATGAAAAACCAGAATTTGAAAAAACATTCGATTGGCTAAAAAACAAATCAAAAATGTTTTTAGATGGATATTTTAAAAATTTATCATTAGCAATAGAATATGATGGACCATACCACTATACTGAATTTCTTCAAAAATTTAGAACAAATATGGTTTCAGAAGTTGAAACAAACGACCAAATAAAAGACCGACTTTGTAAAGAACATGGAATTAAACTAATCCGAATTTCATATAAAGAGCCTTTATCTACTGAGAGTCTTAAAAATATTTTAATAAAAAACGAAATAAAGTTTTGACAAGAAACAATATACCAAAAGTGAGATTGATAACACAATATCTCACTTTTCTTTATGTTTCCATAAAGAATAGAGCACATCTTTCACTTATATACCATTCTAACGCCGAATGTTAATATATATAAGCTAGTGTGAGCGGCAGAGTGTTTCTGCACTTGCTCGTTGAACATTCCCCTTCATAAAATGACGAGGCTTTAGCGGCTGATTGCCCATTTCATCGCATTTATGTGGTTTCCGTTACGTTCATAAATACTCATTCTACTAATTTTTAGGCGTATCACACTGTTCTGTTTAAGAATATGTTGTAGCTTAGTAGACTTTAGGGGTTTCCAGCAATTTCCACACTTAGACGGGGCATTAACGATGTGTTTACCCCCAACCATTTCTGTGTTTTCTTTTTCAAACTGTGACATTAATCCAACCATTTCATGTATTGTTGGTGTCGCATTTTCCACAGGCATAATATCTGTAACGGGGAATGGCAATACGCAAATCCCTGCTGGGTGCTGTGAATGATGTCTAGGTGAACCATATAACTTTTCACAATGTCGATAAATATTACTATACTTATCAAAAAAATCTTTTAGTTCTTTAATTTCGAGTAGTTCGCTGAAATTATGAATATCATTCGGAACAAATTTAGTAATAGCATTTACTTCTGCCAAAGGTACTTCAAAACTTCTGCATACATCTTTAATGATTGCGCGTGCTTGAAGATTTGAAAAAGTAATGATATTACAACAATGGTCTTTTCCATATAATTCATTAAGATGTTCAAAAACTTCTGACCCACGAGTAGGTCCGAAATCTGAATCTATATCTGGCAAATGTCCCCGGTCAGGGTTGAGAAACAATTTGTATTAACCACAAGTTTTTTATCTTGTGCTCTGCATATTTCTATACAGTTTGGCATATATCACTATAAGTTAAAAATTTTCTTCTTTCTTTCTAAACAAATTCCACCATCAGAGTACATAAGATTATACAAACTCTTTATACCACGTTTAGTTCTAATATACAAATAATATGTATTTCTTCTAGTGTCTTTATTAATTGTTGAGTGTATGTTGAATTTTGTTTTTAAAAATTGTTGTAATTCGTTAATTAACACAAGGCTTCCAGAAGTAAATGAAACGTTTATATAATAATAAATTTTATTGTTTGATATTGTTTTATTTATATAAACAGACCCATCACCATCGAAAAGTCCACGCAAAAAATCTCCATAGAATTCAAAAGGTACATTATCAACACATAATGATGTAATGCAACTTTTTCGTTCCATTATTCCATTTTTCATCAAAAAATCTATATCATTTTTATTTGTTGAAACAACTGTATAAGATTTTTTATATCCATTTGGTTTATATTCATAAATTGCTTTACTCGGTGTCCACAAATCATGTATATACTCAATAACAGATTTATCAATTAAACTAATAGTTACTTTATATTTATTTCTATGCTTATCATAACTAATACATCCATCAGACAAAATAAGACCAAAAATATATGAATTTATCTTGTTAAACCCATTTTTATAAATGCTATTATCATCAATTTGTCTTTTTGATGTGTTATAACTATTAGCACAACTGCGACAACAAAACTTCCTATATGGTGCATCAGCATTGAATTTTTTTTGACATTTTTTACATATTTTCAACATACATTTCACTCAAAAATCTTTAACTCACAACGGATTTTCGTGGCTGTTTTATTGGTATAGCATCCTCAACAGCTATGCTCTGAGCCTTCTCACCTACTAAAAGCTAATTCGGTAAGTTTGGTTGCGACGATTGCCCAATCCAAAACATTTTTATAGCAATTCACACTTATCATTTCCGATTATGTTGTAGCTGTTTTGGCTCTAAGGGGTTTCCCGCAATTTATCCGTTTTAACGAGCGCAATCTCATTTTACGCTCAAAGATTAAATCATAATCCAATGGATTTACCTGTGTAATACCTAAAGCATAATTAACCAATGAACCTGCTCCGCTATTATGCACAACTAAATTATCCACAGAATATGAATGAACATCCTTAACCGTTAAATCATATACCTTACCTTTATATGGATAGACCTCCTTCTTCGTAATTTGTTTAAATTGCATTTATCCACCTCAATTCTATATACGTCATTTCAAATTCATCCTTTCTTCTTTATTATATAAAAAACGGCGAGCATTTTTGCTCACCGCTTTTGTTTAATCACATCCACCACAGTTAAAACCGCCACCATCAAAACCACCCATATCAAATGAGCCGCCATCATATCCACTGTCTAAATCAAAATCCACATTCATATCACTAACACTTGTTTCATTTGTGTTTCCATTATTGTCATTTATATTGTTATCGTTCACAACAAATCCGTTGCCATATCCCCAAAAATATGGATATCCATAGCCATAAAAAGCGTGATATGGATATGTTTGTAGTCGATGTTTTCTGTTTTTAGGCATCTACCTTCCACCCACTTATTTTAATCGTTTTTTCTGTATCTGTGACGTGAGAAATTTCCGCTTTATATCCACATTCTCGGATATAAGGCACAAAACTTTCCACATCATATGCACGTTTGTTTAGTGAGATTTCCGCATATTCATTCCCATCATGAATTGCGTTTAATATCACTCTCGTAATTTCATTATACACTTTCTTTAATACGTCTTTTGTTGATGCTTTTTGACATGAAATAACATCATTGGGAATCGAATATGTATACATGTTTCTATTCTCATTAATCTTATCAAGATAATCACTTATCAATGAATTGTCATAATCTATTCCGAACCACATTTGCAATCATCCTTTCTATGAATCTACTTACATTTTATCACACGTGCAAGAAATATTCAAGCGTTTTCCGAACATATTTTGCTCTTTGATACCGTATTTATACAATTCATTAACTAATGCTTGTGAAGATTCAAAAAATGGGAAAGCATACAACTCATTTTTCCCGAAATATTTTTTAAACCAATTCACACATAAATACGTATCGGATTTAATGAATTCAATGAATTGATTGTGATTACGTTTACATAAGAATCCATTTAATACATGATAACCAATTTCAGATAATGCGGATTTTATATCGTACATTTTACAAAACATCTTCATTTTATTTTCGTCTTTCGATAATTTGTACATACGCCATCTACGATTATCATTCGTTTTACCGCTAACATAAACAATATCATGATAGTATGAATGCATACCTAATTCAACATTATAGTTTTTTATCAAATCTTCAATTTCATATATTGTGAGCCAAGGTGATTTACCATTAATTCGATAATTATATTGATAATATATATTTAAATCAGGCTCTTCTTGTCTATGATTCATCTGTATATATAAAGGGGTGACAAATAAAATCTTTCGATTAGGAATATCTTTTAATATCTCCCTATATTTGTACACAGAATAGCATCCATCATCAAATGTTAAAACATCTTCATTATTTAATTGTTTATTTTTTAACATAAGAATATCATCATGCAAACAATAGATAGCCATACTACGCCTCTTTATAAACATCTTCTTCTTTAAATGTTGTTTTAGCTAATTCTTCTTGCGCATCTTCAAAAGTTTTTGCATTTGGAATCTGAATTAATCCTTCTCCATTAGCGTGAAGATTTACATTTTGTGGTTGTTTTAGATTTGCATTTTGGAACTCTTCGTAATATCTATCATCCGTTGCATTTCCATTATCATCTAATTTAGTAATAACAAAAGCCAAAACATCATTTTCACTGTCTTGTGATTTGTCTACATCTTTAAATCCAAATGCTTCTGCAACGTAATAATTAATTGTATCATCTTTATGCGTATAATAAATACCACCATAAATCGCCATTTCTTTTGCATCGTAATAAGCGACTAACTTATCTTCTGTTAAAGAACTATTATTACTTTTAATAAATTCTAGTTCAGATGATGTATCTATACCAAATGACATGGTTGATTTAGATAAAGCTACTAATCTTTTCATGTTTTTTCCTTCTCTTATAAAAATTTACTTGACATTTTTTTACTTATCGTCTATACTTAAAATATAAAGTGATAAATAAAAATATATTGGAGGTAATCCAAATGTTTGACACGAATCTTACATATATGGAGAAGAAGTACATCGAAAACAGTATCCAAAAGATTATCAAAGATATTGCGTCAAATAACGATGAACAAATTGTTGTTGACGCATACAACGATGACATTTTCATGCGCGTATGCGCACCGTTTCTTGACGGTAAGTACAACATGAAATGGATGAAACATCATGATTTCGGATTTAACGAATCCAAAAATCAGACAGTCAATAACGAAAACATTCATGTGTTTTGCGTTCTCATCAATAATGAATCTAGAATCAAAATCGAACGTGAAACGATTGATATGCGTTCAACATTTGTCTACTTCAAAGAACAAAAGGATGTTGACTACATTTTTATCAACATCCCGTTCTATAAAAAGGAAAGTGTTCTTCTCTATATTGCAGATGTGCTGATGAATATGGATTAAACTTCAGCAATGTAATCTCCGACCTCCAATTCAAACGCAGGATACCACTGCGGATTGCGAATTCCTTTATCGTAATCCGCTTTTTTTATTGCATAAATTTTATGGTCTAATGTAGCACCGTCGATTGTTTTATCTTCTACATTAAAAGATACAACATTTTCATCTGCATCATACGACATTACATCAACTACTTCATGCGGTTGTTCATCTTCACTACAAACAACATCACCAATGTTTACATCGGATATGTATTTATCTCCATCTTGCGTATTAACAATAGATGTCGGTGTAAAACATCCGCGACCTGGTCCGATAGGGATATTCTCATCTGCACAGAATTTAGCAATATCATAATAAATTAAGAAGTAATCAGGAAAATCCATTGAATTAATGATTCCTAATTCATATTCTAATCTATCACGATATTCTTTTGTTGTCAATCCTAATTTTTTTAATCCTTTAATACAAAGATACCTAAGATAATCTTCATTGATTTTATTTTCTTTTGATAGTTTATTCCTCCACTTATTAAAGTGTTCATTATCCGTTGGAATATTAATTTTAGGAAGATAATGATTTCCTAGTTCAATTTCAAAATTACATTGCTGTGCGACATTTTCTGTTTCTGCTATTGCTTGTGCAATAATATTTTGGTCTAAGTCAGAATAATCGAATTCACCTTCCTCAACAACTTCAACGAAATCGTTAATTGTCGTATCAGGATTAGTAAATTTATCACCATCATAATTGTGAACATATTCAAATCTAAATTCAGAAGAAGCATTCTTTTTTGTATTACGTTTTTTAATCAGTTTGTATTGATATTTACGTTTGAAATAATCAGTAATTTCTTCACGGTTCATAACATAATATGAATTACCTTGGAAATACCAACGATTCGGGTCAGAAATCAATGAACTAGACTGTAAACATAAAAGAACATCATGTGTTTCTTTATCTTCATAATTTAGATAATGTGCATCGGTTGTAGCAATAATTGGTAATTGTAAATTCTTACTCATTTCAATAATTGCTTTGTTTACAATGTACTGTTGATAAGATTCCATCGGCTGAATTTCAAGATAAAAATTCCCGTGGAACAATTCTTGATAATATTTTGCTACTTTTTCTGCGCTTTCAATATCACCTTTCATAATATACTGAGGAATTTCCCCTGCTAAACAATTATGTACGGCAACTCCATTTGCTGTAAACGAATGAATGTCTTTTACTTTTAGACAGTATACTTTTCGCATTTCATCACGCACATGTCTATATAAATTCGTAATACGATGTTTTATATAAAAAACACCATTTATTTCAACAGGGACACTACTTAATGGATTATCTAATGAAAATCGTTCATATTCATCTGTTCTATTATTAAGAAAATCAGATAATCTACTAACCAAACTATTAGCAATCGTTAGACGATAAAATTCATCATATTCAGTAACATTAAATGTGATATAATTGCGATATAGAATCTGCATAATATCACACCAATGTTCTTCTTTAACATCAAATATAATATATCCTTTGTTATCAAACGGATATTGTTCATCAAAATTCCACTTCAAATATCCGCGAATAAACCTCATCTGTTTTTTGTATGGAAGTGTTTTAACAAATGACGGGAAAACATTAATATATGCTGAAAAGAATTCATACACTAATTCATTAGAAAAAACAGCAATATTATCATCAGTAATATCTGTTTTTGCATTAAAATATCGTTGTATTGAATCTTTTAGATAATCTTTTTCTTCTTTCGCTAATACTCCAATTTGTATATTATTTTCATTAACTGTTTTTATGTGTGAACAGCAAAATCCAATAAATTCAATGAATTCATCAGTAAGTTCAAATGCATTTCCATCAATATTAAGTTCAGACACATCAATAATGGTTTCGTCAATTGGTGTAAGAATAAAATCTTTTAGTTTAAACCACCATGCTTGTTTCCATTTTTCATTACAAACAACTGAAAGTGATTTTAATTTAGAATCTTGTGAACGATTCATTTTTGATGTTATATTCTCTTTATAATATCTTCCTATTTGTTTAGATGAAAAAAAATCATATTGTGACAGATATAAGAACTTATGGTCAGATGTACAATTTATTGTTAATCCGCTAGATGTTCTTATTCTACACAACATCTTATTATAATCTCTACATGTAGGTTGTTCAACTTCTTTGTAAACACCTCTATGTGTTAAGACTTTATCACCACTTACAACATCTTCAATGTTTTTTGTTCCTTTATCGGTAAGAACTTTTGTCCCTGCAAAGAAACAAGCAGAAGAAGCAATTAAATCATCTTCTTTATCATCAAGAAATTCTTCAAATATTCCTTTATCTACACGTGGGCGATAATAAAATCCGTCTGTATATCCTTTCGATACAATACGGCACATCTTTTGATAACCAGACTTATTCTTTGCAAGCATAATAAAGTGGTTACGCTTTGCTGTAGCTTCTGATTCACCTTCTGATTTACCTTTAATTGTGTGGTTTTCTACGGTATATAATTCAACACCTGTGATAAATTTTTGCCCTTGTTTTTTCGCTTCTTTATATGCATCAACAACGGCGTACATATTCCCGTGGTCTGTAATAGCAACGGCATTTTGATTAAATTCTAATGTTTTTTTCATCAAATCTTCGACTTTAATCATACCATCTAACAAACTTTTATTCGTATGTAGATGAAGATTTACAAATCCGTCACTCATTATTATTCTCCTTAAATTTATTCTTATTAATCCAAGAATAAGCTGTCATCAATCCGTAAGAATATTTACGTTCAAATCCTAATTTTTTTAACAAATTTTGGATTTTAGTATTTTCTGTATATACATCTACTGAAATTGCCGATAATCCTTCTTCTTTGACAACATCAATCGCATTTCGCATTAGCTTTTCGGCAATTCCATTTTTTCTATAAGCAGGATTTACCATGATTGAAATTCCAACATACTTTCTTTCCGTTATTTGTTGTCGATTTAAAAAGAACAATTCACAGACAGCAACATTCGGTACAATTTCACGATGAATTAGATATTGCGGGTCAATATCATTTTTCAAAACGGTATCATGTCCAAAATATATTCTATCTTGTTCATCCATTGAATAAAAAATATTCTGTACATCTTCAAAATCAGACATGGTAAAATCCTCCTCTGTACTTTATATGTAGTATATAGAAAAAGAGCGAGCATAGCTCTCTCTTTATTATACATACGTATTTTTAAAATAGTCTATAAGAATATCAATTATTTCACACTTCCACCGTATTTGGTATCCTGTATGATTATTGTTCTCAAATGGAAATATATTGGCTAAGTTTTTTGCTTTATTTGTGATTTTCCATCCATTACCATCTGATGTTTGATAGCCTAACACAGATAATGCCTTATTAATTGCTCTTGCCTTAAAACTAATATCAAATATTGATTTCTCATTGATTTTTTCTGCAATATTTGTTGGTGTTAAATACGCAATATCATTATTTTTAACAGGTGGTAATGCACGTTGAATTTCTTGTATGTCTTTATCTGTCAGTTCTTGATAATGATTCTTACCAACATTCATTGCATGAATTCTAGCTATTCCGATTTCTACACCACATTTTTCAAGCAACTGAGCAAATTTTAATGTACTATCAAATTCTGCTGTTGCCAATTCCATTGGCGTAAGATTTTTTTGTATAGATTGTTGTTTTAACATTTCTTCCATTTGATTAAACGCTTTTATATATTTTCGTTTCCATTCACTCGCTTTCTTACCTGTGAATCCCATGACAATCAATGAAAACCCATCTCTGTTCATCAAAAACATAGGATATTCCTGTCCGTTTTGTGGATGAACATACGTTGTTTCTATAAACATTTTGGCATCGATGGGGTCAGCCGACTTTTCGGCATACCAAATTTCTTTACGAATTGCATCCAAAACATGTTTATGTTCTTTTCCAAAATGCTTTGCAATCTGCAAACTAGACACAACAATCTGATTGTCTTTAATTTCTACCAAATCTAAATCTTTTTCTTCATTCAAATAAATAACCTCCATTAAAAAAATATATACTTTATTATATAGAAAAAAGAGAGATTTAATCTCTCTTTTTCTTATTAAAGCACTTCTACCTGCTTTGTGCGGATACCGAACTGATAACATTCATCAAGTGAATTCATATATATATCAATTCTATCGCTATGTCCGCATCTATCCTTAACGGTATATACTTCACCGTCAATGCGGATTTTTGTTCCTAGTGGTAAAAAGTTACAAGCTACTGCACCATAATGTACTTTTTCACCATTTGCCATAACAGTACCAGGTGTCATTCCGTCACCTGCTGTGTAAGCAGTACATGTTACATGCATAATGCGACCACTACCACGATTGGTTTCTTCTGTATCTCGTTCGCGTTTAACCTCAGATTCTTGTGTTGGCGTTTCGATTTCTTTACTTTCATCCTCAATTTCAGTTTGCTCGGTTGCAACAAATTGGGAGATTTGCTGTACTTCTGTATGTATGTCACTTATTTTTTTGTCGATTTCATCAATCTTACGTTGATGTTCAAGAATCTGTCGTTCACGTTCCTTGTGTTCTACGTCAATATTATACAATGTAAGTGACGTAAATCCAATTACCCACGCCCAAAAAGCAATACGCATAATTGTTGTCTTGTGTTTCTTTATGTTTGTAATTATCTTGCTGTTCATTCTCTACTCCTTTAAAATCTTCAATACAAATCAATTCGGCATATATATTATATAGCGGCGAGTGAAATTTGTCAAATCAGAAATAAAGAGAAAAACAAAACCGCCACAAACAAACTTTGGCGGTTGTTTGCATTTATTTACTTTAACATTAGTAACAAATCAAATTGTTCATTGATTAAACGATTTTTTAATCCCAAAATAATTGGTAAATTACCATTTATCCAACCTTTTGGCGAACGATAATTTCCATTATCTGATTCATATACCGCATCACATTCATCAATTAAAAATCCATAAATGTTTTCAATTAAATCAGAATCAAATTTTTTATTATTTGCCTTTGATAATTTTTTATAATTCATTCTATGAATCGCTTCATTAAATAAGTCTATGACATTCGATGCACCATATTGTATTGCTTGTGAAAATACGCAAGATTTAATTGACAATGATTTATTGCCTACATCGTAATTTGATTCTTTTAATAACACACAAGTAGGATAATAGTATTTGTATATCATATATCTATCTTGAATTTCGGCAAACCCATAGGGGTCAATGTTCCCAAATTCCATCCAATGCTGAATAAAATCTTGTGAATTAATTTCATATTCGGATAAGATTTTCCCATACCTAGATAGTTCAGGTCGTGGATATTGCTTCGCATATTCAACAAATTCATCAATTAAATTCATATCCGATGACAATTTATATGTACCATATACAATATAATTTGAATCACCATACTCCATTGATACTGAACCGCAATTCAAATTAGATGTATACTTCTTCGCTGTATTTGTTATTTTTAATATTTCCGATGACATTTATATCACCTGCCATACATTTAATAGCTTATCGAATACAAAATATAATAAAAGAGCCTTTCGGCTCTCTTTTTTATACTATTTTCATTTTTAATCGTCGTTTACTCATTTCATTATCAGATTCTAATGCATACCCTATAATTTCATCAATTGTATCTTTTTTTGCATTAAATGCACGAGCGCATCCATCATATGTAGCTACTAGCTTATCGCCTTTATTGATTTTACCAACAACATTAACATTAACACGTCCTGCTAATCCGATAGGAACATATTTTGATTCTAGTTCTTCGCTAGTCATTCCTTTTTCTCCACCTAACAGATAGCCAAATGTATCAGAATGAACACCAACAACGCAATGTGCTTTTTCTGTTGATTTGATATATGTTTCTTCTTCACTTGAAACATCTAACATCAATACATCGCCTGGTTCTGATTTAATTTTGCATGGGAACAACTCTGCAATATCGTTGTAAACCGCATTGTATACACGGTCAGGTCGTAATGAACCTGAAATATATAAACAAGAACCTGTATTATCTCTTGAACGATATACACCTTCTCCGTGTGAACCTGCAACGTTCATAACAACTTCTTTATCTTTATTACGGCTAGAGAAAACCAATTGTCCTTCATTCATATTAATTTTACCACTAATACCATTGGTAATATTAATCTGATTAAAATTAGCTCTATCTGTTAGTGATGTAAGTGTTGCACTTGAAGGTATATTTAATGCTTCTGTTGTTGTTAGTCTTGCTATATTTGCTTCTGAAATTCTTAAATCATCAGATTCAAATTTCTTTGCATATAAAACGTGTTGGTCTGATTTTAGATATACTTCTTCATCATATACGGGGCGTGAACGTTGTGTTTCGTTCATTGTTGTTGCTAGTATATAAGACTTCATTGATGGGTTTCTTGCGACCATTACTTGACGTGAATAATTACAAGCGTCTGCTGATGATGCAGTACCACGTAAATTGCCTTCAAATTCAACAGCACGCAAACGTGAATCAGGTGTAATTTGAATGTTCTTATCCGAATATACTATCTGTTTACCTTTTTCGTTTTTAACACCAACTAAGAATAAGTTACCGTCAACATCTGAGTGCTGTTGAATATTTGATTTGTCTGAACTAGATGCATCTATTGCATTTTTTGCTGTTCCTTCAACATCACCATAAAATGTTTTGTTTTCAACATGCGGAGCATTATCTTTGAGCGACCAAACTAAATTAGCGGTTGAATCTAACACAACTACTTCGTGTTTAATACGAGCTGTATCACTACCATACACACTAATTTTCATATCATCGGCTAATCCTAATAAGCTGACGTATACTTTTAATACACCTAATGGAGTTTTATAAACAACTAGATTGTTACTACCTAACGTACCCACATAAAATCCGTGTGTAAAATTACCTTGACGATTAGAAATAATTGCATTAAACCAACATTTACCTTGTCCGATTTCCCAACCGCCAATATGTCCTTCAACAACAATCCAATCATACTGATTATCATTTGAAGCAGGTATTTCTGCAATCAAATGATGTTCAATTACATCTCTAGCACCAGGTTCTATTTGCACATTTAACGGAACATAGAATTGTCTTGCACTCGTATCAATCTGTATATCTTTTGTCCCATCAAACATAGCAGAACCTTGCACAATGCCTGTTAGTTCAATTTTTCGTTCTGTAGACAAACGTTCAGATATTCTTGATTTATCTACGCGAACAATTGTTTTTGCACCTGAATTGTTATGTTCGTTATCTTCAGGGATTTCATCTTCTGTATCTGTAATTGCTTTGCCAAAATCATCATAAATTGGGTTTCCATCTTCGTCTTTACCACCTGTCAATTCGAACTGATAAAGAGAACGTTTCCACTCCGACCAACTATTTGATGATGGTTTTGAATATCTATAATATAATTTACCATTTTTCCTAGGTCTTAATTCATCACTTTGAACTAGCATGAATTGGTACTTATATCTGCCTTGACCAATATTAAATAAAACACCTGTTGTGCAAAACGCTTCTGCCAATGTATATTCAGGTAATATTGCATAAACATTGATTCCTGTATCTGGCCAGAGACCAGGGGAATCATTTGAGTTTGTTACAGATTTTGGAAATTCAAGTGTTCCACTAAAAATATCATATAAGCGTTCTACTTTTGCTCCATATTCTGTTTGTTGTTTAAATAATTGATTATATAAATCAAGAAGTGATAATTCTTCTTGTTTACCACGTCTAGGTCTAGGTGGATTTGGCATATTTAGCATACCTCCATTAAATTTAATAATAGAGGAATAAGATATATTCTTATTCCTCTATTTCAGGCTTTGCCGTACTTTCCGATGAAGAAGTATCTTTGTTATAATTTAACAGGTTATCTTCTTCTATTTCTCTATCTTCCATGTGAGTACAATCATCTTTAAGAATTTTATCTAAATGACCTTCTAAATATAGGCGGTCATCATCTGAGTTTTGTTCAATATTATTTTCATAAAGAAAATATTCAAGTACAGAATCATCCCAATTACTAAATTTATCACGCATCCACGCAATAAACATTTTTCCTATTCGTTTTGCTTCATCGTCGTTATCTTCGTGAATATCTAAAACATATTTCATTGTTAAAATAATTGATTTGCGTGAACGACGTGGCTTTGCTTGTAATCGTTTCAAAAATATCACCGCCAATTCTACTGTCTACTAGAAAAATAGTGAAATACAACTCACTTATTCTATTTGTAGGAGAAAAAACATAAGAAGGTGAAATATATGATTGAACCAAAAGTTTCATGGATGTGTGAAGATGAAAACGATGAATTAGTTCAATTAAACGATTGGAATATAAAACAAATATATTCAGGTTATGAATCTGATATAAAAACAATTTATTTGTGGAACAATAAAGGCGATAATTACGATGATGAAACAAATGGCATTGACGAAATAAATCATCCAAAAGTAGCAACAATGCAAGATGTTAAAATAACAATTATTACTAACGATAATGAATCTAAAGATGTAGTAAATCGAAAATGGATTCAAGCAAAAGGATTAACATACGGATTAAATGAAAAAAATGAACAAGTACAAAATGACAATGATTTTACCCCAATAGGGTTAAATTCATCATACACATTATCTGCTGAAAATGTTCCTCACGGAAATATTAGCGGTAATAGAAACAATGGAACAAAAGATAATGTAAAAAATTATGCCAAATTTCAATTAAAATGCGTTGTTCCGCAAGATGCAAAATCTGCTACAATGAAAGCTATGGCGAGAATAATTTATTTTTATATTTAACATAGGTAACAAATATGGATAAATACACATGGTTTGCTAAATATTTTACAGGTAAAATTGTAAATGAATTTGACGAATTAACCAATATAAGAAATGATTTTAACAATATTAAACCAACATTGCTAGATAGTTTAGGTTTTATCAATGAAAAAAATAATATATATATAGATTGCACTAATGGAGATTTTTATATAAATAAAGATAAATATTCTTTTACATTCGGATATAAAAACAAACGATATGATATTGATTCACATATTGACAATGTATCTCTATTAAAACGTGCTGAAGCAGATATTAATATGCAATCAAATGAACTTATACCTGAAATAACGGGATATTATTGTTCTTATAAATACGATATTGAATTAAACCAAAAAATTACATTACATTTTGTTCCCACATTATGTATTGAAGATAATATATATTTCAAAATAGAGGTTTTGTGCAACAAATTAAAGTATCCGCTTGTAATTAATATGATAAAGAATAATCAATTAAAAGAATCAACAATTATAACTGAATCTACTGAATTAAAATTTGATAAATAAAAAAGGAGGATATACCTCCTTTTTCTGTTACATAAATAATTCTGATATTTGCTGTGGTGTAAAAACATTTCTAATTTTATCTTTTGCGTTTTTCGTTCTTGTATATACTGCCGAGCGTGTCAACCCCATTATCTTGCTAATTTCATTCATATCATATCCATCAACCGATAGTCTAAGAGCTGTTGCCTCTTGTTCATTTAATATTGGCATAATAGTTGTTTCCCACACACATTTAATATTTGATTTTTCAAATAACTGTTCTGAACGTTCATCACAAACAAAATTATCAACGTCGGTATCTTCATCTATCATTGTATTAATAGATATTTCACCGAATTCACTAGAACGCTTTTTTGCGTTCTTTTTTGTGAAATACATACCAACTACATTTTGTGCACAACGCCAAAAGAATGTATTAAACTTAACCTTCCCACTGTTATATTTATTAACACATTCCATTAATTGAAAAATCAAATCTGACATCAAATCATCATAAATAACATCATTGTTTCTCGATTTATCTTTTGCCATATACCGCATTTTCGGTTCAAAAAAACGATATATATAATTAAATGCAGGTTGAAAACCTAGTCGATAATCAATTACAGCTTCTTCAATAGTAGGGGTTCTTGTGTTTAATTCATTTCTCTTTTTTTGGATTGTTTTATTATCTGCTTCTGTTTTTCTTCGTGGTAAATCTTTATATAAAATACAATCTTTCTGATTATATTGCTTTACCTGCAATGGCAACTGAACGTTTTCATTAAATCTTTTACATTCAATAAAACGATTATTATTGATATGACAAATCTGTGTAAGATTGATTGGCGGCTTCTTTTTAAATTTGAATTCCATACATTCAAATTCTTTTGTTTTTTCATAAATAACACAGTCATTTGTTATTTGATAAACGTTCATCAATAATTCTCCTTTTTAAAAAAAATGAATTATGCAATTGCTTATATTGTAAACGAATAACATCAAAAAGTCAAATCGTATTTTCGTTTTTGTCTAAATCAAAATCGACATTATTTTCATTATCTAATGTTGTATCGTTTTGAACATTATTCTGATTTGAATTTTCGTTTGGCATATTATCTTCTGTATTTTGTTCATTTATATCATCTTGTTCATCTAAATCGAAATCTACATCTTCATTATTTTCTTGTTCTATTTTTTCTTTTTCTTCTTGTTCTTTTTCACGATACTTTTGTATTTCATCAATGTCTGTAATTTCATTTCCATCTTCATCAATGGGATTAGGGACAAAATTATCTGCGGATTCAATATCATCTAACGCATCATTAAACGGTTCTGATTCCTCTGCTTCTGACATTTCTAATATATCATCATATTCAGGGAGATAAGGAATTTCATAATCAGAAGGATTACTATGATTACTGCCGCCATCTTCTGTAAATTCCGCACCTGTATCAGCACTAATTAACGCATCTTCAACAAACAACTGTTCGATTCTATCTAAACGATAAGAACGTATCGAACCATCTTGTTTATAACACATAACTAGAATGTTATTGTCTTGTGATGTGGTAAACGAATACGGTTGAATTGTTCTCCATCCTGAACCCTCATACTGTATTTGTATGGGGAGATTATTCGCCATCGAATCTGTTATATATTGAATTGTATTATCATCTATATCTACTTTTTTTAGTTCTGCTATTTTTTTCATTGTAAAACTCCTAAATAAAGAGGTACAAGTTTGCTTGTTAACTCATCACTTTCTCATTTACAATATATATGTATATCATTGACTTATACTGTGTACGCGATAACAGATTAAGTGTAATATCCAATCAAAAGAAATTTACGGTAACTTTCACAAGTGCCACTTGCCCTCTTATTTATAGTATATGCAAAATTGCAAAGAACATTTTACTGCTCTTTGCAATTTCTATATTTTTCTATTTCTTGTTTTACTCGCGTCATAATATTATTCATTAACCAAAATTCTGAATCTGAATAACACATTCCACCTGCGGCATACTTATGTCCACCGCCGCCAAAGTCTTTCATTATATTTGCTACATCGATATTTTTACTTCGTATTTTTACATATACATTTCTATTGTTTTTTATAAATAAAATTGCAACATCCACATCTTTAAAATTTCGCAATACATCAATTATCTGGCTTGCATCATCATAAGAAGCGTGTGTTTTATTTATCATTTCTTTTGTTATAGTAGCATACATGATTTTATAATTTCTATCATAAAGTATTGATTTTAGAATTTCACATTCTAAAGGTATCATTGTTTGCGGAAAAGATTCAATATAATTAACCAAATCTACATCAGCATTTGCATCAATTAAATCTGCAACTGCTCTGTAAACATCAGATGATATATCTTTCGCCCTAAAATTAAAAGAATCAGAAACTATACCTAAATACAAGGCAGTCGCTAAATCTTTTGTAAGTTTTATATCATATCCGCTTTGTTTTAATTTTAATATCAAGCTATAAATTAACATAGTGTTTGATATTGTTTTCTTAAAAAAATAAATATCACCATAAGGTTTAAAACCGTCATGATGGTCAATAACAATAATCTTGTCTGTATATTCAGAAATATTAAATCTTATCCGTGCTTTGCTACTACAATCCACAATAAATATTGCATCAAAAAATTCGTTTGGTATAAAAATTTTATCAATGCGTCGTTTCCCCAATATTTTATTATATTTCGATTTCACTTTTGTTTGTGTAATCAAAGTAACATTTTTATTTAACTGTTTCAATATAATTTCCAATGCGACCATTGACCCAATCGCGTCTGCATCTGGATTGTCATGTCCAACTATTGCTACATTTTGTATGTGTTCCGACGCAATCACACCAACTATCTGTGATTGTGCTTCATCGTCCACAATCCACACCCCCTTACAATATTCCATTTTTCCCTAACCATTTATGAAATATCGAATTTTATATTTTATATGAAGGTCTTGTACAACATATATAAAGATTATGAAAAAAGTCCTAACATTTTTATTTGTTAAGACTTTTGTTCCTATTTAGATTTTCATATCAACAATCATCAATTGTATTGTTTTCTTCCCTGCCCATACATTATATGATAATGTATATCCTATATCCATTATTTTTGGTTCACCAAATTTAAAATACAATTCTTTTATATCATTGAAACAAATCGCATCTAATATATAACCGTTTTGTTCTAACTGAAACTTGATTGTGTTTTGCGTTTTACCTAATATCTTATAACCTTTTACCTTTACTTTATAGGTACAAAATTGCGGTTCTAAATTACCATTTCCGTATGGTGATAGCAATGAAATGTCATCTAAAAGAGAATTATTAATATAATCAAAATCAATATCACATAGAAATTCAATTGTTGGCGATACGTCTTGTTTTGTACTCGCCCATTTTTTATATTTTTCAACGCAACGATTTTTAAATTCATTTAAGTTTTTTTCTGATACTCGTACACCACAAGCGGCTTTATGACCACCACCGTTACAAATATCAAATGATTCAGAAACACAAGAACTAATATCAAAATCAGAAAAAGTACGACCAGAACCAGATAACACACCTTCATGATTATGTAAAACAAAACATGGTTTCTGATATTTAGATGCAAAGTTACCTGCCAATATTCCTAATATACCTTCAGGCACTTCATCAATAATTTGTATTAAGAAATCATCATTTTCATTTACTTCTGTTTTATCAATAATTTTCTTCTGTATATATTTACGATGATTATTTAGACTAATGGCTTCTTGTGCTAATTTAATTGCTTCTGTTTCATCGTCAGCTAAAAATAATCGCACTGCCATTTCTGCATCATTAATTCTACCAACAGCATTAACACACGGAGCAATATAAAAAGCTATATCCGTAGAAGTTATACTACCACGTTTCATATTCAATCCATCAATTAACGCTTGTACTCCAAAAGACAATTTGTCATTTGAATTAATGATTTTTAGTCCATTAAAAACAAATTTTCTATTTTCATCCTTTAATTCCATCGCATCTGCAATAGTAGCAATCATTGTTAGCACAACAATTTCTTTGTGTATAGCTTTTGTATGTAAATCAGGTATAAGCAACCGCAAAAATTTATACGCGACCATGCAACCACATATACTATGAAATGGATATGTATAGTCAATGTATGGGTCTACAACAATTTCTGTTGGCAATTCTTCTGTTAAATGTTGGTGGTGGTCGGTAACAATAACATCAATGTTCTTTTCGTTTGCATACTTAATCGCATCATGAGCGGCTATCCCATTATCTACAGTAATAATTAGATTTATATTTTTTTCAATAGCTTCATCAATTATTTTTTTTGACAATCCATATCCGTCTTGCCGTTTTGGAATAGCCCAATCCACATTTGGTGTAAGCAATTTTAATCCCATCACCATAATGGCGGTCGATGTAACACCATCACAATCATAATCCCCTGCAATCATAATTTTTTCATTATTATTAATTGCTTGCTTCGTTCGTTGAATGGCTTTATCTATATTTGGCAGTATATTAGGGTTTCTGAATTTACTTTTTGTTATATCAATAAAACTATCTAATTCTTCTTGTGATAACTGTTTATCTTGTTTAATTAAATCAAAAAAATTGTCGTTATATTTATATTTAACCTTCCATTTCATTATGAATCCTTTCTATGAAAACAAAAGAGAGAACATATCTCTCTTTTTGTTTATTTTTTATACGTTTTCTGCTTTAACATCTTCTGCTTTAATGGTGATTTTCTTCTTTTTGTTTGTCGGTGCGGTAAACATAATATCCATCATTGTTTTTTCTAAAATTGAACGTAAACTTCTTGCCCCTGTTTTTTGTTTAATTGCAATATGTGCAATCTTCTTTACTGCATCATCATCAAAAACAAGTTTTACACCATCAACATTCAATAGTTCTTGATACTGTTTAATCAATGAATCTTTTGGTTCTTTTAGTATCTTAATCATTGAAGATTCATCTAGTTTATGTAGTACCGCAATAGTTTGTAATCTCCCAACAAACTCAGGAATCATACCAAACTTAATTAAATCTTCTTGACATACTTTATCAATCGTATTATCTCGTTCAGCATCACTCATACGCTGATTTTCTGCACCAAATCCAATATTCTTTTTTTCAAATTTTGAACTAACAATCTTTTCAATACCGCTAAAAGCACCACTTACAATGAATAGAATATTTGTTGTATCAATTGTTTGTGTTTCAGGTTCACCAAACATATTTTCAATTGATGAAGGGAGGTGAACAGTAGAACCTTCAATAATTTTTAGCAATGATTGTTGTACGCCAACACCACCAACGTCTCTTGAGCGTTCAGATTCAAACCCTGCTAATTTATCTACTTCATCAAGAAAAACAATCCCATGTTCTGCGCGTTTAATATTTCCATCTGCTTCTTTAACAAGAGATACAAGACAATCTTCTACGTTTCTGCCTACATATCCTGCTTGTGTAAAGGTATTACAATCAGCAATAACAATAGGAACATTTAACAGTTTAGCTATTGTTTTTGCCAACAATGTTTTACCACTACCACTACTACCAATCAAACAAATGTTTGACTTTTGCACCATTGTATCTTTTAATTTGAATACGCGCTTATAATGATTGTATACAGCAACAGAAATAATTTTCTTCGCCGTATCTTGACCGACGATATATTCATCCAACTTCGCTTTTAGTTCCATTGGTTTTGGAATTTCAATATCCTTGCCTTGTTCAGTACAATCTTTATCTTTATGAATGTGATTACATACATCAAGACATTCAGGGCATATTGTTAGTTTTTTGCTTTTCCCATAAATGATTTTATCTTCTGTCACTTCGCATCCACAGAATTTGCATTTAACCATCTTTTTTATTTTTCCTGTTACTGCCATGTTAGCATACCTCTCTACACGCAATATGTTTCTACTTGTAATATATAGAAAAAGCACATCCGTATGAATGTACTTTTTTCTTTTATTTATTCACTTCTAAACCAATTAACGCCAAATGTATGTTTGAATTCTTCTCCGTTCTTTGTAGACCGCTTTAATATAGAATATTTATCGAACACATATTCTCTATTTTTTGCATCTAACAATATAAATGATTCATTTGATATTTCGATACGTACTAGTTTATTAAACGACCGACCATCTACAATTTGTAATGCTCTTGCTCGTCTACCTTTTACTAGCATTTCAGATGATTCAATTACTTTATAAGATAATTTACCATCTTTTGTTTCAAATACTGCAAGTATTTTATCATTCGGATTGTTTTTAGATATTTTACAATCCACAACAACATCATTATCTTCTAATACACACGTTGGTAATGTTCCTGCACCACAGGCGGTAGAATTAAATGAATTAACACTAAATCGACCAAAATATCCATTTTCAGTAGCAATATTAACAATTTCATCGGCAGTATCATCAATAATCAAATTACATACAATTTCTGTATTTATATCTTTAATTATTGGTGTTCGCTTACCTACTTTAAATTTGAACTTATTAATCGCTGTCTTTTTAACATTTGCATTGGTTAAAATCGTAAACAGTGTTTTGTTGGATTCAGTATCGAATTTAAATATAGTGATTGCACCATCAACCTTAGTATTGTTATATTGCAATGCAGATATTGGCATACGTTCGGCAATACCTGACTTAGTAATAACAATAATATCATCATCGCGTTTGCATTTTACAACATTAACAAACATATTCGTTTTATCTTTATATGATTTGTCTTTTTCAAATGGTTCATATTCATCCTCTTCATAAATATTGATTTTTCCATTTGAATACAATACTGCAATTACATTTTCCGAGACAGTCTCGGAAATCCCATTGTTATCATCAAAAGAATCAACCAATTTAGTTCTTCGCTCATCTCCAAAAGATTTTTTTAGTTCTTGCAATTGGTCTACCATTAACTGCTTTAATTTTGTATCATCAGATAGATAACCATTATATTCTTGAATTAGATTTTCTATTGTTTTAATCTTATCAAAAATAGAATTTCTATCTTTATGTACCAACGAACGTGTTTTTTGTTCCAAAATATATTCTACCTGTTCGTTGTTCAGATTGTATTTCTTGATTAACTTTTCTTTCGCGTCATTAACATCATCACTGTCAATAATTATATTCACAGCAGTTTTAATGTCATCAATAACCTTCGCCAATCCTTGTTGAATATTTAATTTCTTCTTAGATTCTGCAACTAAATAATTGTATCTCTTTGTTAACACATTTTTTCGATAAGAAATGTATATACCGATATAATCCATGAGAGAAACCAATTTTAATTCTTTGTCAACAACACCGCGCATATAAAATGAAGCATTCGATTGTAGTTTAGTTTTAGCGAATATATCTTTAATAATTAATGGTATATTCGCTGTCTTTTGACATTCAACAACAATACGAATATTCATTCCTGTGGATTCATCGCGCACATATAGTGCTCGTGGAAGTGTTTTCTCGGTGATTAGCTCATGAATTTTTTCAACAATTTTTGGTTTATCAGAATATGGCGGCATATCTATAAATACAATTTGTGGATTACCATTTTCTTCATTTGTTTCCACAATATAATTTGCTCTGAAAGATAATTTTCCGCTACCATTTTGATATAACTCTTTAATTCCATCCTTTAACATATTTGAAGCATACGGAAAATCTGGTCCGACAATATACTTCATTATATCATCTAATGTATAATTTTCATTTTTAATGGCATAAATAATACCATCACAAAGTTCATTAAGATTATGTGAAGGAACACAAGAAGTATAACCAACTGCAATACCTGTTGGACATCCATTTGCTAGAAAATTTGGAAATAATGCAGGTAATGTAATCGGTTCTGTTGTCGTTTCTGCATAATTTGGTTTAAATTCTACACATTGCTTATCCAATACATCTTCAAGTAATGTATGTGCAATTTTATGTAAACGACCTTCTGTATATCTTTCACTACCTTCTGCGTCCCCATCAATGGACCCAGAATTGCCGTGAAAGTCTATTAAAGGATATCTAAACACCCATTCTTTTGCCATATTAGCAATCGTTCCATAGCAAGAACTATGTGGGTGATAGGTCCCCATTACGTCACCGCTAATTTTAGCATTTTTTATATATGCTTTATTGTAATCGTATCCTTTTTCATCACAGCAATACAATATACGCCGTTGAACAGGTTTCAATCCATCTCTTACATCAGGTAATGCTCTATCAATAATAGATAGCATTGTATAATCCATATATGATTTTGAAAGTTCTTGTTTTACATCACAATCAATGATGTTTTCTTCAGCAATCAATGATTCTAAATCTTCTGCTTTTGTTTTCTTTTTTGTCATGGAAAACTCCTTCCTTTTTTATATTGTATAGAAAAAAGCAACGGATTGATTACCGTTACTTAATTAAATCAATGCGATAAAGAAAATTATCTACATATTGCCCATTAACTTTAAATGAATTCCATAATGTAATATTTGTAAATGGAATAGGCACTTTCCTCATTGGCATATCTAATTCTATATCATCTGCATTAGAAGCCATTGTAATATGTGGTGTATAACCATCAAATTTACTTTCTGGTTTTTGATAACCAATCATTTTAAATATTTCCTCTAATGCGTAATGTATACGATATAGTTTAAATGAATTATCAACACCTATCCATAATGTATTTCCAAAATGATTAATTTTATTACCAAATAGATATTGATTAAACATAGATTTATCTAAGTTACGTTCAAGAATTTTCATTGCTTCAACAACCTGTTCCGCACCTGATTCATCTTCTCCAACATAATCAATTGTTACATGAAAATCATTCTTATCTTTCCAATCGGCATTTGTTTTTTGTTTCATTAATGTTTGATAATATTCTAATTGATTTAACGACATAGAATCATCAATATCAAATGATACCCAAAGTTCAGCCATATAGATTGCTCCTTTTAAGTTTTCTTCACTTATAGCATATAAAAAAAGATACATTTTTATATGTATCTTCTACTATATTTTTTACTGTTCAATCATTGGTAAATAACCTGCATTTTTTAGTTTTTCGTATAGGAAAAGTCTACCTTTCTGTGTCCATTTTGTATGAACAAATGCTTGATTATTTTCATGATTTTTTGTTTCAGAATCAGTATATCCTCTACCTCGATACTGTGATTTTAGAATCCATGAACCACTACAAAGATATTGAATACCTAAATCTTTTAATAGTTGATTCATTTGCTGACATGTCATACCATAATCTTGTGCAATTACAGTAATTGGAATTGCTTTTGGCGATTGAAGAATCTTATCTACATATTCAATTTTTGGCTTTTGTTCTGCTATTACATTTGATAATTGAATGTTTTCCTCTGCCAAAAGCCGACGCTGTTTTTCTTCCTCAATCCACGCTTCTGCCCGCGCAATTGAATCTTCAATCTGATATGAAGGATTAGTGTATTTAACAGAATATTGTCCTGTTTTTCTAATAGATTGGAGAATCTCGTTAGCAAGTTTCATTTGAAATTCAACAGCCTTTTCATTTTTCGCTTTAAATCCTAAACGATATACAATGTTTTCAGGAAGAAAATCTTCTTTCCCCACGAGTGGGAAAAATCTAAACTCTTGTAAATATCCGTTTAATCGTTCCCATCTTACATATTCAACGCCATTCTTTTCTTGTGTGAACCCCCAACCTCTAGCTACATCTTCTGCATTTAACCATGCTGTACCATTCTCATCAACATATCCACGTAAATTACCAATTTTCAGAATGTCTGTATTCATGTTAGACAAATCCTTTTTTACAATAATAAAATTTAATTTTACATATAAACATTAAACCATCACAAAACTTTCATACAATCATAAAACATCACATCCTAATTTTACTGAACATTTTTTAATTTATTATAACAATAAAACATCAAAAAGTCAACATTTAAAACAAAAAAAGATGCATTTTTCATGCACCTTTTTATTAAATTGAATCCAAATCAACCATTTCAGAATTAGCTTCAATAAATTGTTTACGTTTATCTACATCTTTCCCCATCAATGTATCAAACAGTTCTGCAACATCTTTAGCTTCTTCCATTGTAATACGACGCAACGTTCTGTTACGTATATCCATTGTTGTTTCTTTTAATTGGTCAGGATTCATTTCACCTACACGATTATCATACATTTCTGTATGCGCCGACTATATCTTAGCTTTATAAGCCAAACCGTTTTGGAATGTGTATCAATAACATTCCTACTTCCCTTCTGAGGAATAGTCTGTACGGGTTTATTCTAAAGAATACTTCCCACGGGATTACCTTTGCTATGATGTATTAAGGCTCTTACCGTTAGCATGATATACTATAGAAGTACATCATACCCTACTGATTAATAGAAAAATTTGTAAGGGCTAGGACTTCCATACCCTTTAAATCGCATTAACTTAAACGATTCACTTTTATGTTTTGTTTTATATTCTTTTAATGCAGAATCACTTAACAAATATACAGATTCATTATTCTTTTTGATAATTCTATATAGTGGAGGTTGTGCGGAATATACCATTCCTGATTTTAGTAAATCCCCCATATAATAGTACATCAATGTTAAAACCAATGTTCTAATATGACTGCCATCAACCGATAACACCCTCGTTTTCACGATATTTTATTAATAATTTCCGTTTTTTAAAAATTATTAGGGACTAGATTATATCTTTATCTATAACTAGATAGGCGTTCCTTTTTTGTATATAAAATACAAATACTCCCTGCTAAAGGATAATCGTTACACTTAACATTTTTCAATGCTGTAGCACGGTATTGTCATCTACCCACAGGTGGGCATAAGAGTCTCTTACGGAGCGTATTCGCGCACATCGCCTTATTTAACTCCTACCGTTAGCCATTTTTCAATGACACCTTACGTTTTGTAAGTTCAACGCCTCATAATATACATTGTTACCAATGTACACGACCTAAAATCAATCAGCATCGCAAGCCATAATTATTTTTTCATAGCGAACATCATTTAAATTAAAATTATTACCAATCCCACCGCCGATTGCGGCTACAATACCTTTAATCGTATCTGAATTAAGTATTTTACCTAAATCAGCCTTATTAACATTAAGTATTTTACCCTTTAATCCTAATACTGCTTGATACGCTTTATCCCTACCTTCTTTCATTGACCCTGCCGCCGAATCACCTTCACAAATCCAAAGCTCATTATAACCATTTCGATTAGAACAATCAGCTAATTTACCTGGTAATGCAACTTTTAGAACTTTTTTTGATTGTCTGCTAAGACTTCTTGCTTTTCTTGCGGCAATTTCTGCTTCTTTTACTTTAATTGCACGATTTACAATAGCATCAAGAATTGGAGTAACATTTTTCTTTTTTGCGTTTTTTTGAAAAAAGTTTTTTACTACATCAATAATCGCATCTTTAGCAGTTACATTCCCTAGCTTTGTTTTTGTTTGTCCTTCTAGTTCCACTTCACCGCTAATCTTCATATTAATTGTAGCATACAATCCATCTAGCCAATATTGTGTCTCAATTGGTTCTTTGATTAACTTCTTTGCCAAGGCATATTCATTAAAATATGTCTTTATTGCCGTTTTGAAACCTTGTAAATGGTATCCACCTTCATGTGTATTAGAATTGTTTACGAATGTTTTTATATTGCCATTATTCTCTACTTCATTATCGTAAATCATACTAATTTCTGAATACATATGACGATTTTCTTCATCAATATATTCTCCATTGAATGAAATAGGTTCATCAAACAGCCTAGATTTATTTCCAATCAGTTTATTTGTATATCCACTGATTCCATCTTCATATAAAAACGTATATTCTTTCTTCTGAATATCATCCTTAAAATAAATTTCTAACCCTGCGTTTAAACAAGCTAATTCATTTAATCGATGTTTTACTTCGTTATTCGGAAATATTGTGTGTTTAAAAATTTCCTTGTCAGGTAGCCATTCTATTTCCGTTCCTGTTTCATTTGTTTCACCAACGGTAATTACTTCTGTAACAGGATATCCTTTTTCAAATTTTTGTTGATAAATTTTTCCATCACGTTTAACTGTAACATTAAAATACTCGGATAGAAAATTAACACAAGAACTCCCAACACCATTCATACCAATCTTATATTGATAATTATTGTCATCTTTAAATTTACCGCCCATATGAAGTGTGGTTAAAATTTGTGTAAGAACCCATGTTTTATTTCCATGTTCATCAATGATTGGCTCACCAACGGGGATACCTCTACCGTAATCAACAACTCTACCACTACCGTCTTTATTGACATAAACTTCTACACGTTTCCCATACCCTGCTGTAAATTCATCTACCGAATTATCCCAAATTTCTTTAAATAATTGGTTAATTCCTGATACACCTGAACTTCCAACGTACATAGAACTTCGTTCTCTAACCGCATCACGTTGGGAAAGTTTTCGTATATTATCTGTTCCGTAATTTGATTTAACAGTAGTATCAATCATTTAATTTATTCTACCTCCACATGAATTTTAATTGGCTTATCAATATTACGAATAAAAAAATAAAGTTTCTTTGGTTCATTGAAATTAAATTCAATGCCATTTGAATTAATGACATTCCCACCGCCTAAATTATCAAATGCATCAATCTGCTTCTCAGCGTTAAAATCTTCTATATTAACATTATCTTTTTCAAATACGATATAACAATGCATCGTACTCATTCCAACGTCACTATAGATTTTGAACTTTTTTCCCATAGGGACATCAGCAAAATATTGTACTACTTTACCACTAGACAAAATTACTTTTTCGTATTGCTTCATTTGTATATTCCCCCTTTTTCTTTAATATATAGAAAACGCAAAACAAAAAATCACCATATGCTTGAAAAACATAAGGTGATTTTATAATTTATTCTTCACATCTGCACTTTCTTGAACGCATGTCAATATGCACACAATCTTCGTCATTTTTTATAACAACGCCTTTCGCTTTTAATTCTTCACATAAATCAGCAAATTCATCTAACAAATAAGATTCAGGGCAAGCAATATCTACCGCCATACCATGAATATGATAACTATTCTTATATCCGCCAATAGAATCATTATATTCTGCACAACGAACACAATTAATAATGTCTAATGGTTCATCTACTTCATCTTGTAAATTGTCTAAAAATTCAAGTAATGATTCATCAATTCCCATGTCTGGTTGCCATCCGCAATGTGGACAAGATAAAGTATCTTCATCAAAATACTTAGAACTATTCATTTTAATCACTCCGCGCTAAATGCGCATTTTATCAAACTTCCTTTGTTTTTTCTATTTGTCATATATAGTTTTCATTCAACACATAGAAATATAGATATTACTTATACTTTCTTTGCGCCGTAAAAAAGCAGGACAATAGACTTAACTATTGTCCACTTTTTTTAATGATTTAGTTTTTCTTTTAATTGCTTAGAAACAACAATCTTGAGTGCCTTTGTTGCAGGAATTTCAACAATTTCCTTTGTCTGTGGATTACGACCTTTACGTGGAGCACGGTCAATACGTTTAAATGTACCGAAATTCTTTTGATTGTAATATCCACCATCTGCTAATTCATCAGAAAGCACTTCAAAGAATGTATCAATACAATCTTCAATCTGCACTAATGTTAAACCATCAATGCGCTCTGAGATTGCTTTCGCAACATCATATTTTTTCATTTATATCACCTATATTTTAACAATTTCTTACTGTGTCAAGCGAATCTATGGAATCTTTGTGATTCAAAGAAAAAATAGAACTGCAAACAGTATATATTTGCAATTCTATTGATTTTGTGTTAAATCATGGAAGATACTTCTACAACAACATCATCCATATCTTTCATGGTAAGAATAGCCGTATCAATGCCGCCATACACATTCATCTGTCTCTTAGACAAACGTTTGGCTTTCATCTCCCTGACCATATACAGTGCTATCTGTTTATTATCCGTCGTAAATATGTTCTTTGTATCTCCATCAATAGTCTCAACGATATAAGTAAATCCATTTACATAAATCGTCGATTTCAGTGTTTCCACACCATCAGAAAGCATCACATTGTATTTCGTAAGGTCATCATTGTTGTAATCTGAAACCGTACGACCGTTGTTTGTAATCATACGCTGTTCATGCTGTTTACGGATTTCTTCAACGACATCATCCGCTTCTTTAACCGTTTTCATGGTGTAAGTATCCATGAACTTAACAAAAAGCTCTTTATCCGCAAGCGGATACATTTTCTTCAAATCGTTCATTCTCTTATTAACAGAAAACGTCAGTGCATTTACTGCCTTATCTGCACGCTCCTGTTTTTCTTTCATTTCTTTCGCCAACTTTTGAGCGGCTTCTGCTTTTTTACGCTCCTCACGATATGCAATATAATCATCGTCAATGCGCGTCTTATTGAAAACATGATACAGCGCATCGAATATGCTACGGATAGCAACACCAATCGCGCCAATCACCATACCAACCAAACCTGTGAATGCAATCAGAAGTGCAATAACGATAAGAATGATTCCAACCGCCATCAATCCAAATCCCAACATTTTCTTCACCGTTCCTTTCTTTATCTTGACTATATTATATTATATTTTATAAAATTTGTCAAGTGTTTTTTATAAAAAATGCACAAAAAAAGAGAGATTTTTTCTCTCTTTTTTCATATAGATATTCAGAAAGATTTACGGGTTCACGGCTTCCTTGAAGTTCTTACCTGCCTTAAAAGCGATAGCCTTCTTCGCAGGAATCGTGATTTCTGCACCCGTCTGGGGGTTACGTCCCTTGCGTGCCGCTCGGTCGCGTACATCAAATGTGCCAAATCCAATGATTGACACCTTGTCACCGCTGACAAGTGCCTTTTCAATCGATGCAAAAACAGCATTTACTGCACTCTCTGCATCCTTCTTCGTCATCTCTGCATTTTCTGCAACAGATGAAATAAGTTCTACCTTTGTCATAAACATTCCTCTTTTCTTTTATTTAGCACCATTGCTATGTCTATACTATATAGCATTAGTTTCGTTTTGTCAACATATTTTTACGTTTTTTTAGCAAATTTTCAATAATTTTTATAAGAGATTCTGCTTCTTGTGCATTTCGTTCTAAAAGTTCATAGTCTAGTTTCTTATATACACCTTGTATATATTCGTATTCATCATCAAATCTATCATTAAAATCATGATATACAAAATGCAAATAATTGCGACACATAATAGAACAAATAAAATTAATTTCTTGTAATGTTTTGCCTACATCAACTATTTCTTTATTCTCCGATGTAAGCATTTGTTTCAATGCTAGTTCTTTATCATCATCAGTAAATGTTATGTTAAATTTAGATTGAAGGGATTCACACGCTTGTTGTGCATTATCAAAATCATAATATAGCTCTTCAAATTTAACAATATCCCCACCACGTTTACACCCAAAACAATACCATGATGTATATTCTTGTGGTTCACTGCCATCATTTTTATACCCTTCAGGATATATTCGTAAAGACTCTGTTTTTTCATTATGAAACGGACATAAAGCAGAATAAATTCCACCCGCTTTTTTTACTTTGATAAGAGACTTTATATAATCTACACCATCAATATTTTTATTAACATAGTCACGTCGAACTTTAAACTGTTCATATTCTTCATCAGTCATTATATCTTATCCCATTCCGAATCATCCACTTCAATCATTTGCATTTTATCATAGTTTTTTTGTATCCTAAATGAAAATGTATTACCATCACGTGTTTTAATTGATTCTACAGAAGCCATACTATCATCTAAAGAATAAATCGTAAATGCATTGTCTGCATGGTCTATGATTTGGTCTGAACCTGCGACAGCGGCAGAACTAGAACCTTTCTTTGATTCTATCTCACCTCTACCCATACGATTCATCTGAACAGCAGTAAAAACCATACATTTATGTTCTCTCGCAAATCTTTTTAAATCTAATGATATTTGTCCTAAATCATCTCTTAAAACACCTGTGACAATATTTGGTGACATAATGCCCATGTAGTCTACAATAACAACATCATATTTAATTCCCTTATTGCGTTCTATCTCTTCTGTTTTTGATGCGATAAATGCAGGTGTAACATTTGTTGGGCAGTCAACAATATATACAGAACCAACATCCTTACCAAACATATCTTTACGTTGTTTCATATTATTAATGTATTCAATATATATTGCTTCTTCTTCTTCTGTTAGTGTACCTGCTTTTAATCCTTTACTACTAACCAATGCCGCACGAGCATCCCACCGACGGGAATATTGTTGTTTATCAATTTCCAATGAAAAAAACAAAACGTTTAATTTTTGTTTCCACAAATGAAATCCAATATTTAGCAATCCGACAGATTTACCATCACCCTTACGACCACAAACAATATTTAACGAACCATATCCCCATCCAATAATAGAATCATCAATGTGTTTAAATCCTGTTTTGAATAATTGTATATCTTCAGGGTGTTCTTTGTTATGTTTATATTCTTTTAGACGATTTTCAGAATCTTCTTCAATTGTACCTTCGCGTTCAATATCGTATTTTGTTCGGTCTATATCAACCAAAATTTTATTGATTCCGTCTTGAATATCTTGTAAATTCTCAGAATCACATTTGCGTGGACTTTTTGCTAAAACAAATTCAGCAACAGAAATTAGTTTATCACGTTTATATTCTTCGATGATTTCATCAATATAAGCATTAAACTCTGATTCATCCTTTTGAATATTCGTGTTCTTTACTTCAGATAATATTATTTCTTGTTTAATAATATCGTCTTTACCGAATTTTCTTCCTAACCTCTCATGAAGCATATCTTCAGGAATAATACCACGATGTTTGATATAGTATTTAACGAACAACTGATAAATTGACTTTATATTTTTGAAATAGCTAATATCCATTCGTGACATCGCTTTTGCAATATAAAGTTTATCAGAGAACAAATATGCTAAGAACTTCTTTTCTGCAATACTTACATTTGTTTCCATTTATATATGCTCCATTAAAATACTAATTTATCATTGTTACATTCTTTTTTTCCTTGTTCTACGCGATAATTATCCCCTGAAAAATAAATTACTTCATCATTTTGCAGAATGAAATCTTTTACATCTTTATTATATTCTGTTCCCATTTCATCAATGGAAAAATTTGTTGATATAATCGTCGGCAATGAAAAATTGTCACGTTTCCTTAAAATCATTTCTAAGAGTCTCTGTGAATATCCGTTAGAATTTTTTCCTGTTTCATTTCCGACATTATCAATAATGAGCAAATCAGATTTATATATAAATTTCGTATACAAATCACGTTTTGTATTATCCAATTGACTTTGAACAATATCCTCATACATCGAAAAACCAACATTAAATGGCTCTTGTTTTGGTTTATCAGGATTTTTCATTAATGCAACATGCTTTGCAATAATACATTCAATTGTTGTTTTTCCCCTGCCTTGCGCTCCATGAATGAACAATCCTTTTCCTTCATCATAATTAGATTGAAAATTATCAATATATGATTTAACTGATTCGTAATATGGTCTGCCTTGTAATAGTTTTAGATTCCAACGTTCATCATCTAAAAATTTTTTCGGAAAACCCCAATCTACTAAACGAATATTTCTTTGTACGATTGAACTACAAGAACAAATAAAAGACTTATCATAGCCATCTGCATCAGTCTTTTGAACGAATCCTGTTCCATGACAATACTTGCAATTAGCTACAATACGTCTTTTATTTCGTTGAAGTTCTATTTCTTTTTCGTCTTGCGTCAGGAACATATCTATACCGCCTTTCATTTCTTTGGTATAAATACTATATAGGAATCACGACGCAAAATTTTCTATCCACTGATTAAATTTAACAATCGTATTATCGTAATTCGATAATAATTGTTTATCACCATTTTCGACCAATTTTCTATGCCATTCTTGAAAACGATTGTTTCTTTCGTGATTATGTTTTTTCCCATATTCTAGCATTTCTTTATCTAATGGGAGTTTAATTTTAAATGCCCATTCAAAATAATTATATTCACTGTTAAACGCACCAGACATATATTTATCTTTAAGAATAGAAATACAATCACTGCGAATATCTTTGCCAATATCATCTACCGTCATTTTGCCATTCATGACTTCATTGACATTCTCAAATATTTCGCGTTCTTTTGTGTAGTTATGAATCGGAGATTTACTTTTATAAGCATATTCATTGATATACGAATCAAACCACATCAATGTTTTTTTATCTTTGCTTACCATCCCATCAAGAACATTTTTTACTTGTTCCATTGATAGCTTATTCGTCAGTATGGCAGAATGTATTCTTCGTACTTCGCGCATAAATATTTTAAAATTCATTGGCATTCCAAATGATGAATAAAAGTATTTAATCATATACGGAATTGTATTCGGTTTATTAATCAGTTTCATATACTTTTGACATTCTAACGCTTCCTGCAAATGATAATTGATACTACGCAAATTAGCATATCCCATTTTTGCCATATATTTAACAACGAACACAGCTTTTTCTTCACTTAATTTATGCTTTGTATACAACTGTCTAAGCAAAGACATTTCAATGACATAATTATAAGATTTGCTATCAATCATATCATAGAACATTCTCAATAGTGCTTTTGGTCTATGTTCTTTTGATATGCTTTTCATAATTTCATCTTCTAACTCACGCTCAATAGCGTGTTTTTCTTCAATTTCTGCTAGACGTTGCATATCACGCATATGTTTTTCAATACGCTCTTGTTCTTTTTCTTGACGCTTTTGAAAATCTCGTTCTCGTTTTTCTGTAAGAACATCATCTTTAATCTTTTGTACTAATTCTTTTTGTGTTGCGGAAAGAAACTCATCGTTCACCGCATCAAAAAAGTCTTTATATTTATCAATATAAGCATTAATATCCTTGCATTTAATTTTTGCATTTTTATACATATATGCCGCTAATTGATGCTTACAGTCTGTTTCTTTTATCATGTGATTCTTTAATGCAATATCAGATTTAAATTCTTGACTACATATTTTGCAAACAGACATTTGATTTCCTCCAAATCGTAAAATTAACTATCTGGGTCAACCACGAACTTATGAATATCCCACAGAGGTTCGCGCTCATAATATTTTTGTCTTTCGCGTGAGTGTCTACGTAACATTGGCGTATAATCAATAAAATCGAAAACAATCGCTTTTTCTTTGTTTTCGTGCAAACGTAAAACACGTCCTACTCGTTGAAATGCTCTTGTGGATGATTTGCCACCACCTGCAAGGATAAGCGTATCTAATATGGGCAAATCCAATCCTTCATCAGCAATTGTTGATGCGACAAGACATCTACAAGTTCCTCTTTTTACTGCTTCAAATACTGCCGCTCGCTTTAATGCATCATCATTGCCACTAAGCATTTCGACTTCTTTGACACGAACGGTAGTTTCTTTCCCTGATTTTGGATGTTTAATTGTAATCGACGTTGCTTTATCCCCTAACCGTTCTTGCAGTTTTAACATTATTTCAGTACCATGCGCAATCTGTTTAAAAAGTATTAAAATGTGTTTTCCTTTTTCATACATTTTTTCAGCAATCTTATAAATTACTCGATTGCGATAATCATTTAATACAACTGCTTGCGAATATACCGATTGATAATTTTTTCCTTTGAACGTTTGTTTAATAGGAACAAAATAAATATCAGGTTTTACCAAATAACCTAATTCAATTAACTTAGATGCATTAATTTGTGATTCTTTATTTTGTTTACTTAATACTGCTTCAATTAACAAATCATCACCTGTGTCACGCCACGGAGTAGCGGAAACTCCAATGCGATAATAAGCATTTGAACATTGATTTGCTATTGAAGTAATTGTTTCAGCAGGAATATGATGACAATTAGAAACAACAACATCATTTACAATGAAATTATGATTATCCGCAACGGTTAAATCATATACATATTTCGAATCATCCTCAATGTACTCGATTGATTCAATTGTACCATCAATTTTTTCTAAGTTAAATTGATATGGAATTTTCATATATGTTTTCTCCTAAGAACTTAGATAATTTCTGTTTAACAACATCAATTGGCTCATCTTCCCAAATTACAATTGCATCAAACCCAATTTTTTTATAAGCATTAATTATAAGAAATTCCTCTTCATCTGTATGCCAATATCTTCCAAAACATTCAACAAACTTAATAGTCCCATCACAACCGTAATATATGAAGTCTGGTGTTCCTGATTTTTTATATTCATTTTCTAAAAACCTATATGTTTTAGAGTCTGTAATGGAACCGTTATAAACAAGATTGGGCATCATCAAATCAATAATAACTTGCTCATTTGATGTAATTTTATTAAAAATGTTATTGGATGCATTTATAAAATTTCTAACAACAACACTATATTCTTTATCTGATAATTCTTTGAAATATTTTTTTCTTGAAATTATCATTTTTTCCTTAACTGCTTCATCATACATTGGATTATTAAGTTCCATATATTTTTGCATTTTTTCTAGAGCAAATGCTGATTTTGTTTTGTCTTGATAAAACTCTAATTTTGCATTTTTAATCTTGTTATTACGAACCATATTAAATTCTTCATCATGGAACTTAATATGTAAATTATAATTTGCAACGCTACATTGTAATTTTTCATTACAAATTGGACATACATATTCTTTCTTTTTATTTAATGAACCATGTGCCGAGTTTACATGTCCCCAAAAAGCATTTTTGTTAACAGATGTGAAAGAACACAAAGGACACTCATATGTCTTGTTTACAGCGACAACAGAATCACCAATAATTAAATCTTTTGCTTCAACATATTGTTGTTTACTCTCTACCCAAACTTTATGATTATCGGTACATTGTATTATTTTTTCTTCACCACAAGATGTTTTTATTTTTATTTTCATCATTTTGCGATTATTTTTACTTATTTTACCATAATCAACAACAGGTTTTGCTTCAAAGCCATTTGTTTTTGTATTATAAGACATAACAAAAACATTTTCACCTTTGTTCAAATCAGAAACAATCCTACATATCTCTTTATACTTTCCATCAGCAAGCATTACTTTTGCGTTATAAGGCAAACATTCATCCCACATAACAATATTTGCATTTTTAATATAATCTTCTTCTGCGGATTGTGCCGATATTACAGTAATATCTTTATAATCTTTAACCCCATCTCCGACTAACCCAACGTCTACACCCAAAAATTTTTCCATTTCAGATTTTAATTGCATACACAATCCAATTTTATCTGCAAAAATACATACAGGTTTTACATTGAACTTTGCTATTAATGCCGCCATCATACAGGTCTTTCCCGCACCAGTGCAAGCTTGTATAATTTCACGTTCATTACAATTATCAACAATCTCTTGTTGATATGGTCTTAGTTTAAAAGGAATTTCTTTCTTATCATCTATATAATCGACAAGTTTGAAATTACCATCTTGTTGTGGTTTAACACGATTATCGTTTACCTGATATTCAATCCCTTCTTTATCTAGGTACTCAACAACATAAGGCAATAAACCTGCATATGTTTTCTTCGTCTTGCGATTATATAAATGTCGATAACGTATTTCTGTCATTCCATAAATTTGAAGCGGGAAAGAAAGGATATTCCAAATCTTCTTCTCATCAGATTCATCTAAATTAGTAATTTGTAAATATATATTATCTAAATCTAACTGAACCATCTGCATTCCTCCTTAATATATCCCACCATCAAATTCATACGGATTCGCTTTAATTGTTCTCTTTTTCGGTTGAATATCAACAACTGATTCTAAATAATTTAGAATCCCCTTCATTTCATCATGGTCAAAAGTTTTTCGTTGCCAATTATGATTTAACAATTGGCGAACAAATGAACATAATTCTTCAATATTATACATGCGTATTCCATTCACAATACGTGGTTTATTAACAATTCCTTGTTGTTCCCATTTACGTATTGCATCAGAAGATTTATCTAGGAATTTTGCTAATTCTGTAATTTTAATATCTTCATGATTTAACAGTTTTGAATAGATTAGCTTCCTATATTTTTCTTTTTTCTTTTTATCATAATGTCTTGGCAATTGGAATCACCCAACTTAAAATAGTTTCTTCGCATTTTCAAAAAAATCATTAAATGCCTTTTGATACTTTTCTACATCTTCTACTGTGTTGAGTTTAATCATCATACCGTTTTTTGTAGGACCATCATACGTTTCTGTATGCTTGAATTCACGAATAGAAGCACGCATAATTCCACTACGCTTGTTTTCAAGCACGGAAAACGTCACTTCATTCACATCATCAACCTTCATCTTTGCTTCGTAAAGTGCATTATTATTATCTGCAAATGCCATTATATATCATTCCTTTCACATCGGTAAAAAATAGGTGAGATATTATCTCACCTATATTATATACATTTTGTTTACTTTCGTACGGTTGTTGGTCGATTAACTATTCGATACAAGTCTCCAAATTCAGGATTTAGTTTATTTATTGTTGTATCTACTTCATTAAAGTTCCCAACAACTAAAACCATTAATTCACCAGTATCTGTAGCAACAGTACAATACGCACCAATATATTTTTTAATTTGTTGCGTACAATCATCAAAGAATAATGCAAAATCTAAATTCTCAAATTGTATCTTCCCGTCTTGGAAGTTACTACAATTCTTTTTGATTTTATATTCAGTAATTAAATTACAAAATTCAGAACCTTCTTGTAAAACATAATCGTTCATAAATACAAGTTTTTTATTAATATTCGCTAATGCACCACCCATATTATTTTGTGCATTTTTTAATATAATATCACGGTTATCTATTTTATAACCACGTACTAATCCACCAGGTAGGTTATTAATAATATTTTTCTTGATTTGTTCTGTAGGTTCTTTTCCTGTTCCTAATGTTGTAATGAAATACTTCCAATCAGTAATACGTTTAACATTATGCATACCCGTATCCATTAACCCTTGATAAGGAATATAATTATACCAAATGGACAATATATCATTCTGTAATGGTTGATAGGTAGTCATAATTGGTATTTCTACTGTATGTTCAGCGGTAAGTATTTCGCCGAAATCAACTGTAATAAATGGTGTTCCAAATCCTGTTACGGTTACTTTACGAGCATTAAACCGATGTTTGTCAGGGTCTACCTCACCATATTCATTATAGAATACTTGAGTATCTTCGTACGCTTGAAATTCTTGTTCCCCTGCACTATTAGTAAAAGTAAATGCAGATATTAAAATGCCACCGTGTATATATTCATCTTCATTAGACATACAAGGAATTGTAAACCTAGAATTTTTACCATCGGTAGAGAATTTTAATACTTTACATTGGCACATATTCGTCATGATTGTTTTTGATTCTAAATCATAGTCAAACGAATAACCTTCTGTTGCCAATTCAAACGTGATTGTTTCACCAACTAATAATGGTTGTTTTAACAGAACGGTAATAAATTCTTCATCTTCATCATGAATTTCAGAAGGTGTTCGATATACTTTATCAATTTCACCGCTTGAACTACTGCCAATAACACCTACGACTTTATACCCATATAATGACATCGGAACGTGATATTCAATTGTTCCATTACCAGACATATTATAATATAATAATCTAGCATAGCACTGATGTTCTGTTCTTACTTTATTTGAAACATCATAGGCTTTATCTTCTGTACCATTAACTTTACGTGGCTTTAATAATCCAATTTGTCTTGGATATGCACCTTCTTCATTAAACGATACTTCTTGTGCAATATTTAATCCATAATTGAAATTTTCTGCTTCATCATCATATTTAAGAAACGCCGCACTTAAAATTTCTGTTGGTAAATCTTGTCCACCACATCCTGAAGATAATTCTAATGTCATTTCAACAACTATTTTGTTGATTGATGAAAATGCAGTAGCAAAAATAATTCTTACATTATTACCATTATTTTCCACAGAATAATTAAGATTCGTATACAACTTTTGATTTTCATAATTATATACTTTATCAATGCTAGTAATTTTTTTATCAGAAGAAACTTTGAACTCGAAAACTTTTCCGTTTGTTGTATCTTCATTAGGGTTTAATTCAACAGTAACCTGTCTTTGTGTATAAGCATTATCACCCAAATTATTAACAAATCCATTAAATGAAGGTAATAATAATGTATCAGAAAACATGAAGTCTTGCGGAATCATCGGGAAGAACGAATTCTTCGCATATCCATAATCAGCACCTTGCATTGCAAGCACTTCAAAATTTTTCTTAAATCCAACTAACTGTTCAATTAAGAACCCTTTATTTGAATTTGTTTCTCCACCTATTTCTAAGAAATTAGCAACTAATTTACATGTAGCAATTTCTGCTTGCGCACGAATTGTACCATTTACATATAGATATACCATACCATTAATAGGCATTGGTTTATTCGTCCACGATATTCTAAAATAATAGTATTGATTTGCTTTAATCAAATCTGTACTTAGATTCATTGTAGCAATTGACGGTGAACTAGCGGTAATATCATTATTATGTGTGAGAATTAACGCTAATCCTTTTTTCTCTAGTGTAATAATCGGTCGTCTAGCAGAATCTTTTAATGTAAGAATTACTTGGTCTACTTCCTCATCAGAACCATTCCAATATGGTTTAAAATAAAAATCAATTGTTCCATTATCGCGATTTAACAATGGGGATTCAATATTGTTTCTAATATTATATATTAGCTTATTTCCATTTTCAATAACACATCCCATCCCACAAATGGAATCTTCATATCTAACAGATGTATTTTCTTCTGTTATTGGTTGTGTTTTATCACCAGGGAATGAATCTAATGTACTCTTTTCAAAAGGAACAACTAACGCTGTATTTTTAATTAATTTATGTGGTAATGATTGATTACCAATCTGCACACGGCGCATTTTTTTTGTTTCTTTTGTTTTTAATTCATTATTAAATAATTGACTGATGGTATCATCTGCAATAGAATTTTCATTAAAATCAGCATAATTAACTGATTTACGAATATCCATAACATCATTAACATCAATAACATCATACGCTAATCTATCAGGGCGCATATGATTTAACAAATCGCCTTTAATAGAACTGTTGTTTGCTATAACCATTTGATTATATGAAGATGAACCATTGAAATTTGTCAATGAATATTGTTCTTTATTTCGTCTCCTAATACGGAACATAGGTAAAGCAAAAACATACTTTCCGTATAATGTAGAAGATTGAACTTCATATGTAGGTCTACCTGCTACATATAAATTCTTGTCAATGTGAAAATCTTCATGTCTAAACAATTCGTTTGTTGCTTCACAAAAAGCTAAATTAACATTTAATTCCTTACCAAATTGTCCATTAGCTTTTGCAAATACATTGGAATAATTAAAAATATCTTTATATCCTAATCCTTCAGGATATAAATTAAAATTACACTCGTTTTGAACTTGAATGTTCCAACATAATGATATTCTTCGTGAAGTTTCTTCACCAACTCTATCATCTTTTGCAGGAGTGCCAATTCCATCTCCACTTACATATCCATATTTTTTAGCAGGTTGTGTTCCTTTTTCAATCTCAAACCAAACCTCAAGATATACAAGTGCATCTTGCAACGAACCAACTGTTGTTTCGCCTAAGTCTACAAGAATATAATTGTCTATTTTATTGTATGTAAAATTACCTTGCCCATCAATTTCATATCCAAAAACATTTGCTTTGAAAGGGGCAATTGCTATTTTATTAACCAATGTCAATCCATTCGCTGTTGGATTATAAATAATTGGTTCACCACTGAATTCTTTTTGTATTAATTCAGTAAATCCGCTATAAATATGTTTGCGGATAATACCTAAATTTATTTTTTCTTGAAGCTGTTGCATTTCATTTAATTCGACTTCAAGTAATGGATTATCATGTCCAAATACAATTTGACGATAACTCGATTTCGTATCATAATTTGAATGTCGGTCGAACTTATCCACTATTTTTGTCCTCCCTTACTTTTGTTCTAAAAAGAAAATAGAAAATAACGTTAAATAAATCGCTTACAAAACAAAAAAAGAGAGGCTAATTCTCTCTTTTTCGTTCAATATAAATCATTATGACATCCAAATATGATAACATCAATTATGGCATAATCAATGAATACAAACCTGATTCATTAATGATATACATTTTCTGTTTTGACCTGAGTCGGCGATTGACCGACTTAACTTATCTTCTTACAACTGAATCTTTTCAATTCTTGCGCGTTCTTTCATTACGTTTCGATAACTAATCATATGTACCAATTGTTCATGTAATAAATCGTAATCACAATTCGGTTCAAAGTCCAATTCTTTATTGAAGTATTTATCTAACATTAGACGTAATTTTTCTATTCTAATTTGTAATTGATAAAACTCTGCACGGAATCTATCTTTGTAGTCAATACTATTCATCAGCGTAATTGTATCTTGAAGTGTCATGATTATTTATCCTTTCTTGTGCTATATTGAAAAATTTTTCATCTTTTTCTATACCTATAAAATCTCTATTTGTATTGATACAAGCAATCGCTGTTGAACCACTTCCCATACAATTATCTAACACCAAATCACCTTCATTTGTAAATGTTAAAATTAAATTTTCTAATAAAGCAATTGGTTTTTGCGTTGGATGTAGATTGCTTGTTAAAATATCACGTTTAAACTCTAAAACTTGATTTGGATATCGAAATCCATTATCTTTATACTCTTTTGGCTTTTTGTTTGATGAATCAATTAAACTACCTAATTTTCCATTTTTTATTTTATTTGTTCGTTTTTTACCTTTATACTCAATCATTTGTGGATTATATGTCGGCTGATTTTTATAAAAAACTGATATTGTTTCAATTACCTTACCTGCTCGTTTTTTTAGTTGGAATATGTTCGTTGGACGTTCTTTTTTCCAATACAAGTCATATTTATAATCATTTAAGTTTGATAATCGTAAAAAACTACTAAATGGCTCAATACCGAACAAAATAATTGCACCATTATCTTTAATAATTCGATTATATTGTTTCCACAAATCATCAAAAGGAATTAAAATATCCCATGAACACTTTGTTGTGCCATAAGGCAAATCACATAAAACTAAATCAATGGTTTTGTCGGATATTTTGTCCATTTCTATTAAACAATCGCCGTTGTATAATTGCATATTTTCACCACCTTTATTTTTATTATATAACTAATCCCATATCAACTCAATATAGTTTTTGTCAGTGGTTTCCAAAATATGAAGATTATCGCTGATTTGTGATTCAAAAATATCTTGTGTTGGCAATTTGTCTCGCGGACAGATAATTCTCAATATCTTCCATCCAATTGCCATAACACGTTTATCTCTTAATTGTTGCCTCTCATAAAACTCTTCTTCTGTTAGCTTATTGTATTTTAGCGGTATATCATGACCTGAACCATCGTATTCGATATTGATTCTTTTATCAACCAAAGCGATATCAAAAAAATATCCAATATTAAAATAATTAAGTGTACCATGAACAAAATCACATATCTGCTTTTGTTGTTTTGAATATGGAACAAGTGTACCGTCTTTCATAAACTTTTCAAGCTGTTTTTGTTTAAATTCGTCTGTTTGAACATAATAATCCACTCCATATTTTTCAAGACATGTTTGGTGCATTTTTTCTTGAAACCCTTCATGCTTCATTATGTTTTCTACGCCATATCTCTCTAACATTGTTTGTTTTGATTTTTCACGAACAACATCTGAACAAATTGCATATTCTACGCCATATTTTTCTAAACAAGTTTGTTTCCTTTTTTCTTTTGCACTTTCAGTTTGTCCACTAACAGGAACACCATATTTTTCCATATTGTTTTTACGAATTTTTTCTTTTATTTCTTCTGTTTTTGTTGGATATTCATTTCCATATTTATCTAAACAAGTTTTTCTTTGCTTTTGTAAAATTTCTTTAGATTGTAATGGACGTTCTACACCATATCTTTCTAAAAAAGATTTCTTTATTTTTTCACGAATTTCAGGAGTTTGTGAGTTAAATTCATATCCATATTTTTCTAAATGTTCTTTTTTCATTTTTTCAAATATTTCTTTATTTTGCAATGGTTTACGAACTCCATATTTTTCTAAGTTTGTTTGTTCCGCTTTATCTCTAATTTCTTTGGATTGCAATGGATATTCAACGCCATATTTCGCTAAACAAGTTTCTTTTCGCTTCAAAACAGAACATTTCCGACACAAATCTTCAGACTTGTGCTTGCGAAAAGAACGAACAAATTCTTCCCCACATTTGTCACAAATCATCACAACATCTAAATGACTGCCTGGGTGTAAATCTTCTACATCAATTTCAAAATTATCTTTCCACTGTGTAAAAACATATCCTTTAGAAACGTAATATTTTCTCCTCCTAGGAAACCAAGTTAAAGTAATTTTTTGTGGCGTTTTAATCATACATGAATCACTCCTAATTTTTATATTTATTATATAATTTTTTTATTTTATTTAAACAAAAAAATAGTATGTGAAATTCAGCACATACTATTTTTACATTGTATATATTGTTATTTACATTAAAATGTTAATGTCCATACAATAGTAAGACGTGATGAGTCATTTTTGTTCCATACACGAACGCTCCGCAGGTTAAAAAGTGCTCCGCTATCCTTCCCTGCGCCTACATTCCAATCTTGTGCATCGCCGCCATATAATCCCATTTCAGTAATCGGACCATTCGCTTCATTTTCCATAAATGTAGTAGTAATTTTTAGTTTATTTGTTAAACCATCCGTTTCATTTCCACTAGCATCAACAAAACACCATGATGTAAAACGTTTTCGATAAAACTCACCGACTAATTTTGTTGCAGTTAGTGTTTCAGAAGGTGGATTTTGTAAATCCCATTGTGTTGTATCTACATTATTCGTACGCTCATCATATGGCTTTGTAGGGTCTTGTAAAACCCCAACACCTAATGCTAAATACTGTAATCCTCTATCTAAGAAGTTACCTTGAAATGCAGGGTCAGTAGCACCTGTAATAGCACCTGGTGCCATTCTCGCCGCCATTAACTGTGACGCTTTATCAACAATAAGGTTTTGGATTGTCTGTTCGCGAATCATTTCACCATTAACTAGTTTGCCATTAACAAATTCTCCGCCTTTGTGTAGGAACATAGACAACTGTCCCTTAACTTCTTGTACTTCTTTTTTTTCATTAAAGTTCATTTAATATGCTCCCCTTAAATAAATTTAATCGTAGGTACTTCTGAATTTTCTTTATATTCTAGTGAATCATAGTATTCTTCATACGGTTTATCATTAAATACTAAGCATTGTACTGTCGCACCTGCTCCACCTGTGTTGTATACAGTAAAAATATCTTCTTCGTCAATATCGGCGTATATATCACCAATACTTCCTTGTTCTACTGTCATTGCAGATGTAATAATCGGTGTTCCTAAAGATAAACGATAATGTTCACCAAATTCTTTTGAGGATACATTTACACCATTTTGTCCATCTAACATGACATTCATATAGTTTATATTTTTCCATTTTGTATTATACAAATCAATAACAGTCCATTGGAAAATATTACCTGATGTGGATGTAATAACACCTGATTCACTCGTTTTTAATCCTGTGTTATAAACAATAAATTCATTTTCTACAATCTTAACAAATATTTCACCGTTACGACCATTTTCATTGGATTCAGCAACTACATGAATAAAGTATCTATCTTCATTTAAATTGAATGGCATTGTAATAGTCGTGCCATCCATTCCCTGAAAACGTGCTTCTCCTGAAAATACAATTTCATTATCCACTTCGATTGCTTCAAAATTCATGCGTAATCCACTTGCACCCGTATTGTAGATGCGATATTTATTTGTATATTTATTAACATACAAATCGCCTAATGCACCTTTATCTTCATAGTCATAATCCACAAGTGTAGGAATTAATGTATATTCCTTTCCTATCATATTTTTTGTAAGATAGAATTTGTTATGCTTATGATATGCAATACGTGCTGTATCATCTAGCGGGTCAATCATACCACCATCTGTCAATCCACCTAAATGTGACATGTTAACACCATAAATTTCTTTATCATGTAATGAAGGAATATCAAACCCTAAATTTCGTACAGCATTTGTTACTGCATTTAAATCATTTGTTAGCCTATCTACTTTTCTGCGTAATGAAAGTGTTTCTTCTCCATACTGTTCAAAACGGACAAACACTTTATTATATTGTTCTTCGCTAATTGCCGCAAGATGACGCAAATCTTTAATTTGGTCTGTATAAATAATATTTGAATATTTTTCATCGGGTCTATCAGGTGTTGGTGTTACATCTTCATCGACATAATCAATACCACCCATAGGATTGTTTTGTGCATGGAATCCACTATTATTATATCGCAAAATGTTAAACAGTGGGATTGCATATACATATCCATCGATTGTATGGATTTTCTGATTAACAACTAATCCTGCACCTGCTCTGAATAATCCTTCATCATAATCGACAGGTTCAAAGTAATAATTTGTTGCATGATAACCTGTCTGTGCTAATGGATGTATTTTTTCATTCGGCTTTCCATCAGGTTTAATAAAACCATTTTCACATAAGTCATCATAATCTTCGTAATGTGATACTGTCCATTGTAACTGAATCTTTCTTGAAGTTTCAGCGTCAATGCGGTCATCTAAAATATGATAGTTTAATGATGAGTTTGTATCATATCCAAACTTAGGTACTTTATCATCTTTTTTTAATTCAACAAACCAAAACTCTAAATAAACAAAATCGTGTCTATATCCTCCGACAGGTGGATTTGGAAGTCGAACAGGAATATTAAATTGTAATGGTTCATTTGTTCGATAATATTCATGATGTGTAAGAAAACCATTAACTACCGTATTAAACGGAGGCATTTCAAATGAATTCAAATGTTTTTTATCATTGTTTACAACATCAAAACATTTTCTTTCTTTATCATGAGAAACAGTAAGAACACCACTTTTTGTCATTTCACGTAGAATTCTTGCTGTATTTTCAACATGTAACCAATTACCTTCATTCATCTCATTTTCTGTAACATAAGCATCTGTACCAATTCGTTCCATATAGATATTGGAGTTTTCTTGAAATGAACCTTTAATTGGTTGAAAGAAAGTAGGTTTATAATCAACTAATGGTGATGGCATTTACTCACATCTCCTTTTTCATCAGAAGATGATAAGCGTTTATTGTCGCTGTGGAATTTTGTTTATTCTTAAATCCCAAATACAATTCTGTCACATCTTCATCTACAATTTTATTGTCTTTTTTTGCTTTCCCGTAATGAATACCATCAAATGAATAATAAGATTCAATTTTATCATCGCTATCAATAACAATACTAAACTCTTTCAAATCTTTTACATCAATAGCTTTTGTCTTGGCGAATCCACCATTATATAATTCAATTGTGCTATCATTCACCTGTATTTTTTCACTAGAATTCATATCAATAAAATCTACTAAATTAAATTCATACATCATACAATCATCATATTTACTTTCTAATAAAAGAATATGTTGTTTGTGTTTCATAATATCAACTTTAGTAAATTTATCAGGATAATGTGCAAAATCTATTGTTTCTTTTACTTTAATTTTTTTTGTTAGTGGCTTCATGTTCTTTGCATCTGTTGTCGGCATACCGTTTTTATCTACATACCATTGAACGCCGCCATGTGTTTCATCAACAAAATATTCTTCTTCGATTTCTTTTTTTAACATAGAAACATCATCAATGCGAATCCCTGTTGTGAATGGTTTAATTGTTTCAGAATATCCACTAGCATAATCTGAACCATTATCAAACAAAACGTACATAATTTACTCCTTTCTTATAATTGTTTCATTCCCATTACTATCGACCGTATACATTTTCATTTCTACTTCATCGTTCAATCGATAACGAATACCACTACGATGTTGATTCGTCATTCTTTGTTGTCTACGAATTGGATGTTCTGTATATGTCATTAACGTACCTAAATGATATGGTACAATACCAAATTTTAATTCATAAAATTCTTGTTCCATATCCAAATGCATTTTTTCCGTTCGTGCATCTTTATCTACAGATTCATTTAGGATATATTCATTATTGATAATAAATTTTGTTTCTTCTACTTTACGATTATATACGTCAGAATAATTCGATTCCATAATCATAAGTAAATCATCATAAATGAAATATCCGAATCCTGTTTTGTATGGATTTACTTTCCGACGCTCGCTACTAATTACAGTATTATATTTATCGTAAATTAACCCACCATTTGTTTTTAGTACTCTATCGTATATTGGTTTTATACCAAATTTACGTTCATGAAACGAAAAGAAAATCGTCATATCATATTCATCGATGATAGTTCTGTTCCATCTATCATCTAAAAATTGTTTCATATGAAACAATAATTTGTCTTTCGGTTTCGGAACTTCTTCATCGCATGTATACGTATAATCAATATAACTTTTATCAAATAATGTATACCTAGGTGCAATAGGGAAAGCAGAATTTGTTTTAACAGTATAATTTGTATTTTTGTCTGATTGTAATACCCAATCATACCCAACTGATTTCCAACCAAAACGATTAGATTCTTCAAAATCCATAACATCCATTTGTAAATCATCTGAATGCGAAAAATCTCTCCCATATCGTTCTTTATACCATTTCTTATAATCTTCTTTACCAACCAATACAATCATAATAATTGGTAATGTATGAGCAGGTTTTGTAATATCTAATACTTCTTTGACATCTTTATAAACGTCTTTTAGATTCTGTGTATCATCTAAATCTTTTGACACTTCCACAGTAAAACGATATTGATTATCCCAATTAATATCTTGTGTCAATCCATAATGTTTATAATCAGTAAACATTTCGTAGATTTTAACATCAAAACCTGTATATGCTTTTATCGCTTTTTGCATAGAGTTTTTATTTGCTCCATGCAACAGAGATTCTATAATTCCTGCGACAGCAGTTCTATATTGTTCTTCAGACCATTTTGGCTTCCATTTAACACCAATAATTGCCCCGAAATTATTATATATTGCTTTTCCATGCGCCGTTGATACAAAACCATTATCATCAAGAATTTTCATTTCATGGCGCATATCGCCATATTCTATACCGACGGAGCGAATCAATTTGAAGAAGTTTGTATCATATACTTCTTTATTATAATCGTCAGGAATCATATTAAAGATGTTCTTAACATACATTTCATAAAATGTAAGACGTTCATCTACATCTTTATATAAATCTTCTTTTGTTTTGGTATTTGTAATTAAATTTTCTTCAACAACAATAAAATCATAGTTTTTGAAATTAACATCCGTTGGATTTTCAATAACTACTTTTTTACCGTCAGGTATTAATAATGTTCTATTAATAGCAGATTTAATTGTAACTCTAGTAAAAATTTTATTTCCTGCTGTTACAATTCTTTCCGTTGACGGATAAATAACAGTAATTACTTTATCTTTAGTATCATTTAAGAACATGACACTTTGAACATCATTTGTAAAATCATACGGACGTTTTGCTTTAATAAGCATTTCGTCCCGACAAACAGAAGAACATTCTTTTAATTTATTTAACAAAAAGTTAAATTGTTGATAAGCAGGTTTTCTATCATTCCCTAAGTAATAGTACAATAATCCATATACGTTCTTAACAGAATTCTTATCTAATGGATTAAAGAATTCATCTACCAACTGAGTTTTAAAAGGAATAACATCGACAATAAAATCAGACATATATTCTTTTAAATCACGATATGCTTGTAATTGTAAATCTTTATTGTTATCTTTATCTGCATAGTGTCCTTGTCTTGTGGACATGAATTCCAATTGGATATTTAATGATTTACGTTGTGCTTGCGCCATGATACCTTGGCGCATTTTAGCAATTACAAATGGGAATGTATTATAATCAAATTCACCTGAACTGCTATCACCTTGAAAGGCAAAAAAATCAATATAAGGTAGAAATCCCGTTTCTTCTGTTAAATCATATTGTTGGTCTGTACCATATAATTCACCGATTGCTTCTGCTAACCAACCAGTATGAAATTTTTCTTTGTCTTGATTTATATGTTCAGAATTAACATATTCATTAACAGCATGGAATATACCAGGTCCACCTAATTTAATGTCTGAATATTTTTCATTAATTCGTTCATGAATATATTTCATTATCTGAACATAATATTGTGGAGCACATTTATATACGCCATTATCATCTTTTTGTTCAGGTGTAGTTAAAATCTGCCATCGTTTAATAAATGAATATTTATCAATAATTTCAGTAGCAAATCTTGCATATTGTTGCCAATTATAATCAGTAACAATTGTTGGAAATTCTAATTCAACGAATAATGTTTTTTTGTATTTTGAACACATGTCTTTATATAATGATAATCTATCAGACATTTTCCATTCATTACCATTAATTCCTGTGTTTGGGAGAAAAACATTATTTGATGGGTCTTTTCCTAACTGAATTGTATCAATGATATAATCTATCTTCAACATATCAATATGTAGGAATAAATCTTTTGTTTTTTCAATTATTGCTTCTGTTCCGACTAACCCCTTATATTCCCATGTTTGACCTAATAGATTATCACCATTTTTTAAACAAGTAAGTCGTATACCTGTCCTCAATAGAATTTCCTCCTTTCAAATATATTAGTTATTAACAGTATTTCCTGTTGATACATTTACTACTAAACTATCAATCAAGAAATATTCATTTGCTTGTAACTGAATCATATCGACATCTTGTCTACCTTTCCGACATAATGTAACATTATTAATATCTACGTGGTTTACACCTGCCGATGTTCGTGCAATTGTTACCAACTCAGAATCTTCTACTAATGAACCCATTCTTTTCATACTATTAACATATGTACTAATGGCAGTCATAATGTTTTTACGAACAATAGTCGTATCTTCTGTATAATCACAAGTACAATTGATAATGATTTGTAATTTAACTTCTTGTGCTTGGCGAACCAATATATCAGCAGTCAATATACGCATTGCATTTATTTCTGCTTGCAAATACATTATCAACATATTATATGAATATGTAATTTCTAATGTATCCCCTTCTTGAATTTTTTCTTTCCCTTTATCTGTAAAATGAATTAAATCACTAGCTAATATACTGCCGCCGACATCTTTGCCTAACTGCGTTTTGATTTTTTCTTCGTCAGAATATATTGTTGGTACTAATGCATAATCAGGGTCTTGATAAACGCGCAAATAGATACGATTATTCTTTTTAATAAAAGTTCTACCATTTAATCGTTTATCTACTGCTATAATTTTATAAATCATGCCTTTGTTCTTGCTTCCATTGAAGAATACTTTTCTAAACATTGGAGTAACAGAATAAGAAGATAAATCTTCATACTGTGCCAACTTCCAATTCAAAGAATAGTTCATATTCTCCATTTCATCTACAAGACTTTGCAATTCTGCATTAACCTGTTTTCTAAGTACTTCGATTTCTGTTTTATCCAACACATCTAATGGATAAAATTCAGTATCATTAAAACTTTCCGTAACAGAAAAATCCCATAATATATCTTTGTAATATGTACGTTCTATTTTTGTTCCTGTGTATCCGTATTCAATCTGATAATTTTCAGCGTTTTCAAATACATATCCTGTATTTCTTGAAATAATAGATTCTACTTTTAAAACAGGCTGGTCAGGCAAAACAATATCATGACATGGTATTCCTTCATATCCATCTGCTTGTCCTATACCTGTTTTATATGAAGTGGTGACAGAATATGATAATGTTTTTGTTTGTGGCTGTTTACCACGCACCCAAATATCTACCATTCCACCGCGACCATACACATAAGAATTAGCAGAATTAATAAATCCACCATCACGAAACATAATGTCATCACCAGCACCAACAACTACAGCGTCATTGACATTATCTTTTTGTATTACCCATTTTAAATAACCGTTTTTCGTACAAATTGACGCACCTAAAACGGCAAGCATAATGCGCATTTGTAATGATGAATCAGATTCAGCATCTTCTCCTCCATTACATGATAATGGATTTGATATTGCAACAATTCCATCTAACGTTTCACCATACGTTTCAGAAATTGCGTATGCATCAACATTACCAATTTTTCCTGCTATATCGCATTCTACTTCTAGCTCAACAAATTTATATCCTGTGGCTTCATCAACTAATCCTGAATTATAAATTTGTCTTGCAGACATATATGCAGAATCTAATGTTTTAAAAACGACTTGTGTTGAAGTAGAAGAACCTTGTGTTGCGATTTTAAAATTAACAGGAATAGAGATTTCTTCAGGTAACATATCGACGGTTAAATTCGGACGATTTGAATTTGTTACATAAAATCGTACGCGACCATGTGACTTTTTAGCACCACGACGAAATGTAAAATAATTCATTCCCAATCTATCTAAATCATATCCCGTTGCTGTTAAAATGGATTGATTTAATTCCATTAGCTTCATATCAATATAGGCAGAAGCTAATTCATCTGCTTGCGGGCAAATCAATACATCCGATACGAACGTACCTGCTTTTGTATCTACTCGTTCGTCTTTATCGTGTATATTATTTCTAATTGATTGTCTTATTTCATCATATGTTCTTTGTCGAATCAAACTATTTCACTCCTACAAAAGTATTGCTTGATTCAAAATTTCATTTGATGTGTTTTTTATGGTAACATCAATATCATATCCAACAACATAATCCTTTATGTCAATTGATTCAACGCCTAATAGCACTTCGTCATTTGTCATATTTCCATATTCTTCTTGTTGAGATAATTGTAAATGTCTTAAATATTCTAAAGACATTCTTACCATTACTTGTAACTTTGAACCAGTTAATTTATCTCGTTTTGTTCCGATTAAATCGTGTAATTCACTCCCCCAACGTAAGAAGAATAAATTATTTCCCCTTACGTCGTTAATGATTTTTAACATTTCTTGTTGCAATTTAATCGTACCTGTTACTAATTTTGCTTGACCTTGCAAGTCGTACGAAATGTCATAATAATATCCTTTGCCCCCACATTTCGGACAACGTTCAACGATATATTGTTTACCACCTGTGAAGTGGTCGCATTGTGTAAATATTTTAACGTCTACTGACATATGAATTCACCTTAGTTACTATCATTTCTACCTGCATTATTATTGTATGCAGGAGCATTAACATTAACTGCACCGCTCGATGTCATTCCTACAGATTCTTTATCGATACTAATAGCACTTCCACCTTGTACTTGCATATCAACGCCTTGTTCTTTTAGTGCAATAGAAGAAGAACCTTTCGTTTGCATATACACACCATCTCGTTGGATTCTTATACCTGTTTCACCAACCATTAGTGTTAGCATTCCATTATCTGCATCCAATTGTATTGCAACTCTCGAATCTGCATTAGCTGTTTTACCGCCTGATGAATCATCTAAATCTTGTGCGCCTTGTTTTGCTTTTGCAATAATATCTAATTTATTCGACCAATGCCAATGGATATAATTATTTCCCCAACCTTTTATACAAACCTCACCTGGTAATAACGGTGGGGTCATTGCCATATATTTTTCCACTAAAAATCCCAATATATATGGAAAATTTTGTTTACCAAACCCAATAATTACTTTTGAACCAACAGGCGGTAAATAATTCATCCCACACCAATTATAAGCATTAGCAAATATAAAAGGATATGTCAATGGAACAATAGGTCTAGTATCACTATTAGCAAATTCGTTATATGTTCTATCTTCAGCGGAATAAGAAATTGTTTTGTTTATTTTCTTTCCTGTTCCGTTTGGTTGAATCGCACCAACATTTAAGTCATTATATCGTAAACATACAGTTCCTAAGTTATCGTTAATTACTTGGTCGATTTCTAATGGGTCTTTACTAATCGGTGATTTAATACCCTTCAACGGATTTTCAATTGTTGCTACACGCAATTGAATTGCGTAATGTTCTTCTAGTATATTTCTATTTTTGTCCAACGTAATCGTAGAAGCCGCTGGAGGTATCATTCGTTGAACAGGCGCATCATCATTATCTCGCATTAATGATACTGCCCCATCTAATTGAACACCTGCTGTTGCCATTTAAACACCATCCTTTCATTCTAAAAAAAGAATAGCACAACTAGGCTGTGCTATTCTAATATCTATGGAATTAGTGAATATTCTTAACATTTTCTTTATTTGGTTGTTCTACTTCTGAACCGATTGCTTGTGATTGATTAGCAACAATAGTAGCATTTTGTAATTTTTGCGAACCGCTATCAGATTTAATCTCTTGTGTGGTTTTTTGTTTCTGTGATGATTTCATTTTTTTCATCGTAGAACCAAATCCACTTTCTATAGCGGCAACTATAGGTATATATTCAAATACTTTACCAATTAACCCACCAATGCTATTGCCAATTAACTTCGCCGCTACTTGTCCAATCGCTTGATTAACTAATTGATTTGCTATACCACTTAATTTACTTCCTACCAATCCTTTTGCTAATCCTTCTTTTTTATCCATAAACGCACCAATATTAACACCTGCACCTGTACGTTTCGCATTATTATTCTTCGCAGAAGTTTTAACTCCTTCTAATTCCTTCTTTTCTTTCTGTTGATTCGCTTCATCTAGCTGTCCTATTGTATCATGCTGTTGGTCAGCTTTTTGTATTTGTTCATCCTCTGGTTTTTCTGCACCATCAACACTTGCTTCAATATTGTTATCATCCAATGCTTTTTGCATTGCATCAGATACATAATCCCTTCTTGCTCCGACAATAGAATTTGATGATTTAAATGCATTATTACTATTAGATAGTTTTGATTGCATTGATTTTTTATATGATGTTTTAAAACTATTGTTTTTTCCACCATTTAATTTTGTATATTGTTCATTCGCAAAAAACCTTGACATCTAAATCACCTGTTATTAAATTTATATTTATTTGTTCCTATGTTATTAAAATTATATTTATTGGATGCAGATTTTTTATAATCAGCAAAACTACCTTTGAACTCTCCTAAATTTGAAGTACGCAAGGAATCTTTGTAAGATGCTGTTTGTTGATTTTTAAATTTCATATTTAATTTCCCTGCATCTTTAATTGCTTTTTTACCGCTATCATCGCTATATGCAATTGGTGTAGGAGTTTTTCCTAACTGTTTTCCTAATGTACTATCCGTTGTTACTTCATCTGTTTGTGCTTGTCGTTTTTCAATAGATTGCGGAGTAGAAAGTTTGCTCATTGTTCCGTTCAATGATTCCATTACTTTATGTATACCATCCATTACCATAGCTACAGATGTTAGTTTACTAATAACACCCATTGCAGGTACTTGACCGACTAATCCACCTAATTTACTCATAAATCCATTAGCTAATACACCTGCCGCCATAGACATAATTCCTTGTGCTAATTTATTTTTAGCATCTTTCATTTTGTCTTGTGCTTTTTGTTTTACATCACCGATTTTGTCTTTTCCTTTATCTTTTTCAGAATCCATTTTCTGTTGACGAGAATCTTTTACTCCACTATTTGAATTAGATGATTGCCTTTGTTCATATGTATTTTTATGTACTGATGCGCGTTGATTATTTTTAATCGGCTGTTGATTTTGCATCTGATTTTTTATATGCATTTTTTGTGGTGATAAATTCATACCACCACCGAATCCACCACCAATTCCTTTATAATCAGCTATATTCATTGCAATCACCTCAATTATTAACTATTGATGTTCTACGAGAATCTCGTTGTTTCCTTTCTTCGTCTTTCACTGTTGGAACATTTGTTTGTTTATTTACCGTATCATTCTTTGTAGCACCTGTTATCATTGATTGTGGTATATTTGTATCAGAAAATGCAATACTCTTATCCAAATATCTTGATATGGAATCACTACTTCCATTATCACGATATCCTTTCATATATTCTGCCATTTGATTTGCATTAACTGTTCCACCATTATGTGTAGACATTTCTCTATTTTTAAACAATACACTTTCTACACCATCAGGATTTATTTGTGCCATTGATACTTTTGTAAATCCTTTATCTATTGCGTCACCTTTGTAGCTTTTTGTTTCATTAACAGATTTAACAACATATTTATTGCCATTGCTATCAATAGAAGTTTGGCTTTGTTGATGATACATTTTGCCATCATCACCTTTATAAAATATATCACTCATATCTGCACTAGACGGGGAAGATGTATATTCTTTCGTCGATTGAATCTTGCCATACATATTATCCCCTTCAATTTCAGTGATATATTTACCATTTTCTTCATACTGTTTCTTTACCGCATTATCACCATATGTTTGACGTTCTTGTTCCGTTGTATCCACAGTTTGAGCATTCTCAGCAGAAGATGAACCATTATTATTCCCATTATCATTAGAATTTGTATCTACTGTTAAATTGTTTGGAATAATAATTTCATTGCCCATATTATCATGAAGCACTATATTAAATTGTGCATTATTCACAGCTAATGCGTTACCGAATTTCTCAGGATTTAATGCAATAACTGCGTTCGTAAATTCTTCAATCAGTTTTTGCATTTTTGTTAGTTTATCTTGCTTTGGCGGGTCATCTAATACACCTGATAGGAAATTTTCTTCTGTTCCTTGTGATAAGAATTGCACATCTTTCTTTTTGCTCTTTACATATAATCCATTAACCAACATGTTATCTTGCATATCATATGCGATACTTTCATCGTCAGGTGTAACATTTTGTTCAGGGATTCCTGTATCATCGCCACCTTCGCGGACGAATACCCAACAAGTTTTCTTCGCATCAAAAATAAAATATTTATACGTAAATAACTCTTTACCTCTTGAGGGTTGATTTGGATTTATTTGATATACTTTACCACTAACAACTGATGTTAAACGATTCCATTCTCTTGACTTTGCTGTACTATACACACCATCTTTTGCAGGATATACACTATCATCTTTTAATAAATTATCAACTAAATATGGGTCTTTATTATCTTCTTCTTTTGGTTCTTCAATTGCTACATCATGATTTACGCCAAAATCAACATTCGCATATTCAGCACTCATAATACTATCTTTTGTATCGCCAGCTTTTATTTTATACGCATGTGTATTCCCTGTGTATTTATTCTTATATTTTGTAATTTCTTTAATATCTGCACAAAATCCTAAAGCAGGGTCAAAAAATGCTTTATACAATAAAAGCATATAATCTATAGAAGAAGGTTTTCCCATCATTCTACCGCAAGACAATGTAAGTGTCATGGTAGATTCTTTTGAAACACCAATACTACGTGATACTTGTTCTACATAATAAATTGATTGCGCATCAGTATTCATTGCAACAACTGATGCAGGAACTCCTGAATAGTCAGAAGGTTTTGATGCTCCTGCTTTATGTTTTAATACAACATTTTTGGAGTTTGGTATTTCTTCATAATCACCTGTTTCATCAGCATTTGCAATTTCATTATCTTTTGCATCCTGCTGTGATTGTGCATCATTAACACCTGTTTGACCTTGTAAATTACCTTGATTTGATTCTGACTGTACTTCACCTGTTCCTTGTGTTGTACCATCATCAACAATTACTTGTTGTTTGCCTTGTTCTGATTCTTGTTTATTTTTATCTACATTATCCATTCGTCTAGATAAATAATCATACATATACGGTGCATTTAAATCATTTGTTATATCTTGTAGTGAATCTGTATTTCCATTTGCACCTAATCTATTTAGTGCTGTTGCCGCATCTGAATGATTTCCTTGTGGGGATAATGGTTCATCAGGGTGTTCATCATAAGCAAAAAATCGAACAGGATTTCCTACTTTAATAAAAGAATCTTCTATCATTGATAAAGTAGCAGATTTTCTACGAGCCATTGACATTGCTGTGAGCATGAAACCGAGCAAATGAGCATTCTCTTTGTTACCTAGATATGGGAATGAATAAGGCGTTTGCATTGGTCTACAACCGAATCTTAGCATTGAAGCTATATCAGGAAATACACGTGATATTTTGATGAGAGGACCACCTTTATCAAAAATACCGAAATCACCTTCAATGTTTACTTCATACATATTATAAATCTGTTTATCCGAATCTGTAAGACTAAAAGAAATAATATATTCCTGTGGTATTTCAGGAATTAAAGCATCTGTCATTTCGGATAATGTTGTATCATAATATTGTCTTGCAACCGCTTCATATTCTTGTTGTGTTTTATGTCGTGCTGTTTTACCGTTGATTACATTTCCATTTTCATCTAAATATTGTGTTGTTGCATATTTTTCATTATTAACATCAATTTCACCAATGGATTTTTCCATTTCATCAGCACTTCTACGAACATCCCCTTCTTTCATCGTTCCATTCGTAGTTCTATTTAAATCAATCGTTATTTCTTTTCCATAACATTTATAACAATCATTTAATCCTAATTCACCTATACCCAACTGAGCCTGTGCTTGTTGCTGTATATCCCATGCTAAACGACTATGATTTAAATGTTCTTCTGCTACAGAACCGAATGTATCTCCTTCTTTAAATGTATATCGCACTGTATTATTAGAACCTGTGTTCCAATATGGATTATGTGTTCTTTGTTGTGCAATTCTTCGTGCTAATTCTTGTGTTTCTGTTGCACCATTCATAAACCATGACATTTGAGTATAATCAGCGTTCATTTTATTATCTTTATCGCCATTATAATATGCCATTGTTTCCATAGCTCGTTGATAAAGATATTCTTTCGCGGCAGGTGTTAATTGTCTACGAACAGATGCCGCATTTTTTGCCGCTTCCACTGAATCATCTTCTGTACTTTTCGCCGCTTCTTGATTCATTGAATCTTGTAACGGTTCTGTGTTTGAAGAATAAAACGGTTGAATATTATCAATGTCAATATTACCTAACATTCCACCATCTAACTGTTCAAATCCCATATTGTTTTTAACTAATGTATTTGCGCCTAATGCATAGTTAGGTACTTTTAGAACAATATTACCTTCTTCATCAGCAAAAAATTCAAGAAGCAATTTTTTCGCCGCATCTCTACATTCTTGCAAACGTTTCATCATCGCACCGTTAAATAGTGTAGATGAATTAGAATTTTTTAATTGATATACAAATGGTGGGAACATAATTGGTTCTATACGTTCTTTTAAATACCATGTTGGAATACCTGCATCTTTACAAAGCTGTGTTATAATTTCGCACACGGGTTTCCCTGCAAACACATTCGTTAGCGATAAGTATTTCCATGCATTTGTTAATACTTCTTTTTGTGCATCTGTTGCATTTTCAGCAGAGCCATAAGCACCTAACATTTGCGATACCATATATGGATTAAAAATTTCAAATGTACCAAAATGTTTCCTATCTTGTGCGGAATATCTTAAATCCAATCCTTGTGAACCGCTCGCACCAGGTGTCATTGTTGGATTCAATGTTACATAAGATAAATCTAACATTTTTAATTGGTCTGTTGCAGAAATGTTTATTGTTGTCCCTGCTGTTTTACCACTAGAATAATTTTTCTTAACATCATCAATGTACCCAAAGAAAATTTGATTCATTTTGAAATCACCAGTATTAGGGTCACGTTCAAAATTTGATTTACCAAATACCCAAACTTCATCCATTGGTTCAAAATCACATTTTTCTGCAATCTTTAATCCGCTATATACTTCTTCTTGACCGCCATTGCCCATTTGATTCTGTGAATCTGCCGTTGCACCTTCGATTGGTAATGTTAAATCATATTCTATACCGTTACTCTGCATAACATGAACATTACCTGTTAATCCATCAGGATTTTTTCTTGTTTTCATTGTAACGGTTACGCCTTTTGCAGAGGGATGTGGAAAAGATTTCGCATCATCACGATTCCAAATATCGCCTTTTCTTGCTTCATTTAGAATCATATTGTTTACTTCTACTTTTTGGCGTTCAGTATAAGCTGTATTACTTCCAATACTATTACTGTTAACACCCATTGCATTATTAGAATCATTAGATAATTGGGCATAATTATCAGGAAATTCATCACTAACCATTTCATCAACTGTTGGTGCGCCATACGTTGTTACAGAAGATTCTTCAAAACAATAAATAAATTGTGCTCCTTGAATATCAATCTGACACGTACCTGGCGAACCATTAATAGAAATGTTTGTTCGCAATCCTGTGAATGTATCTACTTTATAACTACGAACATAATTTCCATCATCTTTTGTTGCATCTTCATTATCAATCTGAGAGTCTGCATTCGCGGCGTAAAACAATTTCTTTCTAATTAGAACAACATAATCTTGTTTGAAATTAACTACTTTTAGATTTCCGCTACCTGATGCATACTGTAACTGAACACCTTCAAGTTTCTTTGTATCCGTATATTTTTGAAAAGTAGCACCTGTCATAATGTCTCTGCCAACAGACATTACATTGCTTCCACCTAGCGTATATCCTCTAGTGAATACACCACCATTAGCGGCTACACCTTCGTTAACATCAGCCGCTTTCATATTTTCAGTTTTTGATTGTGAATTTGCTTGATTTTTGCTGATATCTTCATTTTCAGGCACAATATCACTACCTTTCTATTTATTCTTCACTTTTCTTTTGTTTTGGTGTCAGCATTTTACCAATAACTTGTCCTGCCACAGCAACGCCTAATAATTCTCCTAATGATGCTCTACCACCACTAGGATTTGATTGCGGTGCTTTATCAATTTTTATTTGTCGTGTAACAGTAAATGACATATCATAATAAATTAATGGCGTACTTGCTTTTCTGTTATAATTAAAGTTATCAAAGTGTCCTATATACACTCTATCATCAAAATATATAATTACTTGACGTGGACGATACAAGTCTGTCAATTCATCTTCAATATCAGACCAATTCTGACTAGCTTTTTGTTTATCAATCGTATGTCTTTGATTAAACGACTGAACACTAGCGACTAACTGATTTAATTCCGTTGCCGCCATTCTGCCTATGGTATAATAATTACCACTTGTACCAACTAAAGGCATATCATAATATTCCGTAGACGATGTGTTTGTTGGACTGTTACCAGTCAACATTCCTAATATTCCTGCAAAGAAGTTTTTTGTTCCATAGTTTAATTGTCCCATAATTGCATTAATATTATCATTGCGCGGACTATTACCAAATAAACCCATTACCATATCTGCGGCTAACGCATTTTTTATTTGTGATGATGTAGTAGAGCCTAATCCATTGTTTAGTGATGATACAACTGTATTGAAGTATTGTCCAAAAGCAGTAGCACTACCTGTTGTCATTTGAGCAGAACCCATTAAATTTTTTAATGTACTCATAGCAGAATTAGATAACTTATTCTGACTGTTCTCATTAAACATTTTATTAAAGCTACCACTTATACCTATTGCAGAATTTGATAATGCATCAAACAAATTAGCATTAGACCTACCACTAGATGTTTTATTTCCAAATATTCTTGAGCCTAATGATTTACTTCCATCGCCTGTATAACCTAGTGCATCCGTAGCAGTACCAATTACTTTACTTAAATAATTTCCTACCTTCCCACTACCTTTTAATCGGTCTAACATATCACCAATTGGTAAATCGCCACCATTTAGACTTCCACCTGTCAGAGATGTAATTTGATTTGTATGAACAGTAGATACTGATATATTTTGATATTTTAATAAAGCTCCTGAATTAAAGTACACCTGTTCCAATGCTTCAATACCACGCATTTGTGCATACCCAACTGTACCAGTTATTTTCATTGTCCATACATCGTCACCATAATGGTGAAAATATATACCGCCACGTGTATAAACCTTTTGTTTTACTTTTGCGGTATTCATAGATAAATTTTCAGGGTTAATATACATGACGATTTCTTTTTTTTCTGTTGGTGTTTGATAATACTCTAATGACATAGGTATACGTTCTTTTAATGACATATACCTATCTGATGCCATTTGTGCTAAACCTAAATTGGATGTTAAATAGTTATTATATCTTGCAAAATTTTGCATATACTGTCTTGTATTGACAACATTTGCAAGACTTCCCATTAAAGTACCAGGCAAATCAATCTGTGCATTATTCCCTGCAACCTGTAACATATTCGATGATTTTTCACCTGTAAATTTATTAAATAATTTACCTAATGCACTTCCTAATACAGCACCGCCAATTCCTGCAACAACTGTATTCACTCTTGCTGTTGTTGAACCTGCTCGATTTGTTACTGTATTTGAATTGCCTTTTGGTACATTATTCCTAAAATCATATCCAACATTGTTCGGAGATAAATTTACATTATTACTTAAATTTCGATTTGAATTAGAACCGAAATCATATCCGTTATTATTGTTTAAATTCCTGCTTTGTCGCATTGCTTGATATTCAGAAATATTCATTTAATACAATTCATCTCCTTTATATTGCAATTTGGTCTACATCTTTGAAATACGTTTTCGCATCCATACCATAATCCTTTAATGCATCCTCCAACACTTCACGTAATTCACCTAAACTTTTTCCTTTTTTCAATCTACCCATAATTGTAAGGTGTGCAATATTCGATTCAGTAGCACGTTGTTCTGCTATTCTTCGTGATTCGTCATCAACAATCTGTTTCATTTTTTCTTGTTCTTCTCTTTGTGCTTTAATGTTGGCTTCTTCTGTAGCTCTTACGGCTCTGTCTGTAGCATTTTGTGCCAAATCATTTTTCTTTTCATTATATGATTGCCAATGCGACTGCATATTACGTTGATTTTGTAGTGAATTGAATTGGTCGCGCACGGATACAAATTTTTGTGATGTATCTACATACATACCATTTATAATTGCACCTTTTTGTCCTTTAGGAGGAGCACCACCCATTGCTTTTTGATAAGAAGCAATATTTGAATCATATACTTCTTTCAGTGTTTGTGGTTTAGGCTTATTAAATGTTATTCCTGCTTGTGTATTATTAGCAACACCTTGAACACCTGCACCTCTTGCCATTGCCAATCCACTTCTAAACAATTTCAAATAATGGTTTACATCATCTGTGAAATATCCTTTCGCTTTCATCTGCAAAACGAATGCTTCAGGATTATCAGACATTGCCGCTTGTTTCAATATAGCGCGAGATTCTTCATCTGCAAATGCTACCGTATGATTTGCTAATGCTTCTGCACCTTCCTCTGTAGTAGCATACCAACCATATTCATTATATTTACCTTTTGAACCTCCATAAACTGTATTACCATAGTTATGTAATTGTTCAGAAAGCTCCCATAATCCATTACTTTCAAGGTAAAAGAATGCTAAAATATAATCTACAGGTATACCTGTTTTTTGTGATACCATTTGTGCTTGATTAATAGCATCTTGTGGGAACGCATTTTTCCCATTCGGGTCTGCTACGATAGGTGATGTGTCAGGTTTTTCTATACCATCATTAAATTCAGTATTTTCTTCGTACATCCATTCTTGGTCTGAATTTACATATTCTTGTGCTTTTCTTGTACGATAATGATTGATTAATTCTTCTTTCCATTCATAATAGTATTTACTCCATCGAGATTTGATTTCTTCTTTTTTCGCTTTGACTTGTTCGTTACTAATATAACGTGATTGTCCTGAATTTTTATCAATCGTTTTTAATTCTGCTGTCACCTGTGCATTTAATTTAGTTTCATCGCCATTCAAATATTCGACATAACCAACAATTCCTGACAATTCATCTTGTTCTGAATTTAGTTTATATCGCATATCTGTGTCAGTTTCAGATTCTAAATCTTCTTCATTATCCTGATACTTTAATAATGCTTCTGCTTTAAACCAATCTTGAGCAACGCTTTCATCACCTAAAAACTGTTCTTGAATTTGTTCTTCAATGTTATCACGTACTTCTTTTTTTAGACGTTTTCTACCATCTTTCGATGTATACCCACCACCTTTACCATTTCCTGCATTATTACCATTACCTCTTGTACCAATAGATGCTAATGCAAGCACTTGTGCCAATGAAAGTTTTGCGGTAGATAGTGTATGTACCATTTCAGCGAAAATCTGTTTTTCTACTTCATTTAGTTTTTCATATTTTACACCGTGTTCATCCAAATATTGTTTGAAATATTCACTCTGCGCAGAATCAGTAGCCATTAACTTATAAAAACTTTTCGCATCAATTTCAGCAGTAGAACTCATCATAATATTAAATGGTGTTGTATTTACTTTTTCTTTTGAACCGTTCCCATGAGTAAAACCTAATGATTCTTTAATATTACCTGATAAGAAACCAATAGGGTCTACCCCTGTTCCTTTTCCTATAAATCCGCTGAGATATGGTAAATATTTTAATACTCTACCACCTGGTGCGAGTGATAATAATTTTGAAGCACCTTCAATGATAAGCGTATCAACCAATGCTCCACCTATCATATCTGATGTGGATTGTTCTTCATCACCATCCATCAAATCTGCGCCTATACTTAATGCAAATGTAGCCGCAAATCCTTTTATAAATCCACCCCTTGTTAGTGGTTTCTCTAATGGTTCTAATGGAGGAATAGGAGAAAATGTAGGTGGTTTAATTTTAGGTATTTTATATTTGTAATATAAACTTTTTGCATTTAACGCAAAATATCCTAACATCGTAGCTGTTGCTACTTCTGCCGTTCCTGCATTATTTATTAGCCATTTAGATATAGAAGTATTTCCAATGATTTCATATTGCGTACCATCAGGATTTTTGATTCTCATTTTAGCAGAACCATCTCTTAGCATTTGTAACCATATATTTGCATTTTCATCATCAGATTTCGTTGTATAATCTTCTGTAGAAGCCGCTTCTGATGTACCTGAGAACATCATTGATGACAACAACGTTCCTGCTGTTAAAATCATACCAGCTTTTCCTTTTCCCTTTGGTAAAAAGTTTTTAGCCGCTTTAATAATATTTCTTGCACGTCCTGATGATGCAGATTTAGATGCAGATTCTATTAGTTCATTCTGTTTCGCAATACTACCTGCATTATTCCAATTACCGAATGCACGTCTTGCAGAATATCCGCCTAATTTATATAATCCATATCCACCACCGAATGCTAAAGCGGCAGATAGAATTGGATGTGAAATCATAAATCCACCGACAGGATTATCTTCCATCTTTTCTCTAAACTTCTTTAGTTTTTCAGGTAGTTCAGCTAATAGTTTAATAAATTCTACTGCATGCGTATCCACATAATTAATTGCAGATTTAATCTTATCAGCTAATTCTTGCATACCTTTGTGGTGGCTACCAAAAGATTCAGAAATTTTATTTGCTGACGCAATCATATTTGCTTTATTCTTTTGTTTCTCACCTAACAATTCAGATGTTGCTTTTAATTGCTTTTGGAAATCTTTTAGTGAATCTTTTAGTTTTTCATTTTTTTCTAATTCTTCATCTTCTGCACCCTCTAAGAATTTACCTAAATTCTCAGTATCACCTGATGCCGCATATCCTGATAAGATATTTGATTTATTCATATTAAATCCCATATCCATAAAGTTTTGCATATACAAAAATTTACGCATAGACTGGTCATCTGTCATCATACCAGTAATATTTAATTTCGCCATCATTTGTTGACCTATCATCTTTTGACGATTCCCTATTGGGTCGCCATTTTCATCATGCGTCAACATATTCATTGCCATAGCGGAAAACAAATCAGGTGCTTGACCTGTCATTACAGCATATACAGAATTAGATTTATTTAAACTCCATGAATTTTGCACATTTAATACTTGCGTTTGCATATCTGTTGCATCTTCAACGCGCATACCTGTAGAAATCATAAATCCAATATTAGATATTGCATTCCTACCTGCAAATCCTAAATGCCTAAATAAAGTACCCATACTACTCATTGTACTTATATATTTTTCAATAGGTATATTGGCTTTACGTGCATTATTCATAACAATATTAATTTGTTTCACAGCTTCTTGAGCACTTTCTTTATTCACTTTATAAAATGAATTCATGAACTGTGTAATTGTACTATCACCAATTCCATATAACTGTGAAGGAAGAACCATCTGCTTTGTAATATAATTTAAATCTTGAGCACCTTCATTAGCAGATTCACCATAAGCACCGCCAACACCTTTTACTAAACTACGATATAAATTTGTCGGTGCATTGAAATCAATCATTCCATAAGATGATTGATATAAGTCTTGACCTTGATTATATACTCTATCAAACGAATTTAAATCACCATCTGCTCCCATTGATATATTAGAAATATAGTTCCCATACATCATCGCGCCATTATCATTAGCGCGTTGTTCGGTCATATTTTTCCAATTATTTAATGAAAGCAATCCACCTAATCCTAAAAATCCTAATCCAGTACCTAATATTTTACCAGGGGATAAAAGTGATTTAAATAACCCTTTTGTTTCTTTTAATGATTCATCATTTAATGCTTCGTCAATATCTTCTTTTTCTTTTTCCAACTCTCTAATTTGTTTTTCTAATTCTTTTAATAATTTAGAATCAGGGTCAAACCGAGATGTTGATTGTATTTGTTTATATGTTCTTTTAATCGCACTTTCAATGCTATCTCGTATATCTTTTGCTGTTTGTTTATCTGATACTGTACCACGCTTTAATTGACCTTTGTCTATACCATGTGATAACGCAATTAAAGAATCATTGTTTGAAATTAACGGTTGCGTAAATCTTCCTTGTAGTACATCATCTTTGAATAAACCGAATTTATCCGCACCGCTAAATTTAGATACGTTATTTTCTTCCCCATGAATCTCACTGACAATATTGTTATATGACTGCGTATTCATATTAAACTGAGCATATAAATTTTGAAAATCTGAATTGTTTAAAAATCCAACACCATTCAAATTTCTCATCATATATTGTTCATAATTTGTTCCATGTGTAGAAAAAGCATTTGCGGAATTTTTTAAAATATAATCTGAATATGCACCATCTTGTGTAAAATTACTGTGCTGTTGTGCTAATGCTTGAATTTGATTATCAATATAACTTTCTGTTTGTTGTTTAATATATTTAGCGGCAGATTCAAACGACTGTTCGACAATATTAATTCCATCAATAAAAGCGTTTTCAGATGATAAGTTAGAATAAACATTATAAACATTATTTATATAATTTTTATATTTATCTATTTTTGCTTGATATTCTGCAATGGTATTAAAGTTAGAAGGGTCAACAAATTGTTTGTTTTGTTCATTTAATGTAAGCGTTTGTTGAATTAATGATTCTAGCCCTTGTGCAAATTGTGAAGAATCGCCTGATATACGAGAACTTGCCAACATATTTGGTATAGAAGCAAGCATAGCTTTTACTTCTTTATATGTATGAAGATTCCCGTTCATCAACATATTATTACAATCAGATTGTAATTGTTTTATCAATCCATCAATCTGCCTATTTGTATCTTGTAATTGTCTTGTTTTTTCCGCATGGGAAATATTTAAACTATTTATATCAATCGTTTGATTTTGTTGATTTTTAGAATATGTAGCTTGTACGATAGCGTTTGTTAATTTTTCTTGCTGATTGATATATTCGCGTACCGATTGCGACATATTCTCTAGTTCAATCGCAATTTCTTGTTCGGTTTTATGAAGTGATTCTTTTAGATTGTTAAAACCACCGAGAACAGATGTTAAATACTCTTGTAGTGTATTGAAATCCTTAAAACGGACAGAAACAAAAGAACGATATAGTTCATCCAATACCGTGTTTTGTTTATTTAACATAGAAGGTATAATATTCGTATCACCAATTTGTGTTTCACGTAATATTTGTTCTAACTGTGATTCTGACTTTCGATAACTAATCAATGCATCAAAAACACTTTTTAGCCCATCATATGTATTTTTTGTATTATCATCATCCAAAGATTTAATTGCGTTTGTTGTTGTTTTTGCAATATCTTCTAGTGTCTGATAATCTTCTTTGATGTTCTCAAATACAGAATCCAACTTATCAGTATCTAACAATTTAAATCACCAAACCTTCTACTTGTGCTAAAAATAAAATAAAAAGAAGCAGACTGAATATACAACTCTGCTTCTTTTTATAATTACGCATCAATTACGTCATTATCTGTTTCTTCCACTGATTCTTCTTCTGAATTTTCTTCTTCTGATTCATCTTCTTCTTGGAATTTATCATCACGCTTATGACGAATCCGTTCAAATTCATTATATAGAGCACCAACAACAATTGGACTAACAGATTCTAACAGCTTATTCTTTTGCTCTAATGTAAGCTCAATTCCGTTTAGGGATACAAGAGCATATCGTAGAACTTCTATCTGCATACCATAAAATCTAGTAGCACCATCCTCACGATATTGTTTACTCTTATTTAGAACAGAAAGATATTCTTTAGAAGAAATCGGACGAATGCCCCATTCCTTCCCATACTTTTCAACGATTTCTACATCATCATCGACAATATCTGCAATAAGACCATCAATTAGCTTATCATTTTTATTTTTAGCCATATAAGGAAACTCCCTTCAAATACTTAATTTATCTATTATAGATATATCTTACTTACCGTTAAATATCACATGCTATAGTCGGGTTATCGAAATATTCTGTAACAATATCTTGTACTTTTTCAACAATTTTTCTTATTTTTTCCGTTTTCTGTTTTTTCATAGAAAACATTTGTTCTGCATCTTCTATCGTTTGTATTGTATCTTGTTGTTGATTTAGATATGCTTGTGACGCTTTTATATCTCCCTCATTCGATACTGTGCTTTGCCACATTTGTTGATTTTGCGCATTAAGATTTTCGCGTAAAGACTTGATAGAATCTTCAACAGAAATAAATTTTTGATTTGCGTCAATATACATACCATTGACAATTCTTCCTTTTGTTTCCTTTACTGTATCACCTATATTACGCATTGTTTGTTGATATGATTTTATATTTTGTTCATACGTATCCTTTAATGTTGCAGGTTTTGATTGAATATTTACTTTTGGTGTTGCGCGGCGTGCGCCAGGTGTTATATTTCCTGTCGCATTATTAGTAATTAATTTACCACCAACGCCACCTTTAGAAAAAGATAAATCATAGTGGTCGCCCTCATCACCTGCGGCAACTCCGTATTTATTCAGTAATGGTAACAATACATCAATATTTGCAGAGTGGTCGATATCTAATTTCCAACCACCACCATGTCCATACTGACTATCAGCATGAATACCTTCTTCTGCGCCACCTGTGATTGTCAAACGTTCACCTGTTTGTTGATAATATTGTTGACCGATTTCATTCATTACATCTTTAACTTGTTGTTTAACATTTGTTAAATTAGTCGCGCCTGGTCTTGATTCATATTTAATAAAATAATCAGAACTAAAACCATCTAATGAAGCATCACCTGTCCATTGCGAAACACTCTGCGCCGATGCAACAGGGCTAGATACACCACCATTTCCTGTTAAAGTAAGATTTCCTTTTTCACCTGTTGCTAATCCTGCTTTTACAATATAATTAGATGATTCTTCAGGCAAATGATTCTGCCAATCTGCTAAATCAAACGCATCGTGGTTAGGTCCCCAGTTATATCCTGCTAGGGCTTTTGCTTTGTTGCCATTAAATTGGTCTAATAATTGACGATAGTAATAAGCACCTGCAAATATATTCCCACGTGTCGTATAAATATCATACCCTGTTCCGTGGTCTGATGTATTCTGCATAATACCTGTTGCACCTACACTATTTGTACCAACATCAGCATTCATTCCTGATTCAATATTCGCAATGACACACAAATCTTCAACAGGAACACCATATTTTTGTGCGGCTTCTTGCATCATTTGTGCTGTTTCAGGGTCTTTTTGTTGTAATTGTTTCCACAATTCAGCACCACTAGGCATTGAACCACTATAGCTATTTGATGTGGTTACTTGCATTGATGATACATATTGTGACGCATTAGCAATCGACATTTTGTAATCGCCATAAATGGTTAAAAATTCTTGAAATTTATCACGCCATATACGCTTTTCTCTTTCGGTCATATCTTCAAAATGAACACCATTATCTTCTAATGATGCAATCATATCTTGTGTCAATTGCTTGTTCGATACTGCAATAGAATTAGCACCACCAACTGTAGCGTTTGTTCTACCATCAATCGCGCCCATAATACCTTCTAAACTCATTCCGTCATTTTGTATTAATTCACCGTTTCCACCCACTAACGGTGATGCTTCTGCTTTCTGACCGAAAAATGAACCAATTGTATCAACGATTGGGTCATGAACAACAGAAGATAATGCCATTCCACCAATAGCACCAAAGACACCAAACTTCTTAGCCAATCCACCCATAATAATGGTATCTACACCTGCACCGACCATTGTTTCAAAAACAGATTCATCAGCATCACTTGTCAACAAACTAAGCAATACATTAACGCCATACATTTTTGCAATGGATTTTGCTGTGCCACGATTTTTTAATTTTGAATATCTCTTTGCTACTTTAGCTCTATATTGCGCATCTATCAAACGATTTTGCCGTCTAATACGAGCATTTGTTCGTTTTCTTTCTTTATAGGCTTTAACTTTTTCTTGATATGCTTTTATTAAATGTTGATACCTATGAATAACAGCTTGTGATACTTTTTTGTTTTTTGCTAATCTACGCTCTAATGTTTTTAATTCTTTTAATTTTTGTGGATATGCTTTGTGCGGGCTAGTAGCTTTTTCTTGCGCTTCACTAAACAATTTATCAAATCGTTTTACTGTACGATAACTTAAAAACGATTTTGTAAACATATAAGCAAGAATTGGTGCTCCACCTGCCATCATAACCGAGGTTATTGCACCTGCAAATGATTCTTGTGTATCTTCTACTTTTTTACCTTTTAATACCCTCGCTAATGCTTTACCATCAGATAACATTCTTAATAATACTTGCCCACTGTCTACATCTGCTCCTTGTGCATCTTGTGCCATTAGTCCTGCTTCCATATTATATCCACCGATTAATGAACCTGCACCTGTCATTGCCAACATTCCATTAAATTGTTTTGTTGTTTTACCTGTTCGTAATGATTTTAGTCCTTCTGTAGCTAATTTTCTCATTCCATATTTAGATAATGCAACTGCGGCAACAGTACCACCCATTGTTAAAAACGGATGTTCTGCGAATGTATTCAATAATGTTTTACCCATTGGCGAATTAAAAAATCCACCTGCACGAGCAATTAATCCTGTCATTATTTTCGTATATGAACCAATGACTTGTCGCAACATTTTTTCTGCCTGATTCATTTGTTTCCCTAATACGGTTTCAAACAAATTAGCTAATCGATAAAAATATGTACTAAATTTACCATGAATTTTTTCCATTTCACTTAGCTGTTCAGCAGATTTCTTTAGCTGTTCAGTATATTCTCTTGTTTTCTTTTCAGGAGCGTCATCTTCTTTTAATTCATCATATCCTTTTAGTTTTGCTTTTACTTCATCTATTTTACCTTCATTGTATAACTGTGTTAAAACAGATGATTGTTTCATGGTATACCCTTGTTCCATTAACTTGTTCATCATATCGGTAGTACCTAATGGACTTCCTTCTCCCCATCGGCTACCAAAAAATGTGCTTTCTTTGAACAATCTATCTACCATTGTATCATAATAATTATCATTAACAGAGCCATCTGAATTATGTGAAAGATATCCTTTTGATATAATATCGAATGGATTTAATTCTTCATCATTCATAATTCCCCAAAATAGACTTCTCCCCCAATCCTTTGACATTTTATTTGCCGCCTGTGCTGTTTGCTGTGTCATTTCTTGCGCATCTTCAATACGTAATCCATGCCACCCTGCAATTGATGTTATTGAATTTAATAATACTTTAGAATTAACGCCTAATACACGCATTCCTTCTGACATGCCATTAATAACAGACAATGTTTTTTGCATAGGAATATTTGAACTAATTGCATATCCCTCTAATGCACGCAATTTAATCATTGCTTCACTAGCAGACATACCCATATCTTTATAGAATGTTTTCAAAAATCTTTGCATTTCATCATCTGATAAACCAAACAATAATTTATCAGGTAGAAGATTTTTTGTAAAACTATCAAAGTCTGCTCGTGGAGAACCACCACCATAATGTCCTCCAACATTTTTTGAAAGTTTTTTATAGAAATCAGCCGCTATATTTATTCCTGCATTTCCATAGGTCATATCAAAATATTCAATTGGTATACCAAAAGATAACATTCTATTATGAGCAGAATTAATATCTAAACCCATTGATAAATCAGCAATCGATGAACCATACGCCATCTTGCCAAACTGATTCATGTCGTCTTTTATTTTCATAAATGTTTGACGTGGGGATAATAATGCGCCTACACCAAAAAATCCTAACCCACCAATTAACAAACCTGTGGCTTTATTTTTTAATGTTTTTAATGCACTTATTGCTTTTGACACACCATCCAACGAGTGTTTAATATCATCAATGCGTTTTAAGTGTTCTTCAATACTTTTCTTTTGTTCAGTAAGTAATTTATATTCTGTATCTTCTTTACCAATTTTCTCAAAGACAATTAATGCCCTATCAATCATTTGCAACATTTCTTTGGATGCAGATATAGTAGTTTCTAATGCCTGTTTTTCTTCTGAACTTGCATAATGATTATACAAAAATCCATTCGTCCCTGTTGCACTTAATAATTTAATATGAGCATCTGCCGCTGTACTAATCATCGGAGAAACTGTTTTTATATCAAAATTAAAATCTAATGGAGAATTAGCACCTAATGGATTTTTTAAAAAACTACTTAAATTTTGATTTAAAAACTGATTTTGATATTGAACATTCTTTACTAGATTTCTATATTCATTATTTGAAACAGATGATATTACATTGCCACCATTAACAGCTAATGTATCAATCGCACCATATAAATTAGTGGATAATCTTGTTCCTGCTAAACTTGACATTCTACTTCGCTGTATTTGCGACATTGTGTCTTTATATACCTGCGAATTAGTATCATTTAACGCTTCATGCGCCGCTTTTAATTTATTTTGTTCTCCACTGAAAGCTACTTCATTTAATGTTTTTGTATAATCTAATAAGAAATCTACTTTTTTTTGTTCAAATGCTAGAATTGTTTGTTTTAACATTGAAACAGCAGTTATACGTTTTTCAAATTCTGTTGCTTTAGTGTTTCTAAGTGTTTTTGTTACTTCACCTAATGCTTTTTGTTTTGCTAATATTTCTGCCATTGCGTCAACAACGGTAGATTGAAATTTTTCTTCATATTCCAATACTGACGTTGTGCCATAAGCATTTTTTGCTTCTTGTAATGATTTATTTAATTTTGTTTGAAAATCATCTACTAACGAATTTACTTCAGAAGCATCTTCATCTCCACGTAAAGATTTTATTTTATCTTGAATAATTTGTAACGCTTCATATTCTGTTTTTGTTTTTTGTTCTTTAGCATCTTTAACCTGTTTACGAAAAGAACGTGCTAAATCAATAAAATCTTGTTGCATTTTTTCATATGGTTCAAGATTTTGTTGTAATATTTGTTGTACTTGTTCTTGACTTGTTGTAGGTGTTATTTTCCCTAAAGGATTATACTGCATATCAGGCATTGTAATCTGATATGCGGCATTTCCCATAATATTCGCTAATTGTGAACGAATCCTTTCTTCTGATTGTAATAATTCTTTGTCTACATCACCATTTACCAAACTAACATTAAACATTAATTGGTCTAATAATGATTGATTGATTACAGATACTTTTAATGTATCTAACATTCTTCTCGTATCTTCATCATACAAAGAATTTTGACTAAGAGAAACAATATCCATATTTAACATGGACATTGATTCTTGAATTTGTTGTATTTTCTCAGCATATTGTTGCTGTCTTTTTATTTGTTCATTTGCCATTGAAGTAAAATCAATTTTATTGATTTCATTCATTGTTGTTTTTACTTTTTGTACTTTATCTAAAAATTCAGCAATCTGTTTATATGCGTCTTGTTTATCAGAAGATAACTGTTTATATTTTTTTGATAATTGGTCGAAAACATATGACAAACTATCTACTGCACCCGTAATTGTTTGTTTGGACATTTTATTTGTTTGTTTACGAAATTCTTGTTCAATTTTCGTAGTAGCCATATGTTTTCATCCACCTTTACATTTTTGATAATTGATTTACCGTCTCACCAACATATTCTAAGCGTTCTTCTAATTTATCACTCTTAGATTCAAGTCTAGCAATACGACTATTTGATTTTTCATCCAATCCACCACTATGATTTTCTACGCCAAATACGTTGATGGTAGCAGAATCCAAATTCCTTTCAAAATCCTCTTTTGCTTTTTCTTGATTTTCTTTTTGTTTTTCGTAAATTTCTCTTTGTTTCTTATAGTTATCTGTATATTGTTCAGCAATATCATCCAAATTCTTTTGTGCTTGTGATGTGTCACCAAAATCAGAACCATACGAATGTAAAGCAGAACGACTACCACTAATTTTTAGTTTACCTTCAATCTGCTTTTCCATATCCATTGCGCCTGTGTTAGAAAGCATTTCTCCTGTTCCGCTAAATGCACCATGAACACCAACACCATATAAATCAGTATCATGTACGCCTGAATTTAATCTAAAACTATCACGCACACCACGTAATGACATTGTAGTTCCATTTGCATACAATGCAGATACACCATCTAGCACTAATTGACCTGTTGCAACTCTATCTCTTAATAATTCTTTATTCTGTAATTTAGCAAAATCACCGATTTGTCCCATCATTGCTTGTGCATTGCTAATTGCCTGTTGTGTTGCACTAACAGGGTCGGTTGGTTGGTCACTGCCAAAATTAACAGAACCGCTTGCGCCACCTGTTGCACCAACGACAGAAGCATCACCAAATCCAACGATATCATCATGGTAGTCATATAAATTACGTTCAACAATTCCTGTGGCAGAACTTGCCGCTTCAACAATTTGTAGATTACCATTTTCGTCTCTACCTGATACGATACCGACGTGACCTACGCCATTTGAACCTGGGTCAGAACCGCGCATAAATACCGTATCACCAATTTTTGCTTGACTTTGGTCGGTAAAGATACCACCTGCCGCTTTCATTTGGTCATACTGAACATCAGCAGTTCTTTCTAATCCTAATCCTGCACTAGCATATGCTCCTTGTACTAGTCCTGAACAATCCCAATTCATACCGCCTTGAGCACCTTGACTATATGTACCGCCTACTTTACTTCTTGCAAAATCAAGAATTTGTTGACGTGAATGTGTTTGTGCTAATGTTGGATTTGTTGTTTCAGGGAGACTAGTTTTCATGACATCCATTGCATCTGACTTTGCATTTGCAGGTGCTAAATTACTGCCCATTTGTTGTTTGACCAAATTAGGGTCAAGCATTTTTACCATTGCTCCAACAGAATCATTAATAACACCCATTTGGGAATCATTAGCAAAACGATACCCATTAGCAATTGCTAAACGTATTCCTTCATCAGAACGATTATTAATCGTCTTACCATTATCACTATTTATCCTATTAATTATATTTCTAAATTCCTTGTTTGAATGATATAATTTAACTAAATGGTCTAGTTCAGTTCCATTGTCTGCACGTTCCAATACTTGTGCAAATTGTTCCCTATCATCTTTATCTAATGTTCCTTTAAATCCTGCACCACCAGCATAATACAATGCGGCTAATGGATGATTTATTAAATCATCGTAATTTGGATTTTGCCCATCATTTCCATATCCAAACATAATATTTCGAGATATATCAAGCATTGCTTGACCTGTAGAAACATTATCATGTTCAAATGCAAAATCTGCATCATTTGCTTGTTTTTGTGCCACTTCACCTGTTTTAGCACCTGCTATTATAGCGGCTACCTGTTCACTTAATCCCATTGCTCTTAATTCATAGAATAGGTTATTCATATATGTTTCTTGACTTGCACTTAATTGTTCTAGTTTTAATCCGTGCTTACTTAACATATCCCCTGCCGCTTTTGTACGTTCATCGTTAGAACTTACAATGCTTTTTGATGCATCACCATATAAATTAGCAGATTGTTGTATTCTAGCTTCATATTTTCTATTTTCATTTGCTTTACCTGCATTATCAGAAATGCCAAAATAATCACCTATAGCAGAATTAACTACTTTTCCACCTAACCAATCACCTGCTAATCCGCCTAATACCATTCCTGCCGCTGTTCCTACACCAGGAAGCACCATTGAACCTAACGCACCACCAACGGTAGTACCAATTAAGGATGCACCACTTTGAACACCTACACGAGCGGCGTGTTCACCAAAGGTAAATCTATCAGGGTGTTTCTGCTCATCTAAATATTCATGTATTCCATTAAATAAAACAGAACCAATTACCCCGCCTTTACCAATGGTTTTTAATCCATCGCCAACACTACCAAAAGCCTTTCCTAATCCTGCCATTCCACCATTTTTAAAGGCTTTATAACCACCAACTAACATGCCACCAATTGTTCCTGATGATGTTTCCATATTAAACCTGCCATCATCATTTCCACTAACATTTGCTAAATACGTTTCTCTTGATGTATCTTTCCAATTATCTACTTCTGCTTTTAATCCTGATGATTCATAAGAATCATTTAAATTGGCTACTCTATCTTCTAATGATTCTCCTTGCATTTTTGTTTCTGTCCAATTGCCCATTGTAACAGTTTCAGGAGGTGGAGGGGGTGAAGATTGAGACGGATTTTCATTCATATTTCCTAATTGTTGTGAAATTGACATAGCAGAATCTAATGCATCACTACCTTCAGGTTTAACAGTAACAGTGGCAGTACCATCGCTAAACATTTTTACAAGGTTAGCCAAAGCAAATGCTCCTCCACCTAAAACACCTGCACCTGCTAATAGCACACCCCCATAAGCACCTGCTTTTGACGCACCACCTGCGATTCTACCAATAGAAGGTGATGACATGATTCTACTAGCTAACGCCGCTTTGCCA